CCCAACCTCTCCTCTTCTCCCCGCGTCTCAACCCCGGGGGGTCAACTAAGGGGGGGGATGTGATTTTGAGTGGTGCCTGAGAGGCCATCGCCCCGCCCCACCCCTGTGTGTCACTCACCTTAGTCAGTGCCTACCCCTGTGTGTCACTCACCTTATTCAGTGCTTAGTGTTCACAGTGAGGTCCCAGTTTCAGGAAGGGAGAAGTTTTGTAGTGTGTTTGTACAGGCTTTAGTCATCCATCTCCACCTATCGAGCAGACACACAGACACACACGTAACCTCCTCTTTACTGGCAACCTTCCCTCTCTCTCTCAGTGTCTCTCTCTCAGTGTCTCTCTCTCAGTGTCTCTCTCTCTCAGTGTCTCTCTCTCTCAGTGTCTCTCTCTCTCAGTGTCTCTCTCTCAGTGTCTCTCTCTCTCAGTGTCTCTCTCTCAGTGTCTCTCTCTCAGTGTCTCTCTCTCAGTGTCTCTCTCTCAGTGTCTCTCTCTCAGTGTCTCTCTCTCTCAGTGTCTCTCTCTCTCAGTGTCTCTCTCTCTCAGTGTCTCTCTCTCAGTGTCTCTCTCTCTCAGTGTCTCTCTCTCAGTGTCTCTCTCTCAGTGTCTCTCTCTCTCAGTGTCTCTCTCTCAGCGTCTCTCTCTCTCAGTGTCTCTCTCTCAGTGCCCTACACGTAACCTCCTCTTTAATGACAACATTCCCTCTCTGTGTCTCTCTGTGTCTCTCTGTGTCTCTCTGTGTCTCTCTGTGTCTCTCTGTGTCTCTCTGTGTCTCTCTGTGTCTCTCTGTGTCTCTCTCCCTCTCTGGTTTTGAATATCTCTTCAGCCACCACTTCCTCAGCAGGCTTCTCTGCCCCTCCCCCTTCCCCACACCCCTACTGCGCCACCAGCAGCAGAAAAAAAGTTTCTCAGTTCCCTTTGAGGCACACATGCACTCCATCCCCCATCCCACTTCCCTCCAGTGACGCCCAGCCTCTCTCACCCCGCCTCACCCGAGTAAAAAAAATCTTCAGCTTCAACAACAACTTCTCTTTTTCCCTCCCCCACCAATCTCCCTCCACATTAAACTCTCTAGCTCCACCAAGTGGCCAGATGTGATTATCACATCTACCTGACCCACTCCGGCCCGCTGACTTTATCCCCACCTACTTCTCCACTCGCAACCTCCATTTACCGCCTCCCCGTCGGTCTCTCACCCAGAACCCATCTAGCCCACTCTCTTCGCCCACCCCCCGAGCGAATTAAAGAAGCTCAGTGGGTAAAAAGACACCGTCGCCCCCGTCCCCCTCCAAACTACAGCCATCTTGAATGTTTACAGAAGGACGTCACACAGACGTCCGTACCACACCCTCCAATCCGAGCACAGCCTGCCTCCTCGCTAGACACGTGATCCAGGAAGCCATATTAGATCCCCGCGCCCGACACTCTGTAAAATTTTAAGAAAAGTGCTGTAAAATGCACCAGAGTGCTCGAATCGGGCCCCTCTCGGTCTCATCTCGTGGCCCTGGCTCTGGGCTACACTCGGCGGGCACCCCGGCCACGCTAGGCCCCGGTCTCGAGGAGTTACGGGCCGCGAAGCTGTACCTCCCATCTGACTGACTAAGTTTGGCCTAAGAGGGCCCCCGTATGCTGGCGGCCATCTTGGATTCAGGCGCCATCTTGGATTTAGCCGCCATCTTAGGTGCCAGGCATAGTTACAATACACTTTCACTCTGTAAAATTTAAGAAAAGTGCTGTAAAATGCACCAGAGTGCTCGAATCGGGCCGCTCTCGGCCTCGCCATGCACCCCGAGGTGTGGGCTACACTCGGCGGGCACCCCGAGCACGCTAGGCCCCGGTCCCGAAGAGCTACGGGCCGCGAAGCTGTACCTCCCATCTGACTGACTAAGTTTGGCCTGAGAGGCCCCCGTATAGCGGCGGCCATATTGGATTCAGGCGCCATATTGGATTTAGCCGCCATTTTAGAATACCAGGCATGAGGAGCCCTAAGATGGCGCCTACCGCCATCTTGGATTTAGACGCCATCTTGAAAATCACTTTCTCTCTGTAAAATTTTAAGAAAAGTGCTCTAAAATGCACCAGAGTGCTCGAATCGGGCCGCTCTCGGCCTCTCCATGCACCCCGAGGTGTGGGCTACACTCGGCGGGCACCCCGAGCACGCTAGGCCCCGGTCCCGAAGAGCTACGGGCCGCGAAGCTGTACCTCCCATCTGACTGACTAAGTTTGGCCTGAGAGGGCCCCCGTATAGCGGCGGCCATCTTGGATTCAGGCGCCATATTGGATTTAGCCGCCATTTTAGAATACCAGGCATGAGGAGCCCTAAGATGGCGGCAGGCGCCATCTTGGATTCAGGCGCCATATTGGATTTAGCCGCCATTTTAGAATACCAGGCATGAGGAGCCATAAGATGGCGGCAGGCGCCATCTTGGATGCGGGCGCCATCTTTAAACCTATTTTCACTTTGTAAAATTTGAGAAAAGTGCTCTAAAATGCACTAGACTGCTAGAATCGGGCCGCTCTCGGCCTCGTCCTGTGGCCCCGAGCTAGAGCTACACTCGGCGGGCACCCCGAGCACGCTAGGCCCCGGTCTCGAGGAGCTACGGGCCGCGAAGCTGTACCTCCCATCTGACTGACTAGGTTTGGCCTAAGAGGGCCCCCGTATAGCGGCGGCCATCTTGGATTCAGGCGCCATCTTAGGTGACCAGACATGAGGAGCCCTAAGATGGCGGCAGCCGCCATCTTTAAACCTACTTTCACTTTGTAAAATTTAAGAAAAGTGCTGTAAAATGCACCAGACTGCTCGAATCGGGCCCCTATCGGCCTCATCTCGTGGCCCCGAGCTAGAGCTACACTCGGCGGGCACCCCGGCCACGCTAGGCCCAGGTCTCGAGGAGCTACGGGCCGCGAAGCTGTGACTCCCATCTGACTGACTAGTTTTGGCCTAAGAGGGCCCCCGTATGGCAGCGGCCATGTTGGATTCAGGCGCCATCTTGGATTCAGGCGCCATTTTAGGTGACCAGGCATGAGGGGCCCTAAGATGGCGGTAAGGCGCCATCTTGGATTTAGGCGCCATCTTGGATTTAGGCGCCATTTTAGAATACCAGGCATGGCGGTACCTAAGATGGCGGCTGCCGCCATCTTTAAACCTACTTTCACTTTGTAAAATTTAAGAAAAGTGCTCTAAAATGCACCAGAGTGCTCGAATCGGGCCGCTCTCGGTCTCATCTCGTGTCCCCGAGCTAGAGCTACACTCGGCGGGCACCCCGAGCACGCTAGGCCCCGGTCTCGAGGAGCTACGGGCCGCGAAGCTGTGACTCCCATCTGACTGACTAAGTTTGGCCTAAGAGGGCTCCCGTATGGCGGCGGCCATCTTGGAATCAGGCGCCATTTTAGGTGACCAGGCATGGTGGCACCTAAGATGGCGGCAAGGCGCCATATTGGATTCAGGCGCCATTTTAGGTTACCAGGCATGGTGGCACCTAAGATGGCGGCAGACGCCATCTTGATGACGTTTTTTGCGGCGGCCATCTTTGAAAGACACTTTATCAGAAACACAGAATAGAGAGAGGAGGAAAAAACACGAGTTTTAAGAAAAGACAGCGCTTTTCAGAGACAGAAAACAGCACAGATCTGTAGGCCAGGATGAGAGACACCCACCCCGGTCAGAGTGAGGACTCTAGACCGGGGATGAGCGGACTTACGGGCCTCGAAGGACCGGAGGGCCAGCGGCGTGCCAGGCATCAGGATACTTTCGCCATCTTGAATGTGACGTAGCATGTCAGATGACATGAAGCGAAGGTATCTGGGTAGGGTGGTGATTGGTTGATGGGAACACGTGATGGTGACGTATCGCAAGGCGGCCATATTGTATCCTGATGCCTGGCACGGAGTAGATCGTCTGCTGTGATCCGAGAAGGAAAAAAAGCATTTTTCTGGTGCTTTTAGAGCCCTCTTTTACAGAATGAGGTAGCGGATCGCCTTCCCGCGGGCAGGGGACCCCGCGGCGGGTAAGATCTCTACTCGAGACCGAGGATTTCGTGAGTACTGGGCCCCGAATGGGTGACAGTGATTTTTTCACTGTGTCACGGTGTCCAAGATGGCGCCTGGCGGCCATATTGGGAGGCCATCTTTATAGGCTTTGAGATCTGACCCCTCTCGGCCACCGTAGGCCGCCATTTTGTTTTCATGACTGGACACGTGGCTGGTGGCGGCCATATTGGGAGACCACGTGTTAGGTGGCGGCCATATTGGGGAGCCATATTTATGGGCTTTGAGATCTGACCCCTCTCGGCCACCGTAGGCCGCCATTTTGTCCCCATGCCTAGCCACGTGACTGGTGGCGGCCATATTGGGAGGCCATCTTTATAGGCTTTGAGATCTGACCCCTCTCGGCCACCGTAGGCCGCCATTTTGTCCCCATGCCTAGCCACGTGGTGGGTGGCGGCCATATTGGGAGGCCACGTGACTGGTGGCGGCCATATTGGGAGGCCATCTTTATAGGCTTTGAGATCTGACCCCTCTCGGCCACCGTAGGCCGCCATTTTGTCCCCATGCCTAGCCACGTGGCTGGTGGCGGCCATATTGGGAGCCATATTAGGAGGCCGTAGGCCGCCATTTTGTCCCCATGCCTAGCCACGTGGTAGGTGGCGGCCATGTTGGGCGGGTCCTAAGTTACTTAGCCCCGCCTTGAGGATTTTCTTAGACCTGAATTTGGACGTGTGATTGGCCCAAAAATATCAGCCGTGCCCAACTTCGTTGTAAAACCACACCCAGATCATCGGTGGAGCAGATCGCGTATGCCCACCACCGTTACTGGGAAAGGACCCTACGTCCCCGTCTCGGGTTGTTGAGTAGGCACCGTCCGCGCGTGGATATGTGAATAGATATTGAATTCCCCCTCTCCTTCCCCCTCTCCCCCGTCCTCTCCTTCCCCCTCTCCCCCTTTTTTTGTATGAGTTTTCCTTTTTTGGGGATGAGTCACTCGACTAGCGCTCGCAGTGACACTAGAGGGCACAATGATGAGTCGGAACGGTTGGAGGTTAGCAGACAGTCTGCCACCTAGTGGAAATTAATACAGTTGCATCGGGTAGAATCAAATCCCACTTTTTATTTCACCGCAATTGGAAGGAGACGGTGTAAGTAGTTTATGATTTTAAGTCGGGTGAATATAAATCAGAATGTCTTTTTTTTTGGTTAAACCTTATGTTAAAACCAATTTTCTCCCCATTCTCTACCGGTTTTACCCGTCCGCGTGGGAACCCGAATGATGGGTTCCCTTTCATGGAGAACATGGACAACAACCGTGGGATACACGGGGCTACTCGTCTCCACCCAACCCTCACCAATCATCACCACAAACCGTGAGTGACTCGCCGCGTAAAACACCACACCGGTGATAGGAGATGTTTGTTTTATTCATAGTCTGAGATGGGAACATGCGTGGAGAAGGGAAAGAAAAACATATATAGAGTGGAGGAAAGGGAGGAGATGTGGCATCCTAAGCATATAATTTACACTCCTTGTATCTATTCAAAGATTTTAAATGTGGTATCTTTGGTTAAGAGGGTATCTTTGGTTAAGAGGGTATCTTTGGTTAAGAGGGTATCTTTGGTTAAGAGGGTATCTTTGGTTAAGAGGGTATCTTTGGTTAAGAGGGTGTCTCTGTACAGTCTCAATACTTACTCTGTCCTCAGCGCTATGGATAGAGATGGCATCTTTGTCTTTCTTTATAAGAGGAAATAAAACATCCACACGTAAAAAAAAATCTATGTCAGGAGAAGAGGCTTAAAGAAAACATCTGATGATGATAGTAAAAAAAAGGAAGCAAAAAAAATGAAAATTTAAAAATGTCTCTTATCTGTGCATCTACCAAGAATTATGCTTCATATGTTCTTCTTAAATTCCTGTTGGTTGAAACTGTTGACAGTTGCTCATATAAATCAGCAGGTGATATTGGGGATTGATAGTCACTGTTGTGTACCTGATAAGCTCTTTGCAAACCTAATTGCTCATATAAATCAGTAGGTGAGATTGGAGATTGGTAGTCACTGTTGTCTGCTTGACAGGCTCTTTGCAGACATCTGAGGTTTGTATTAGATTCAAGAAACATCAACCCACCGACCCTCATGCCCTAAAGGGCCTTCCCTGCATCTAGGCTTCTTTCTGGGAGCTGGACGCGGAGGCCGCAACGGGCCCGAGGTTGAAGTTTCACCACCAAGTCCTCCTCCACCCAGACCTAAAGAATGACCTCGCGGGGGTGGTTTTGGTGTCTTACCATTATTACCTGGCTTTCTCGGGCCTCCAAACCAGAATGGTGGGTCAGAATCGAGGCGAGACATCAAGAGAGTGTTCTCATACGGATTCTCTGGGATAGGAGGAGGTGGTCTACGCGGAGGTCTCATATCTCTTTGTTGAGGGTGTCGACACCGTAGCCAGAGTTTGTAGAGACAGAAAATGAGTAGGAAGCAGCAGAGTAGCATTGCCACTATAAACAATGCGCAGATTAAGAGCCAAGAAATTGGAGGAAATTCAATTCTGGGTGGTAGTGATGTTGTCTTCGGTTCACCAGTAGATGGCGCGTTACTCATTTGCAATTCAGATGTAAGAAGGAGAGGTGGATTACTAAGAGTCAAAGTGGTGGTCAGACGCGTCGTACTCAGAGGCGTGGTTGTCCTTGGAGTAGTTGTCTGAGTGGTCGTCCGAGTGGTTGTCCTTCGAGTGGTTGTCCTTAGAGTGGTTGTCCTTAGAGTGGTCGTCCGAGGGGTTGTCCTTAGAGTGGTTGTCCTTGGAGTGGTTGTCCGAGGGGTTGTCTTTCGAGTGGTCGTCTGAGTGGTCGTCTGAGTGGTCGTCTGAGTGGTCGTCCGAGTGGTTGTCCGAGGGGTTGTTGTTGTGGTCTGAGGGCGACGCGTCGGGCGATGGAACCTCCTATGCCAAACGCCACCTCCACATAGAACAACCTGTGGAAATGAATTGGGCAATTTAGAGCAAGGCCCCCAATAACCAGTCAGATTGCTGCACGTTGCATTTTTCCATGGACAAAAGCAATACGGTGTCCCAGAAGAATTTACGCAGGTCAGGGTCACGTTCATGTGTCGAATCTTGGGAGTCGGGGACGTTGGTCCATACTCTTCTGGGTCAGGAGTTCCCCGCATAGAAGGAGCTCCGTGGCATAGAAGGATGGTTGCAAGAATTCCTGTCAGGAGCAACACTGTTTTCATTGGAGGGTCCATGGTGTCCTTTTCTTTAAGTGGGCACAAAGCCCACTACTCTGTCTTCAAGAAAAGTCCTCCATCTGATGGAGATGTCTTTGCAGAGAGTGAATGAGGTTGGGTTCTTTTTTTTTAAAAAAAAAGGAATTGTCATCTCTTCATCAGATCATCTCACTTCCCCATTGGTCTACAGAATTCACCAGAGGGCTCATTTAAATGGGGTACCGTTTTCTCATCACTAAAAGGATAGATTATAGAAGGATAAATTTATTCATTTCTGTTAGAAAACAGAGATTTTGACACCTTGTAAACTCCATGTAATCAACAAGAGGGGTTTTTCCATTTTTTAAAGTAATTTATTATTTTACAGGCATCTGCAAAAAAAATAATTTATTGTAAAATGTGCAAAAAAGAGAGTAGATATTTTTTTGGCTTTTCCTATTTGAGTCACCAATCAGACAACTTTTTTTTACAAAGAAGGAGTCTGAACAGGATGCCCACTTTTAGCACATGAACTTGGTCAAATTAATACCTGTCTGGTCCCTTGTCTGTGGATGTTGTAGAGAGAGAGTGTGTGATAAGTTCACACCTCCATGACAGTAGTCATTTCTAGACACTCAACATGGGAAGACTCAATTGGTGCATCCAAACTAAATTCCCAATGCATGCACTGATGGAAGAGAGTGTGCTTTCAAATCCCTGTTAGCCCAAAACCACAATAGGCAAACAGAGTGCTGTGGGTCAGTGACCTAGGCATGTTTTACTCAGTTCTCTATTTCAGATTAAGAGACTATAAATACACAATCAAAAATGCTTCATTTAATCTCAAGCCTCAATAGCATGGTTCATGTATGTTCAGAACTTCCTCATTTGACTCACACATTACCTGTTGTAACCTCAACATAGATGATGGCCTTAAGGGATTGGTGTGCTCAATGCTCACCTTTTTATATGGGATTTATTCCTGACTCATGTGTCTCCATGTAGCAAATATAAATCAGGATTGTGGACTGTCCACTTCAGACTCTGGAAGAGAAGCTCTCATCTGTACAGAACTGAGCTTGCAGAGTCCACCTCACCAACAAGAAAAAAAAATATTCAACTGAAATTATTCTGTTGAATCTTAAATTTTTTTCTAGTATTAAGATTGGAGACATGGCCACCCAGCGTGTCATGCTGCTACCCCTCCTGCTCACTTTGTGTCTAATAAATCTGTCAGCAGGAAAGATCCAAACATGGATTTCACCCAGAACCCGCGTGGGGACAGTTGGAGGCCCTCTAAAGGTCCAGTGTTACTTTTCTGGTGCAGACCCGGCTAGACACCTCACTGTTGGCATGTTGAAGGTGATTCCTGATTCTACCATGGGGAATCCGGTGAATAGCTTTCAGGGCAGTGTCACTGAGGATAGTGTCACTAATGGGAAAGTTGTTTTCACCATTGCAGCCCTAGTTCTAGAGGACGCTGGCAAGTATGCCTGCATGGCTGTCCAAAGCCCCCCGGTGGAAGGACAGTCCTTTGAATACCACACAGCCTTTGTGACTGTGAAGGTGATCTCCCCGGATGATCAGTCACATGATTCCCCCGGTCCAGTCCCAGACTCTGTATTTTCCGCACAGGCCGTGGAAAAAAATATTGTTGTTACAAGTGGGGAGAGCCTTCACGTGGAGTGCATGTTTGCAGGTGCTGAACCAGAATCTGTGATCACTGCCACACTGCTAAAGCAGTCTGTCCCTGGGAGATTTGATGACTCCTCTCATTCCCTATCTCAATTGGAGCTGAGTCCCGTGATTGATGGCAGTGGTCAGGCTAAATGGTCCAGTGAGAACATGGCCCTGTCTGACAGTGGCATCTACTCTTGTATCTTCATAAAGGCTCAGGTTAATGGAGAAGATTCCCACCAGATTCAGACTGTGTCTGACTCCTTTAAACTCACTGTGGAGGAATATGATGAAGATGAGTATTGGGGTGAGGGTGATGAGGATGAACTGTCTACAGAACAGAGAGAGCTTTTATTGCTTGGTGAATAAAGTTTTGAAGAGTTTGTATTGTGTATGGTGTCTTGTTAATAAATGCAGAACAAATTTCACTGGTATCACACAGATTTCTTTTTTAATAGATAATTTTATTTTTTTTTTCTCATGTATTACATTTGCCACTAGCTTTAGAGAGTGAAAGCTACTCTTAAATCACAAATGTGGCTTTTAAAGGACAGAGATGATTCAGACAGAGAATTTCTCCAGCATTCTACAACTGGTCACACTCTAGTGGTTTCTCATTTGCATCCTCAGTTCCCATAGATGTTCTCTCTACACCCCTTGTGAGGTATCATTCAGAGAGCCTTGCTGCTTTCCAGAAAGCTCAAAGTTGAGCACTTCCACATTGGAGTTAAAATTTAAGATCTTATTGAAGAGTGTTGCACCTTCATCCCTGACCACCGTGACAAAAAATACAGCACATAGTAAGCCAAACAAACAGAAAAAAAATATCCCAAACATTGTCATCACCCCATATACTCCTTTTATCTGGTAAAACATACAAATGCCCAACAGAACAATAACTGAGATTACAATCAGGGTTGCACACAGAGTCTCTACGCAGATAAATGCCAATGTTTTCTTTTCTTCATCAGTCATGTAAGGGAAACTCCATTTATATAGAGGTAACGCCTCTCTCTTTATGTTAAAGTCAGTTTGACAGATGTTACACATCTTGATTCCAGAGTGTTCTATCCAATCAGTGACACACCTGCAAGACACAGTTGGATTTTTTATGGCACGAGACTCATAAAATCTGTCTCTGGTAGTTGGTGTCTCCATAATTTTCTCATTATGAGGAGGAGACACTCTCTGATTATTGTCCATACCCACATGGCATATGCAAACAACACTGTTGCAATTAACACAATAAGTAAAAAAAATTTAAAGTGTGACTTTGCCAGCACGGGGTCCCAGCAGATGAATAGGGAGACAGTGAAGGTGCCAGTCATGATGATGATGGAGCAGATTATAAAAATGATGGCACTAGTGACAACATCCCTCTTCTGGAATTTAAAATTTAACAACTGGCGCTTCAGATATTTGTTGTCATCTATAGAAAGGTCTGCAGCCATAATCTGGTCCCATTCTTCACAGTTATTAATTGATTTTTTTGAAAAATTCACCCACCTGGGATGTACATTCTCGTTGGTCCCTCTACACTGACAGGGTTTAAATTTTGTTTCTTCTTCTGTCAGGGGACAATAACAAAACTTGCATGTATTTTCGCAGCCATCTGGTACATTGTCAGTTGTAGAGCAGGATTCCATCATCAGGGCGGCCGTAGGCTTGAGTTCTCAAGTGACAGGATAATAAAATACTCATGTATACCCACCATTATAAAGAGCCTTGGCTGCCACATGTTTGTCATTCACTCCCTCAAAATCAATGCTTTTCATAAGAACAACCATAGATGAGTAAGACTAATGTGTTTGGAATGCATTATGCACCAAAATCAGTGTTTTTCATCCCACTATGAAAAAAAAACAACTGATTCATCATTGTTCAACCTAAGGTGTGATAACTGGGAAGTCTTATGTTGATTGAATGGAACCCATTAGATTTGGCATGGATGCAGGTTTTGATGCTTCCTGGCACTGGTTTCATTTCCTTTATGACATAATAGGTATGAGATAATGTTTCACTGTAAGCTTCCATTCCAGTTCTCAATATGAAAGGGTATGTTGAAATTCTATACTCAGAAAAATAGTAGTGTATTACAGTTAAGATTAATTTTAATCCTTTCTCATCAGAATTTTATATTTTAATGGAGGCAACTTAATCCACATCACATTTAAAGGTGTCCCCATCAAAGCCATGTTTCATGTGGAGTCTTGACTAGAGTTTCTAGAGGTGCTTGTGTTATTGTGCAAAAAAAAACTTGTAGAGCTCCAAGGCCTCCTCTGGTGGCCTCCAGTAATGTATGCAAAGAAAGGACTCCTAACCTTCCTATGGACCCTAGTTGCCACATTTGTGGCAGCTGTGAATGGGGATTGTGAATACCCAGTCCTAGGGACACTAAAGATAAAAGACAGATTAAATTCTTTGTCTTCATTCTCAACTGGAACAAGATTGCAACTGGACTGCCTGCCCGGGTTCTACTACAGACAGAGCCCGGGTAGAGGCAGATCACTGTCTACTACATGCTTAGAATCTGGAAAGTGGACTGATCTACCTAATTGTCAGAAAAAGAGGTGTCCCAGTTTTCCAGATCTACTAAATGGTAAATCTGAATTATCAGAAGACTCTTTATATTTTGGAGGTACTGTTAAATTTGCATGTGATGATGGGTTCACACTTGTTGGAGAACCACAGATGTTTTGTGAACTCCAAAATGACAAATCAGTAAACTGGGACAATGAAGTCCCAATATGTGAAAGAAAGATATGCAGGCCCCCAGACAGCATTGATTTTGGCACATTTCGGACTGTTAAAGAACAATATGAATATAATGAAGTTGTCACCTACAGCTGTCTGAATAATTCCCTCTCTTTAATTGGAGAACCAACTAGAAGATGTTCTGGCAGTGACAAATGGGTTCCAGAAAAACCAATATGTAAGATGATAAAGTGTACAGACCCACATGTTCAGAATGGGTTAGTCATGAGACCAGGTAGCCATAAATTTGGAGAATCTGTGACAATCACATGTGATGATGGTTATGAGCTCTCAGGACCCAGCATAGTGACATGCTCCCATGATAGTACATGGATGCCTATGTTGCCTAAATGTATGAGAAGAACTAACAGTGGTCCACATGTGGAGGAAACATCACTACATGACATTATAACACTAGTCAAAAGAGATACAAGTAGTGAAAATACACCTACCCCTGCAGAGACCAGTAAACAAGAGGACACTACACTAACAGCTTCAGTCACTACAACAAGCACTGTTAACACTAATAATTCTAAGAGCAGTGAGACTCCAAAAGCAACTACAAGACCTGCTAACACTACACCATCTGAGATGTCTCATCAGACCCCCACAACTTCTCCTTCAAAACCACAGCTGTCAACCTTTGCTAAGTTTAAGGGGTATACCCCTATTATCTTACTAGCAATATGTAGCTTGTGCTTGATTGTTATTGGGATTGTTGGTGGAATCAGGCACAAATAAATTGTTTTAAGTTTAAAAATAATCTATTTTATTTATTTACAAATAAAAAACTTACAAATAAAAAATATACAACTGAGTCTGTTATTAGCATAAGATCCACACATGACTTGTCAATGGGTTACAGATATTAATATCAGACATTCGAATGTATCTTGTCCCCCCCCCCCCCCCAATAAACTCATCTACACCATGTTTGTAGCCATGTCCAGGGCTTTCTTGTGACCCCTCTTGTTTCTTGAGTTGTGTTTCTTAAAAACCTTCCAGGCAAGCTTGATATCATGTTCAGTATCAACCCACATAAATACCCCAAGTGCAAAAGACAATAGTAAGATGATCATTGTACACCAAAAAAATGTACTGCCTAACAGATCTCTCAAATTAAAAAATGAGATATAGACAAGAAGAGCCACGCAGTCCACAAATATGATAAAAGCACAGGCAGCCAGGCCCAGCAGTTCTTTGACAGAATATTCATTTCCCACAGTTTCAGCGGGTATAGTCCATTTCCAGGGTGGAAGGAGGGTCTGCTCTTCAGAATCTTTGCAGATATAACACCCATCACATTCGGGAGAGTGTCTGCTCAACAGTCTCCTCATCTTATCGCTTGGGGCATCGGGCCAGTCTCCTCCAGCCATCCCGCTCTCTAGGTTGATGATGTCCATATCTGTCATAATGTGTGAGGTCAGAGAATATCTCTTTTCCTCTCGGGAATGGTTATTCGGCTTGAAATGCTCAAGCAGCAGGATAATAAAAAATGTAGCACAGAACTTTTCTTTTAAACATGATCATTAGAAAAAGTGATGGTCAGGTGCTTCATAAAACTTATGCTTAACATTCTATTTGGCATTGAATAATTGTTTACTGTGTGACTTACAGGATATGTAGGCAAGCTTGGAAAGATTAGATTAAGACATTTTTAGTTTAAGCCTAAGTGGAATGAAATCCACTGTGTTTTGTGGGGTGACTCATTCTTGGCGGATATAGCACATAATTAAGTGTTTGAAGTTGGACAGGTTTCAGTTCCTCATTGTTTTTCTTCCTCCCTTAGAGGTTTCCTGTCATGATTTTGGCAAAATGTCAAATTTAAAGGGCTGACTGTACAGGAACTCAGAGTGCTGGAGTGCTCTGCATTGTTTTTGGGCTTATGAAGATAAGCATCACGCCCTATGACATGTCTACTTTGGTACGGTGTTGGCATATGTCTATCAATTTGTTCAGTGTGTTGGTCAGGTCTATTTAGGTCTCCCATTCTTTAAATCTCCATCTGCAGCTCCTATCTGTTTCAGTCTGGTGAGGAGTGACAAGAGCTGTAGATTTTTCCCCCCGTACCCGTGGTCCCGGCCTCCACATGGATCGCAGAAAGAAAAAGAGGTGCCCCCGCGGGGCTAGTAGGGACAGTGTGTCTATGCACTTTTATGTCCCTACATGGCCCAGCGGATCTGTAAACTTTAACCGGGATGGAGAAGGAGTGACCAGGGTGGACTTTTCATTCTCAATGGTGAATGAGTTATGTATCAGCGCCTTGGTGAAATTTGAAACTGATGGGGGATCTGAAGGTGATTTCCAATCAGACCCTAACCTGGTGTCCGGACTGATTTTGAATTGCTTGAAGGAAGTTGTAAGAGGTAATAGGATTGACACTAGGTCAGAGTTACCACCCACTTTCGGGTCTTACATGTCCAGCGAACAGGACCCCCTGAGTCAGCCCTGGACTCTATCTCTAGATGCTGTGCCTCTGATACAAGAGATACTGGACAACAAGCTAAATCAAGACCCTGTGAACAGGAAAGTTGTTGTTCAGAGAGTAAACTTCTTTCACACCTATTGGTCCAGGCACCCTCTGAGACCTCACCACGCTGAAGGGTCAAACAACAACCTGGCATCTGAATTGTCCTTCTATAGGACTCCGGGCGATGCTCGCTTCAGAATTCTGAGACCTTCGAGGGAGCCTCTCGACCTGGTTTTGACCAGAGTGGCCTTTCCTGTATCTGTTCATCCTAAGGCAGATCTGCTATGTAAAATTCCAGATCAGTTCAATGACCCAAATCTGCCATTTTTGGAAGCCTTCTACGATAATGCTGTCAAGACCTATCACACTGAACATGGGAGGGTGGGGTACTCTCTTTTGGTGCCTAACAGGGCATCCACTCTCCAGCTCCTAAATGTGAGACTGGATGAGGAGCCGCTGGAGAACTGCCAGGCTTTGGCTCACACGATTGGGAGGCTTTCTGGCCACGCCCCAGAGCTTGATGTTTTTTTCCATCAACCCAGTCACTGGGGAGAAGGTACCATCTGGGCCCTTCATCTGGGTATTATTGGCAACAGTTCATCCATTCAAGAACTTCAGGAATACACAGAGGCCCACATGTTGGCTCAGAGATGTTCTGGCTTCCCTACCCTGCAGGGGTTCTTTAGGGTTCTAAATTCTACAGTCTTGCCGCCCATGACATCGCTCATCAACCCTTTCAGCTACACCGGATCTCTCAGTATAGCTAACTGTTTACCTAAAATTCAGAATTACCCAACCAAGAAGAAAATTTCTGTGTTTATGCTAGGAGACTTTTTCCAGTATCCAGTATGTGAGGATGGGTACGAGTACCATGACAGTGGTAAAAACTTGGGATCCATCCTAAATGTTATTGAGATGTTTACCAATCTGGCTACTGAAAACTCATCTAAGGGGGTCTCTAGAGTCTATTTGACTAACACCATGCATGCAAAGATAACTGCTGTGTGTGGCACTATGGGGTTTAGAACTACTGTCAGCCTCCTCCCCAAGGAAGTGACAACAGGGCTGCTGTCCTTTACAGAGCCTAACTCTGAGACTAACCAGGCCATCATCAGGTCTAAATTTCTCAATGTATCGGCCCCTGTGCTCTTGCTGGCTATCTTAGACACTCCACAAAACTGCATGCTGCTTAGGGAGATCTGCCAGACGTTTGGTTGTCAGGTATCTCAATTGGGAAGGTTGAGTAATGTGAATGGCATAATTTTCCATGATGACAGGGAAACCAGTTGTTTCAGAGAAGTCTCAAATACCATATCATTTAAACACTACAAGCCAAGATTCTCTCTACCAATGTCACCAGATCAGAGCATGTTGTCATATCGCCCGATGGCACCATCTAGGGAGCCCTATCACAGCCGTGTACCCCAGGTACCTTCTAGTGCTCAGGAAGTCCTGACAGCTATCCTGCAGCACCCCACGGTAGGTAGCAAAGCATTTGTGGTCAGACACATAGACAGGTTGACATCTGGCCGGGTTGCTAGGCAGCCTGGTGTGGGACCCATAGACTGTCCTGTGGCTGATTACCACGTGACTGTCAGCAAGCCTTATTCTCAACAGACAGAAAAAGCCTACAACTATTGGACTAATACCAAACCTGGATGTCTAGACAAGTGCCTCAAGTTTGAGGAGGACACTGTATCTGGGATGTGTGGCTCCTTGGGTGAACAGAACACCATCTTCCCCTTTTACCCTAAAGCTGGAGCCAAACTAGCCATCACCGAGAGCTGCCTCGGCCTGGCATTGGCCCCCATACTGTCTGCAAAAGACATCATAGTAAACATATGCTTGACATGGCCTCACTACAGAGAGTCACATGGAGAGATTTCAACCCTGCTCCAGGAATGCAGGGAGTTCTGCTCTGAGGCTAATGTGTCTTGTAACATCACCTCATGCACATCTTCTCAAGATATCAGTAGTGAGTCTCATGAAACCAGAACCAACTTGAAATCTCTAGTGGCCTCGGCTTCCGCCTTTGCACCTGATGTCAGTCTAGGTGTGACACCGGATCTCAAGGAAGTGCACTCTAGATTGATGTTTGTGCCAGTATCTAAAGACTTTCAATTATTTGGTTCCATTTACCAACAGGTTAGACAGTCTAAAAAGTATCTGGGGACACCGTGTGAGATATCAGCCTCTTACTTGGCATCTGTCTTAGAGGCGATAGTGTACCTGAGAAAGGAGAGATTTATCCTCTCTGGCCATGATGTCAATGATGGGGGTCTGTGGGCGGCCCTGGTGGAGATGGCAATCTCAGGTATGAGGTCTATAGACATAGTAGTGCCAAGGGATAGAGAGATGACGCCTTTCCTAGTGTCAGAAACCCCGGGGCTGGTTTTGGAGATTCCCCTCACTCAGATTCCATTTGTCAAGGATTACCTGAGCAACATGTCCCTGACATTTTTTGATGTAGGGGCTGTTGGGCATAAGCAGTGTGAGAGGGTGGTTAACATCTTTCACGGATCTGAACATAAGCTCTCACTTCCCCTGACTAAAGTTCAAGCTGACTGGAGTAACTACTCCTCCAAGATGGAGGGAAGTGGTCCATCTTTTGATAGATTCAAGCTGTCTGAAGAAGCATACTTACAGGAAAGAGAAGCTTACGTGACACACGGACCATATAGTATATCAGGAGGTGTGAACCCCACCCACAAAGTGACTATCTTGCTCCTCCCAGGATGCCCAATACCAGAGGCTATGGTGACAGCCCTGTCCCATTCTGGATTCCGACCCCAGGTGGTTCCTTTAGCTCACATGACATCCTTTTTAGGAGAAGACGTGTGTGGACTCTGTATAGTGGGTCACAACAACATGTCTGACACTGGACTGGCAGACAGACTGACTAATCAGCTTATCCCGGAAGATGACAGGGAGACACTCAACAGTTTTCTGTTGAGAGGGAATACATTCTCATTAGGTATAGGCTCAATGGCATGTGAGATCCTCTTCCACACAAAGATCCACTACAATTTCCCTGGTAGGGAACCTCCAAGATGCATCCAAACTGCCAGTAGCAGATTTGAGTCTAGATGGCTCAACTTTTTAATTCCCTCTAACACTAATGCCCTGGCATTCAATAGCCTCAAGGGAAGTCTCCTGCCATGTTGGATTCAAGGGACCCACCTTGGTTTTGAATTTGAGAGCAATACTGATGCTAAATCTCTGACCTTTGTTGGTCACACAGCTTCACTCTTTTATGGGCATAATATGTCCAGTGGCCCGGCCTCCACATACCCCCTGAACCCATCTGGAAAATCATCTATATCTGGCTTATGTTCAGCAGATGGGCGACACCTGGTCTTGCTCCATGACCCAACTTTGAGTTTCTTTATGTGGCAGTGGCCACATGTTCCCAAAAGCAACATTCCCATCTCAGTATCCCCATGGAAACAGATGTTTTATGACCTACACAGATGGGTGATTAGAAATCACTAATGTTCTCTGACATTCACATTAGGGTGTGTTTTATGTTCATGCCTCTCCCAACCTGTCATCACTAACAACATAAGCTGAACATGTGCATTCTGCTCAGGTGACTCAAATGTTAGGTATTAGGTGTGTATTTTACTGGATTAATATCAAGTATTCAGAATTAGCTGTCAGATGCAATGTCATACAATGTCTAACAATTTATCTGTGGCAAATAAAAACAGATGCCTTTGAGATTCCCTCTATATGCAAACAAGATAGCTGGAGCTACTCTGCTTTTCTGATTGCTATTTTTATTTGCATCTGAACAAAAAAAATAATGTTGTCCCAGATGATGAATGATGGCTCAGATGAAAATGGAGCATTGGATATGGACCTCCAGAGGTTTGAGTTGACCAGGATATTTTTTAATGTTCTGACTGCATCTCTGGACATGAGGAAGAGGTGTGTGTTGACAACAGAGGAGGCTCTGCTTACTTGGCTGGTATCATCTAGTAAGAAAGACTACTTTTGTGACCTCTGTGAACTAGTAGATGGTGTCCCGTCTGGGATCTACTCTTCTCAGGACTTTATGATTGACAATGTGTTGGAGATTGTGTATGAGACCCACAACCACGGCCCGGACAATTTTGGCAAGATGATGGCTGTCCTGTCTTTTGTGAGCTGTTATATTGAGATGATCTTAAACTCTGGAGAGATGTTCAGGTGGAAATTTGCCCTGAAACTTGCTAAATTCTACACAGAAGAGAGAGGAGATTGGCTGAAATCCATAGGGGGTGTGTGCAAAGGTCTCAAAAGAACATTTCCTCATTCTTGGAGATATTTCTACATAAAACAAAAGTGGTTGCAGTTTATAAGTATGAATAGATAACATTCTACTTGAAATAAAAGCTTGCATTGAATTTCATGACTGTGTGATGACTCATAACTGGTTGTTGAACTTTAGTTTCAGTGAAGTGAGAATCTGTTTCCTCTGGCTTAAATGGTGGGCCCTCTAACTCTCAGATACACTCGCCCCGACTGACCAATTTAACTCAGCTGTTGGTTGAGAGAGGTCTGGTTTTGAGGACTTTGATCATTTTACTGGGCTGGATAAGATGAACTCTAAGACTAGCTCTGGACCTGTCGAGGAGAATGTTGGGACCAAGGCACCCATCGGCCCGTGCGGGTTTCTATATTTCTACCAAAAGGACGGGTTTCCAGTGGAGGAGGCTTCCCTGTTGGGAAACCTACACCACCAAGGAACTGTTTTTTCTCTCCCATTGCTATTTGGCCTGACGGTAGAGCCAGATTTCCAGCTAAATGTTAAGGCTGTTCACAAGAAACTGGACATGGCTACAGTGACTGCTAGGGCAACAACCTACCACAGGGAGGTGATTGTCTTTAAGAATGTTTCGGCCTTCAAACCTATCTTCCATGGTCCTGGTATTGAGGCACTTTGTGCATCAACTAGGAAGCTATTTGGGTTTTCAGAGTTTCAGACCAATTGCCCCAAGGGGGAGATCTTTGATCTGAACTCCTTGGGGCAGTACATTCCTAATCTAGACTCCTCTATCGGGGCTGTGATTGTAACTGAGAGCTTCAAGGAGAGACTGTACAGTGGAAACCTAGTACCTGTACAGTCACAGATTCAACTGGTACAGATAGGGCAGTGTGAGGCTTACAAGATCCCACTGTACGATGTTGAGCTTTTCAGCCGGAGCCCGGACCGGGCTACTGTCAAACAGTTCTATTCTGCTGATGTCAGCAAGTATCTGTACGAGTCTCACTTCACTAGCCTGGCACAAGGACTCAGGGTGAAGGATGTCACAAAACTAGCTCAGGTCTTGGAAAAACAATCTGTGAATGATCAATACAAGTTGCCTAAGGTATATGTGTGTAGAGAATTTCCAATAAACAGCCAAAAAAATTCCCATGATTCTGCACTCATGATTGTTGACAGTGCAGCTACAGAATTGGCTGTAAGCTATGGGCTCTCTTTTATGGAGGTACCGCAGGAGGGAACAGCCTGTCTCAATTATGACAGGTGGCCAATTTTTGAGCATTGTGAGAACCAGGATCAGAGGTTGGAAGCTCTGAAACAGTGGAATGCCAAACAAGCTATTCATGTCCACGCCCAGTTATTTGCTACCAACTCTGTTCTGTATCTGACTAGAGTTCACAAGCTTCCTTCACCGAGGGGAACAGAAAATGTCTACAACAGCATGTTTCTCCAGCATGGGTTGGCCCTTTTAAATGAGCCAACTCAGAAAGAAAATGGCCTGCCTTCATTTGCTGGGATTCCCCTAGGATCTTTGCCAAGCAATAACTACTCAATTCAGCACTTGGTGTATGCGGCTTCATTTTCTCCTCAGATTCTAGCCAGACAGTGCTATTACCTCCAGTTTGCTCAACATCACAGGAGTTCCACCAACCAGTCTTACAACGTACCCCAGTACGTGGGCAACGCTGCCAACTCTCCCATGTGTGAGGAGTGTGGGGGGAAGTGCCCAGGCAGTTGTATCAACACCCTCTTTTACAGACTGGCTGACAGGTTTCCACCTGTGGTTACACCCAACAGGAGAGACCCATATGTGGTGACAGGGGTAACTGGTGCATACAATGATCTTGACATAGCTGGAAATTTTGCCAGTTTTAGAGAAAAGGATGAAGAGAACCCACAGACTGAAGAGTATCAAAAGTACACCTATTGGCAGGTCACCCAGACCATCCTAGACAAGCTGTCAGAGATGGGGATCTGTGATGGGACTGAGGACGCTCAGGGAGTCATAGATGGCATTTCTAGCTTCCTGAAAGTATTCAAAGACATTGATCAGACTGTGGATACAGAGGCTACTAAATTTATTAACAGTATGGTAAAAAACAATGTCAATTTTAGAGAGAACATCAAGAGCATCCACCACATTCTCCAGTATGCATGTAATGTGTACTGGCAACCCCCCTGTTCTGTGTTTTTAAATTTCTACTACAGGTGTATACTTACTTTGCTTCAGGACATAAGTCTACCAATCTGTATGATGTATGAGCAGGAAAACCCCGCAGTGGGAGTCTCTCCCGGAGAGTGGCTCAAGATGCACTACCAGACACTCTGGACCAATTTTAAAAATGCATGCATAGACAAAGGGGTGCTTACTGGGACAGAGTATAAAGTCATTCATAAAGAACCATTTTCTGACTTTTTTGATGTAGATGCTGCCATCAAGGGAGAGTTTATGCCTGTTAAAATTCAAGTCAAACTCTCAAGGGCCTTGATAACCGCCCCCAAGATGATTAAGATCAAAAATAGAATCATGTTCTCTAACTCTGCTGGGACAGAGTCTATCCAGGCAGCTTTTGTAAAGCCAACTTCCAAAAACGATAACTACATTGTGAGTGGTCCTTACATGAAGTTTTTGAATTCTCACCACTCCCGCCTCTTTCCTGGTGCTAAGATTTCCCCATTATTTCTGTGGCACACATTCTCAAAAAGAAGACAGATGCCAGTGATGCCCAATGTGCCAAAAGACCTCATGATGGAGTTGGCCAGCTACATAGACTACAACAGCAAGATGCATGATGATACAAGCATCATTGACATAACTCCAGACACATTTTACAACTATGCCAAGATCAGGCTAAATAATGCCATCTTTAGGGCATGTGGACAGACCCAGTTCTATGCCACCACTCTCCACTGCCTCACACCTAAACTCCACATGGTTTCTGCTGAGGAATACCCTCACGTGATAGAATCTCTCACGTGCCAGGACACATCAGAGTATCTAAATCTGACTAAGGATATCCAAGCTCCATCAATTCAATGTACATCCAGGGAGAGTATATGTGAGGTAGGTAGGCACAGGCCCATAGTCACAGTGCCTCTGGTAGTTAACAAATACACAGGAATTACAGGAAACAGTCAGATCTTTCAGTGTGCAAACTTGGGATATTTTATTGGGAGAGGGGTGGACAAGGCTCTGATTCCAGACAGTTTATCATACAAGAAACAGGGAAGCAATTCTGGAATGAGGAAGAGGCATGTCTTTATGACACCCCTGACAGATCATATCTTGAAGAGGGTGTCTGGTTCCAGCTCTGTCACATTTGAGATTGAGTCTGTCAGGAGAAGGGTTCAGCAGATCTTGGAGGACAGTCAGAACCCATGCATGCTGAGAGACGTTGTCATTCAGCTGGTCAAAAGTTTGGGACAAGAGTGTGGGTCTCTCACTCCACTGGATCTAGAGTACTATCTGGGCCAGTATTATATATTTGCTGATGATATAAGCGACAAGCTTCAGATGTTGTCTGACTCTGGAGGTCCTTGGACAGAAGAGTGGGCACTGTCTGTGCTTGGGGAAGAGAACCCAGACCAGGGAGAGTTTGAGTTTGTCAGTTTGGATGAGCAGCTCTGTCAAGCACCAATTGGGGAGGATTCCACCCCACAGGTTAGTGTTCCCTCAGCTACTGTAGCTAAAAAGAGAAAGATTACAGCTATTCTTGGAGACTTGGATATCTAGAGACCTGTGACTGATTCAAATTACTCAGATGGCTAGGGAGATTGCTGCTGTCTACTCCCAGGTCTTTGACCTTGCCACTGAAGTCAGCATGCTGTTGTTTTGTGACCCATCTTCAATCCCACTGGGAAATGTCTCTGCAAATAAAAATAAGATTCTTAAACTATGTGAAAACTTGTTGCCCTGTTTGTGTCAGCAGAATGATGTAGAGACCACTAACTTGTCTCTAGAACTCCAACATCTTCTCCAAAACACAAGTAAGATATTGGTACAATTAGAAGATATGTTGGTGAAGAGACCAACTCCCGATCAATTTTTTAGTGTATTACATCTCTCAGACCCATGCAACAGACACACTGACATCACACTCACATTTTATGGTGGGTATCAAAAAAAAATAACACTCTCACTCATTAATGACATTGAAATTTTATTCAAGAGGCTCAATAGTGTCTTTTACTGTATGGGATCAGCAGCTGCTCTCAGATTCTTGGATGATGTGATTTCATTTCTGGGTGAACTCAGGGGTGTATGTCCAGTACCGCCTCCAGATGCTTACCTGTCTTCTGTTCCATGTATCAAGTGTTTTTTTGAAACAGCTATGCTCCCTAATCAGGGGGAGAGTGTGTTAGCTATACTGGGATCTGATGTGAACTGCACACACGTATGTTGTGAGGCTGATGTTGCTCCTATCATAGGGGTCTTTGAAAATGAATTAAAACATCTGGGAGTGAACACACTCCCAGATGAGGGTCAAGATGATGATGATGATCAATCTGTAGGGGGTGACCCTGGAGAGGAAGCTGCCACTCTGAGGGAGACTTCACTTAAGTTGTTAGCAGATCACACCATATTTGAGTCAGTGGATGCATCTTTGAGTGAGATCTCTAATCTCATGTACTGGAACTCTGGTGATAAATCAAAAAAGGCCCAACTGGACCAAAGATCGTCACATATGGCCAAACTGTTGATCCATGAGTCCCGGATGCACAAACAGAGGGCGATACTGTCATCCTTTCTTGGGTGTGGTTTCAAACCCACCCACTTTTTTGATGTTTTTAGTCCCTCACCCATAGAAGCTCTTTTTTGTGGAGGGATTTTTAATTCTGTGGATGACACTATTTCATCTCTCCAAAAGGACTGCTCTGTCTCCTTTCTCAAGAAATCAAATTTTCAGACCCTCATAAAAAGACAGAATGAACTATTTGTCAGACTGAATGATCTGCTTCATAAGAGGCCTCCCGTCAGAGATGAAGACCGTTCTCCTCCCTCCAGCAAGGTTCATTTAGGGTTTAGTCATGTAAGATCTAAGCCAGAGGAGATTCTGAGTGACGCCCAAGCCAGGAAGGATCAGTATTTACAGAAACTGACAAAAGATGGGCTCAGGAGGCTGCATGACTGCATGGAGACTCAAGGAAAGATCCTCAGAGACGCCTTGTCACTGAGGGTGTGGGGTAACACCCTCTATGACTCAGCATCCAAATTAAAAAACCATTTTTTATTCAGAGCCCAGTTTGCCTCTTCACATTGGATCAGATGTGACACGGGTACCCAGGAAGCATTTGACAACTCAAAGTATATCAAAAATACCCTCCACACCCAAAAACTGAGTCACGAGCATATTGATTCTCTGGTGATTCAGTTTTATAAGCTGGTTACAGGACCTCTGTCACGCACAGATACGCACTTTCCTATACCTGACAACGTGTCCCTGGCATACTGCCTGGATGCTGCGGGTGTCATGCCCCACCAGAAACTATTACTCACAGAAATGATATGGCCTACTATCCAAACAAAAGACTGGATAGACACTAACTTTAACCAATTTTATACAATTGAGCCTGGAGATCTGAACTCCACTCAAAAGAGGATTTTATGTTTTATAAGAGAGGCAGTTTTGTCAGTGTCATTGTATAATAGGGTATGGGAGAAGGATCTGAATCTCTTCTCAACAACTGACTCGATTGAAGCCTGTCACAGGATCTCATCGCCTCCCAACTTTCAAAGTGGAGTCTATCTAACATATGAAGACAGATCACCCTTGATTCTTGTGTTTGAAAATAAGGGGTTCATATTTAAAGATCTGTACTCTCTACTCTATTATCACCTGCAACTGAGTGGACAGTTGAAAACTACCACAGAGATTGAAAGATGTCAGTGAGAGCTAAAACATGGCAGAGGTGTGTAGACTTGAGTTTGATACTAATTGTGTTTTTGATTGGTTGTGATTCCAACAAGACCACAACTCCAGCAACTCCAACAACCTCCAGCAACCTCACTCCCACAACCAGTGTAGAAACAACAGAAGCTGGAAACTCAACTGGCAATGTCACGGAGACAGATGAGGAGTATGACTCTACTGGACCATTCAAATTGTTCCTACCCTTCAGAGTGTGCAGTGTATCCCTCACTGGTGAGATCTTCAGATTTCCACTTGAGGAGAGGTGTCCAGAGACAACTGATAAGGAGCACAATGAGGGCATAGCCCTGATTTACAAAACCAACATCGTACCTCACATGTTTAATGTGAGAAAGTATAGGAAGATAGTGACCTCCACAACCATATACAAAGGGTGGTATGAGGACACTATCACCAACCAGTTTTCCAGCAGCTATGCTATCCCCTTGTATGAGATAAATCATATTGATCACTTTTATATGTGTCACAATTCCATCAAGGTCAATGAAAATGGAAATATTAACACTTATGTTGACAGGGATGGTTATAATGCTACTGTCCAGCTCCAGCCCGTGGATGGCCTCACAACTAACATCAGAAGGTTTGCTAGCCAACCTGAGATTTATGCCACACCCAGGAATTTCCCTGGGTTCTACACAACCAGGACAACTGTCAACTGTGAGGTGACTGACATGACAGCCAGATCACTCAAACCTTTTGAGTATTTTGTGACAGCTTCTGGAAACACAGTGGAGATGTCTCCATTTTTAAATGATACAACCTCAATGCCAGCCACCATCCTCAAGTCTCCTTCAACCATTCAACTTCTGGAAAATTACACTATAGCTAATTATGGACAGGGTCTTGGAAGTGGGGAGAATGCAACTAGATTTTTTGCAATGTTTGGAGATTACTCTCTGACATGGAAAGCAACCACTGAACAAAACAGCACTTGTCAGTTGACCTTATGGAAGGGTTTCTCAAATGCCATTCAGACAAAGCATGCCAAAAGTTTTCATTTTGTAGCCAATGATATCACTGCATCTTTTACAACATCAACAACCCCTGATACAAACTTTAACAATACATATTCTTGCATCTGGAGTGAAATCTCAACCAATATTAATAAGAAGCTGAATGAGGTATCCAAAACACACAAGTCTAATGGGACAACACAGATTTACAAGACAAGTGGTGGTCTGTATATTGCATGGCACCCCCTGGTTCAAATCAACCTGCTCCAGGCTCATGCTGATGCAACTGCAAACAAGACAAATGAAACAGATACCTCATCAACCCCAACTTCACCAACTACCCCAACTACACCAACTTCTTCATCATCCGCCTCTAGAAGAAAAAGAGATGTATCTGGTACTGGAGGTAGCCAAAATATGTCATCTGAGGCCAGTGTGGCAGCCTCCCAGGTTCAATTTGCTTATGACAGTCTCAGAAATAGCATCAATAAAGTCTTGGAGGAACTATCCAGGACCTGGTGCAGGGAACAGCACAGGGAAGCCATGATGTGGTTTGAGCTGAGTAAGATCAACCCCACCAGTGTCATGAGCGCCATCTATGGCAAGCCTGTGTCTGCTAAATTTGTAGGAGATGTTATCTCAGTATCTGACTGCATAGCTGTCAACCAGTCTAGGGTGTCTCTACACAACAGCCTCAGGGTTCAAAATCAGCCAAACATGTGCTACTCTAGACCCCTAGTCAGTTTTGAATTCATTAATGGCAGTGAGACATTTACTGGACAATTGGGGTCCAGGAATGAGATTCTCCTGTCTACTGCCCTGGTGGAAACCTGTCAGGAGAACACTGAGCATTATTTCCAGTTTGGAGACCAGATGCACAAGTACAAAAACTACCGTCATGAGTCCAACATGAGCATGACCAAGATTCCCACACTAAACACCATGATCACCCTCAACCTGTCTCTGGTGGAGAATATAGATTTTGAAGTGATTGAGTTGTATTCCAGGAATGAAAAGAGACTGGCAAATGTTCTGGACATAGAGTCCATGTTCAGAGAGTACAACTACTACACCCAGAGTCTATCTGGTCTGAGGAAGGACCTAGACAACACTATAGACAACAACAAAGATGCCATCATCCAGACCTTCAGTGACATTGTCCAAGATCTTGGAAACATAGGAAAGGTGGTGGTAAACATAGCAAGTGGTGTTTTTTCCCTATTTGGCACCATAGTCTCTGGTATCATCAGCTTCATAAAGAACCCTTTGGGTGGCATGTTTATGATTCTGTTGGTGGTAGGTGGTATCTTTATCATATACCTACTGACCAAGAGGACCAACCAGATGTATCAAGCCCCCATCAAGATGATCTACCCAGAAATTGAGAAGATTGCACATGACAAAAAAGTCCAACCTATAGACAACAGTCAACTCCAGGCCATCCTTCTGGCCATGCACCAGATGCAGCAGGAGACTCTGCAGAAGGAACAGGCACCCAAACCTTCAGTAATGTCTTCCATCTCACAAACAACATCAGAGTTTCTTAGGAAAAGAAAGGGGTACTCTAAAATACCCAGTGATGGCCAGGAAGCCACTGTGGTGTAAAATCCCCTTCACTCCACCCTATGTATTTCCTGTCAGTGTTTCATTCAATAAAAAATAAAATGCAATGTCTGTGGGTTCTCTTGATGTCATTTTTCCTGGCAAGGGAAAGTAAAATGGTGACTCAAGTTGCAAATATATGCTGGTGAACTAGATTCAATGCATGAGCTGTCTGGGAGTGTTTCATCTTTATCCACTGGTCTGGTCTCTCTGACATCTGGTGCTATGAGATTTTATGTGGGAGGTTAGGAGTGAACTTCTTTCATATATCTGTGGTGCAGGTTTCCAGACTGTATCTCCCAGCTGGTATCAGGAAGGAAAGGTAGTGTGTGTTTGGGGCGATTGTTAAATCATGAGCTTCTACAATCCTTATCTGGTTCAGAAGAAATTTATCAAGCCTAAAAATCAGGCACAAGATACTCCTAAAAAAAACAGGAAAGAGTACACCCGGATTTTTCCTAAATGTTTCAGGACCCCGGGAGAAAGCGGGATCGTGTCTGTAACTGGTGATGCTGAACCTGTGTGTTTTGTGGGGGGTATACAGAAACCCATCTTTTGTGATGATGGGAGTAAGAGCCTGTGGTCCTCACTCAAAAAAAAACCAAGTCTCCCATGCTTTCAGGATGAGTGTTCTTTAACCTTTCACGTGTATGACATTGTGGAGACTTCATACGGCCATGACATGTGTGAGAGCGTGCCATGTAAGTTTCAGACTGACATCATCCCTAGTGGGACTGTTCTAAAGCTCCTGGGCAGGACCCAAGAGAACTACAGCGTGTGTGTCAATGTGTTCAGACAACAGCTGTATTTTTATGTGATGGTCCCTGATGGACTGAATCTGGATTTCATCATCCAGCAGACCATCCGTGGTCAGTTTGGGAAGAGCTCTTGTTCGTACACTTTTTCTCCAACCAGAAAGAGGATCCTGAGGGAGTACAGCACAGAGGAATATGAGGTCTTCCAGGTGTTCCTATCTTCTCACGGACCCATGGACTTTCTGTCTGAGCGCCTGGTGGCTGCCGGGTGTGAGGTCTTTGAGACAAATGTTGACGCCACCAGGCGGTTTATTCTAGATCACAACTTTTCCACCTTTGGCTGGTATCATTGTAGGTCAGCAATCCCCCGGATCAGAGACAGAGACTCCTGGACCGACCTGGAGTTTGACTGTTCGGTGGATGACTTAGAGTTTTTCTCTGAGAGGACAGACTGGCCAGAGTACCAGATCATGTCATTTGATATTGAATGTATAGGCGAGTGTGGTTTTCCTAACCCTATCAGGGACGAGGACATGATCCTCCAGATCTCATGTGTGCTCTGGAGTGTGGGTTCTAGCCAGAGACCTAAAAACATCCTCCTCAATGTGGGTACGTGCGACCCGGTGGAGGATACCGAGGTGTACGAATGCCCATCTGAATTAGACATGCTCTACCTATTCTTTACCCTGATCAGGGACTTTGATGTAGAGTTTGTGACTGGATACAACATCTCTAACTTTGATTTCCCATATATCATAGACAGGGCTACCCAAGTGTACAACTTTAACTTAAAAGAGTTCACGCGGGTAAAATCTTCATCAATGTTTGAGGTCCACAAACCCAAGAACAGCACAGCTGGTTTCATGCGGGCTGTGTCAAAAGTTAAGATTTCCGGTCTGGTGCCTATAGACATGTATCAGGTGTGTAAAGACAAACTGAGTCTGTCAAACTATAAGTTGAACACTGTTGCCAAAGAGTGTGTGGGTGAACAGAAAGAGGATGTGTCCTACAGAGACATCCCTCACCTGTTTAGGGATGGACCCGGTGGGAGATCTAAGTTGGGTCTGTACTGTGTCAAGGATTCTGTGCTTGTATTGGATCTGCTTAAGTATTTTATGACTCATATTGAAATATCAGAGATTGCTAAGATAGCTAAGATTCCCACTAGGAGGGTGCTCACTGATGGTCAGCAGATTAGGGTATTTTCTTGTCTGCTGGAGGTGGCCAGGAGGGAAAATTACATCCTCCCCGTGAACCACAACAGTGACTCTGAAACCTACCAGGGCGCCACTGTCATCAATCCCATACCCGGGTTCTACAACACACCCGTGCTGGTTGTGGACTTTGCCAGCCTGTACCCAACCATAATCCAAGGGCACAACTTGTGCTACTCTACCATAATACCGGACGGTCAGCTCCATCTCCACTCTGATCTTAAACCTGGAGACTATGAGACCTTTGAGTTGAGTAGCGGGGTTGTACATTTTGTAAAAAAACACAAGGCAGTCTCTCTCCTGGCAACCTTGCTGAATGTGTGGCTAGCTAAAAGGAAGTCAATCAGAAAGACACTGGCTACTGTCTCTGACCCTTCAACCAGGACTATCCTAGACAAGCAACAACTGGCCATCAAAGTCACCTGCAATGCGGTGTATGGCTTCACAGGGGTAGCTTCTGGCATTCTGCCCTGTCTTAAGATAGCTGAGACAGTGACCTTTCAGGGTAGAAGGATGTTAGAGAAGTCTAAAGAGTATATAGAGTCCCTCACTCCAGAGATGTTGTCCCACATTATCCAGGGACCAGTTAACCACTCACCTGGTGCAAGTTTCAGAGTAATCTATGGGGATACTGACTCACTTTTTATAGAATGTAGGGGATATCAGTCAGAAGAAGTAATGTCCTTCTGTGACAGATTGGCATCCCATGTTACAGATACCCTTTTTGTAGACCCAATAAAACTGGAGGCTGAAAAGACCTTCAAGTGTCTAATCTTACTCACCAAAAAGAGGTATATAGGCATGATGACTACTGATAAGCTCTTGATGAAAGGAGTGGACCTTGTGAGAAAAACTGCATGTAAATTTGTGCAAAATACTACGAGGTCCATCCTTGACCTTGTCATGCAAAATGAAAAAGTCAAGGAAGCTGCCTGTGCATTGTGTTCAAAAAAGGTGAATGATATCTACAAGCAGGGTTTACCCCCAGATTTTTTACAAGTGATTGATGTCTTAAACTATAGTTACAAACAGCTCAAGAACAATCAGGTCCCTATTAATCACCTTTCTTTTTCAACTGAACTGAGCAGACCAATCTCTTACTACAAGACCCTCACCCTGCCACATCTTGTAGTCTATAAAAAAATGATGCAGAGGAACGAAGAGCTTCCCCAGATCCATGATAGGATCCCATATGTCTTCATAGACACTACATGTAAACTCAAGTCTGAGATGGCTGAAGACCCTGCATATGTGGCTCAGAATAATGTCCCACTGGCTGTAGATTTATATTTTGACAAGGTTATCCACGGGGTGGCTAACATCCTCCAGTGTCTGTTTGAGAATGACAGTGATAAAGCTGTTAAAGTCCTGTACAATTTTGTAGATTTGCCATTTAAAATGCACAAATAAAGTTATTAACTGTTCCCATGTGCCTGCTTCAATAAGTCTCATCCCCCATCCCTTAAGAGAAACTATTTTGATATTGCATTGTGCTCACAGAGATCTCAACAACAGCATCAGTTTCTATTTGCCCCTCTTCTCCAAATCTACCACTCATTCAGGTGTTGATGGCTATTATTAGTTAAGTTTCATGTTGCTTGCTCTTAGTTGGTTTAAGTGGTCTTTCTGGGCTTGGTGTTAGATTTTACTTTGTTCCCTTTTCACTTTTCAATTTTCACTTTTCTGTAAAACGCTACCCATTTTTCCTGTCTCTGTACCGTTTGGTGTATTCTCTGGGGATTTCACATGTAATTTTTATAGATATTGGTGGTGAGGCTAGGAGGCTTGGGGCACGTACAGAGAATGTTGGGGAAGAGAAAGTTAGGTGCCCTCTCTCCATCTGACTAGAAATACCACATTCACTTGTCCAGGGCTAAATGCCACTAAAATGACCATGTATAGATCCCTATCTATGTGAATGGAACCTTCAAGCTGCTAGTTTTTCCCATTTGAGGTGTTTTTCATCATCCCGTCTGCCTAGAGTGCTACAGGAATTAGAATTAAAACTTTTCACTTCCATTTATACGCAACAGTGCCATCTACAGTCTATATGGTGAAATTATTAATAAAGACTCATTTCTCGTAGACTGGTATATTTGTGCCAACATTGCCACCTACTGCATAAATGATGAAACTACAATTGAATATCATATCTTTACATATTGACATTTTTAGGGAAATGATGCCATCTATTGGCTAAATAATGAAATACATGTTTTTATTCATCCAAAAATTTTTTATTAGTATCTTCTAGTAATTAATGCCAATACAGACCACCGTAAGGTGAAATGGCCACATCAAGTGGCAAGAGGGTCTCAATAAAATACAATTGAGAACATCAGACGTCAACTGACACACACTGACGGTGCAAACATGAAATAAACAAGAGGTATACAGGATAGGCCACGGAGAGAGAAGTTCTCTCTAATCCAAGAGGGGTATCCAAGACAGGCAATAGTGATTTCTCTTTAAACCGAGAGGTACACAAAGAAATAGACGAGAGGAAATTTTCTCTCTGTAATTTTGAGATACAGCACCTGATGTAACTCCAGGTTTCTTTGTTTCTGGACTCGCCTCCCGCGTCCACCGAGTGCAGAGTTGTAGAACATAAATCATGGCGATGCATATCTTATCGGTCCGGTCACTCGGACTTTGTGTAATTACAGAATTGAACATTGAAGGTTCCAGATGGACCAATCTCCTCTTGTCAGCCACCAATCAACTAAACCGTCCCATCCATCATGGTCTCTAATCCACGGACCAGCCAATCTCTCCAAGGTTTCAGATAACATCCGGCACATGGGTCCGGGATTGATGCCCTGCTTGGCTAGATTAATGCCCATGGAGCTTCCAAAAGAAAAAAATGCCACAATTCTACCCCAGTTGACCCCGTCACGGAAGAGTTCGCTTGAAAATAATCCTAGTTGCATATCGTAGGCACCCAACTGCGGGTTCGCGTGATCAAGGAGGGGTCCAAATCTTTCCCTATACATACCGGAACATTTATGCATTGCGTCCAACAGGCACCCTACCGGGAGCGGTATTTGAAGTGGTTCAGGGGATCCGGGGATTGGAGGTCCATGTCCAGTCCATGTGAACCCCAACTCCCCTAGGTTGACTTTCATGACATCGGTGACCAGCGAAATAATGGGCGGGTCCATCTCTTCCAAGGTGTTCAGACAGAAGGAGTTTTTCTGAAGTTAGACCTCTGAGAATATTTCCCCTCTGCAGTTGGAAAACACTTCGAGGAGTGTTCAATAAAAATGTCAACAAAACACCCACAAAGTGTTATAGGAAGTGAAACCGTTTCACTCAACAGTTCTTAAAAAATGTTTCCATCCAAATCTATTTTGTCACCCAATATCTCCTTCACATCTTATCTCTCTGCAACCTTCACAACAGACACTGACTATCTCAGGGACGCTAGGATGACACCATCCTCTCTAAAAACAACATCTGTCTATGAGGAGATAGAACCAGACACCCCAATGGACCCCAGGACCCACGCAGATAACTATACAAGACCTATAGGATATGATTTCCCCATGTCTGATAATAATATATTCTCGACATGCTACACTTTTAACAACCCTAAAATCATTCCCTATGGTACAGCAGTGGAGTGTGTGTTCCTATGTGTTGTGCTCTACATGGTGTATATATTTGCTATCAAAACCAGGTTCAGACCATCTTCTAACATCTGGCTCTTCTGTGGATGCTGTTTAATTATTCTGTGGATATGTACCAAAATATCACAGGACTACATAGACCCGGCATTTAAATTTAAATGTGTGATCACAGAGAATATGGTCATATTTTGTTCCCTCTTTGGGTCTTCTCTCAATGTGGGAATGTGTGTGGACAGGTGCAGGGCAGTGTACAGCTGCATGTCAGGTGGAACTATGTCACCCACCAAAATCTGTCTCTATACCTGTGTGATGGGATTTGTGTGTTTATTGGTGATCTGTGGTAATGTTGTAGAGATGACAAGTCAAGAGGTGGAGGTCTACAACAGCAGTTTTACTGGTTGTTTCAATGCAGCCACGCATGAGGCCTACAACATCAAGAATATCTTGAAAATGCTCATCAACAGCATTTTTGTCATTGTTGTAGTCACTTCCACTATGCTGACTGTTAAAAAGATCATGAGTACAAACCTCAGGAAAAAAGTGTCTATCTGTGTTAATGTTATTCTGGTGACTCTGCCTATAACATTTATTTGGCTAGTGTCCATCTATTACTCATACTGGGAAGTGAGAAAAAAAATCTTTTGTCCTAAGTTACCAGCAGGCAACATATTCATCTATTTATCCAGCCTGCCCATGTTACTCATGCTGTTGGTTTACTTATTCACTGGAGAGAATCTAAAAAAGTCATTTAACACTGAATCTAAGAATCCCTCAATCTCTCTGACATCAGTACTCTGTGGAACGTTTCCTCTTACATCTGGAGTTAAAAGAGACTCCAGAACACCCACAGAACTAATCAGCTCAAAGTGAAGGCATCCTGCTGCAGAATTCAACCTGTCTTCTGAGATCCTAACATCATCTTGTTTTTTTTGTACAGCAGATTATTACTCACTTATCTGGAAGAGAGAAGGCTGATCTGAAATTCCATCTAAAAACAGTGAGATTGATTTGTTTTACAGAATATCTTTAAGAATTTGTTGATCATCCTTCTCTGTGTTGCTGCTTTGAATAGCTTTAAGAAATTTTTTTATTGATTTTGATAACTTTTAAGTTGTTTTTTTTTCTTTTGTGTGAGAAATGGAAGGTGATATGGAGATCCCTCTAAATTTTGAACTGACTGTTCGAAGTGGGGAGATGGTCTCTATTGGAGACTGGGATGTTGTTGTGACCCCCAAAGGTTATCATGTCTCTAACAAGAGAGAGATTCTCGCTAAGAGGATGGAGGCTAGAAACATAATGCTCCCGTTCTCAGTGTGGGACCTCACTGGGGTAATGATGCTTCCGGGAGACTGCAGAAATGCAATGTCTATCTCTAGAAAGATGTTTGATACTGTCTACATAGTGGAGAAGGACGAGAATCGATCTGGGGTGTTTTTTGTACAGGCTATCTTGTCTGATCTACAGTCTCTGATTGAGATCACCATAGTGTCTGCATCTGATGTGATCCAGTCAGGGGAGCTGGCATTTTACATTGTGCCCATCTACCCTTTAGAAGACAATAGTATCTACACCCCGGTAGCTAATGCATTCTCTCCCCCTGCGAGCCACCTAAAGCAGGCGCTGGTGAAGCCGACCCCGGGCAGCGAGGTCAGAGACCTGGATGGGCACGCCGCGAGGACAGGACCAAACACCTATCAGCTGGCTTTTACCTGGCAGGGGATGGGCCCCTTTTACAGAGTCACTCAGATTAAGTTCACCCCCCTGGACTTCAACCCCAAGCATGCAGACTTTTTTAAACATTTTGGTTCTATGCCCCCTCTAGCGGTCAGATTTGTGAACTGTCAAATTAAAAAATGGCAGGAGGACCAGTATGTCATGGAGTTTTCTGTCTTTGGGGACGAGCTACCTGACCTGGTCCAGGCTCAGATCTCTGTACACTGCAGACCTGACTCTTCCACCCTGGTGACAGATGTGGCCATCCCCCCACACTTTAACGCGGCCTGGGGATACTCCATCCCACTATACTCTCCTTATGATGTGTCAATGCAGCCAGGGGAGAGGCTGATGCTCCCCGTGAAAGGAATGTTTTTCAAGGGTGACAGATGCTCAGACAATTTGGTTTGCGTGGTTGGAGGAAGTAACAGTAACTCACGGTTTGTGGTTGGAGCTGAGGTGTGGAATCCCATGAGTGCCCTAGCTCTAAGGCTGTACAATCATTCTGATGAGTATGTAATCATCAAGGCTGGTTCTCTAGTGGCTCTAGCCTTGCCTACATTGGCTAAATACCAAGAAGAAAGTCTAAGGTTTACTTACAGTGACAGAGCTGAGAAAGAAATCACCTGGGACGTCTATTCTCTGGACACCATAGTCCACTCTAAATCTGAAAGTCTTCCAGTCCTGACTGCGGCTGACCTCGAGCACCTGGACGTTGGAGAAGAGGACGACGACCTCTACCCTCAACAAGAACCCATCACACTTGATGACTGTTTCCTGTTAGAGGACAGCCAGTATCAGCCTTGATTTTTTTGTTTTCTCTGTGTATATCTTGGTCTGTCGACTTACCCATCTGTCTTTGAGGTGTGCAGGTCATGGCTTCTATTCAAGGTGCATGCGGGGGCGGTGATGATGGCAGAAGACCAACCAGAAAAAAGAGTTTTCTCAGCAAGACGTTGAGCTTCAGGAGGAGATCCTTCAAGCCTCAGAGGTATTCTCTTCCCACCCATCACAACCCTTCATTTTGGGTCTTTGACATCTTTGAAACTTACATCAAGGCTTCAAACTGTCATGACATTTGCTCTGACATCTACACTTCTGAATTGCCGTGTCTACCCGGCCTAAACATCATACTACAAGAGAGATTCCACAATTTTTCATTTTCCACTTTAAGATTTGGAGGCAACTGCAGTGAGGTCACCTTTCTCATGGCAGGCTGTCAGTCAAACCCTGTCACTGTCATCCCCGTCCTAGTCCCCTCTTCAGAGAGAGACATTCCTGTCTCTCTAAGGTCCACACTCACAGAGACGGTCATGGCCAAGACCCTCAACCTCTACATTTTTCCAATCACACTTGTGAAGCCCCACGGGGTGTACCTCAAGGTGGTGAAGGATGAAAATCAGACCAGGGTCTCAACCACATGCGCCCAAGAGGGGGCGCATCTAACATCACCAGAACCCCAAGTCTTTGTCTGTGGCCATGTCACTGTGAGTGACGGACACCGATCCCCCTTTATGCTGACACAAAAAACAGACCCCTTTACTAAAAAATACTGTAGAATCCACACCACCCAAGGGGAGGTGTGTCCAGTGAACTCTGTCAAAGCCAACAGGAGGTTTGTCAGAGTTTCTATAGAGGAGTCATTTTTAAAAAATGATCTCACATCTTGTATAAAGGTTGGGATGACAATGGTGGAAAATGCTCTTATATCTTTCAAGTATAACCCATATGTTTTCACGCCATGGATATGGGGTCATAACACCACCCCAATCCACTACGCCGGTCCCCCGGTCATTATCCCATCTGGACAAACTGTCCAAGTCATGTATAAAAATGTTTATTACGCTTCTCTACTACCTGACATCACAGCCCTGATCACAAATGACCGCGATAATGACAAGTTTCAGATCATGGAGGCAGAATGGAACCTCAAAAACCCAGTTATCCTGAGTGTCACAAATCTCACATGCTGCCTCCAGTTGCTCAAGAGAGGACAATTGTTAGGCCATGCATTCTTCTTCATAGCACCTAAACTGCCTATGAGTGCCCTCATACCCCACAGGTACAGGGACAATCTTTCTGCAGCTTTCACTATCTCTGGTGGGATTACTATCAACGCCACCAAACTACATAAACTGTGCAAGCTTGGTGTACCTCAAGCTCATCTTTCCCCTCTGGCAATGTTGATGTAAATTTGTATGGTTAAAAAAAATAAAAAGTGAAAATTGAATAAAATTGTATGAGTCTTTGAATTGATGAGATTAAAAATTAGGGGTTTGGGAGAGGGGTTTGGGAGAGGGGTTTGGGAGAGGGGTTTGGGAGAGGGGTTTGGGAGAGGGGTTTGGGAGAGGGGTTTGGGAGAGGGGTTTGGGAGAGGGGTTTGGGAGAGGGGTTTGGGAGAGGGGTTTGGGAGAGGGGTTTGGGAGAGGGGTTTGGGAGAGGGGTTTGGGAGAGGGGTTTGGGAGAGGGGTTTGGGAGAGGGGTTTGGGAGAGGGGTTTGGGAGAGGGGTTTGGGAGAGGGGTTTGGGAGAGGGGTTTGGGAGAGGGGTTTGGGAGAGGGGTTTGGGAGAGGGGTTTGGGAGAGGGGTTTGGGAGAGGGGTTTGGGAGAGGGGTTTGGGAGAGGGGTTTGGGAGAGGGGTTTGGGAGAAGGGTTTGGGAGAGGGGTTTGGGAGAGGGGTTTGGGAGAGGGGAAAATGAAAAGGGTTAAGAAGTAAGAGCTAGTTGTGATCATGATAAAACTTAAGTAGTCATTGACAGTGTTTAATATTTTTAATTTGAGAATCACTGTTTACTAAATCAACATCCACAACCAATATGTATCATGTTTAAAAATCTAGTTAGAAAAGAATATCCTGAAAATTTTAAGAGATATTTTTTTAGTTTTGAGAGCTATCAGTTAACAAGAGAGGAAATAGTAAAGTTTGTTTCTATTTGTCTGTGTGGAATGAGGTGTTTTTTTTTCTTGAAGGTTGTCATGTGCAACTTTTGTGAATGGGTGACAGACAGATAGTCTACTTTCTAGTTCCCCCTTTCTCTCTCTGAATATATGAAATTAGTTGTGATTTGCTTCATCATGCAGGCTCAACCGATCTGTGGATCTGGCCTGGTATCCCTTGCCAGGATTAGATGGGTGTGTTGGTGTGTGGATTTTTTTTGCTCACGGTACCCGGGTCGGACGAACATCTATTGCCACTAAAAGTCCACACTTAGAAAAAATTTCACAAAAGTCCACACTTAGAAAAAATCTCACAAAAGTCTACACTTGGAAAAAATCTCACAAAAGTCTACACTTAGAAAAAATCTCACAAAAGTCTACACTTAGAAAAAAAATCCCTTAACAGAAAACCCCAACACTCACACAGAAGAGCACCTACCCCTCTCGACAGATTACTGATTTTTTTTAGAGCCCGAAATAGCCCGTGTCATTATCTCGGCGTCTATAGAAAATCCTATTTCTGGAAATCGATAGTTGCTCGATGTGGCGGAAAAATTAAGAGAAGAGCATTTTTCCCCTTTAGTATTCCACTCAGATAGGCAGTTTCCGCGCGCGGGCGACCCTCGCGTCCCTCGAGCCATAAGGCCGATTACTTGTGGAGCATTCAATCTGTAATCCGGGTTCACGGAGAGTTCACATCTAGCTGTCCTCGGACGACCCTTTCATTCAGTGCCCCACATCGCGTCTGCCCGGCGCAGTGCAGGGCAATGAATTTAGTGTTACTATGCCCCAAGATGGCGACCGGAAAATGTGATGACATCACTCTGCGATCTAGTGCCGGACACTGTATCGAAGAGTGATCTCATTTCAAAAATTCCGCATAGCTTAAATAAGATTAATGACTCAAAGTGAGTAATAGATAATCCAGCCTATGCTAACCCATAAATTTAGTGTCATAAAGAGATAACACTAAAAGTAATGTTGACCGGGAGCGTGATTCACTCTCCCGAGTGACGCGTTTGACGTCACTAAGATGCGACACACCAAAACCACGCCCAATTTTACGCAGTGCACTCTGATTGGTTTAAAATTAGACGCACGTTCATTGGCTGATGCATCTGTCACTCAAGCACCTGTCAAGCAGCCATCAAAATATTTCCTGAATGTTCATTGGATGCCTCATTCACAAGCACGATTCTATTGGCTGAAACTGTAAATCTAGTCCTCTGATTGGCCCAAGCAAAAAAAGTAGCTTCTAGACCAATCAGAACACTGGATTTGCCTGGTAGGCGTATCCGAGTTCCGCTTATATATATATATATATATATACTAATCTATATTAGTCATATCTATATTAGTCATAACTGTATTAGTCATACCTATATAATCTATACCTGTATTAGTCATATCTGTATAACCTAATCTGTATTACTCATACCGGAAACCTAATTCCCGCATACCTTTCCTGTTATCCGATAGCTCTTCAGTTAAGCTGAATACAGTATTAGATAATCCTATTGGGGAATTCCATACCGGATAATCCTTATTAGGGGTTTTCCAAACTTGATAATCCAGGATTATAAAGTTTATTGGATAGCATACTTGTTAGTGACTTGTGTATTTAATCCTTACTGTGGTGTTACACATTGTATCTATTGTTGTGTTTCAGTATAAGTAGAGGTCAGTTCCTCCAGGAGGCATTCGAGCAGTGGCACCTGCCTAGAAAGTTCCTGGCGAACCTACATCCTAATGGCCTAAATTTTCGTCGCTGGAACCTAAACGCAGCCACCTGCGGGACAGCATGTGCCGGTAGGGATCCGGGTTTCGGCACCCCTGCCCGGCTAGGGCTCCAGGAGAACCGGGGGACCGGTCCTAAAATTTTTTGCACCCGGGTTTCAGCACCCTTGTCTAGTGGGCTCTAGGAAGACTGGGGAACAGGTCCTAAATTTTTTTTTGTTCATAGGTTTCAGTACCCTTGTCCAACTAGGGCTCTGGTAGAACCTGGTGTCATGTCCTGAGATTTTTTTGTCTGGGTTTCAGCAGTAGTGTCATTGGTTAGGTTCTAGGTGTCTGGTTAAGATTTGAATTGAAGTTGAGATGTTAATGTTTTAGTGTCTGTGCTCAGTTAATATCTCCAGATATTAAGAAATCACCAGCTTTAATTTTTGTAGCAAATGATATATTTTTTTATTTTATTTTTTGAGTTTTAAAATAGATTTTTAATGTGAGGTGGTTTTTGTGATTTTAAAATATATATTTTTGAAGTTAAAATTGCTTGCTGTATCCTTTTTAAAGTCCTAGAGTCAATTTTTTAAGAAGGGTTCTAGCCATGAAAATTTTGCCTTGGGATGAGAGTTCTGCCACTCTATGTATAAAACATTTTTACATTTGGCCCCACACAGGGATCACAAAAAAAAGTTACTTGCAAGCACTACTCACATTTTCATTTTGGCCAATCACATAGGGATCACAAAAAGTTACACACAAGCACTACTATTGTCCTGATTTTTTTGTTTTAACTTTGCGGACCTCAAAAAACTAGGTGAGTGTATAACTTTAACTTGTATTTGTTGTGAATGTTTTTGATGTTTGTTTAACTTGTCAATTTTATCTTGCAGGACTTAAAGAATGGATAAAGATTTAATTTGATCTCTAGAAACAATCTGGCCTGATGAGAATTTAAAGAATATTGGCTTGAAGAAATATTTTAAAGACTTTTTTCTGCCTTGTATAAAGACAGTTTTTTTCTCTTTAAAGATATTTCAATAAAAAAGTTAACTTTACTTTTTGTCTTACGCTTTCAATATTGGGACCTGGGGACTGGGGGGAATTGGGACTGGGGGGAATTGGGACCTGGGGACTGGGGGGAATTGGGACCTGGGGAATAGAGGGAATTGGGACCTGGGGACTGGGGGGAATTGGGACCTGGGGACTGGGGGGAATTGGGACCTGGGGACTGGGGGGAATTGGGACCTGGGGACCTGGGGGAATTGGGACCTGGGGACCTGGGGGAATTGGGACCTGGGGACCTGGGGGAATTGGGACCTGGGGACCTGGGGACCTGGGGGAATTGGGACCTGGGGACCTGGGGACCTGGGGGAATTGGGACCTGGGGACCTGGGGACCTGGGGGAATTGGGACCTGGGGACCTGGGGACCTGGGGGAATTGGGACCTGGGGGAATTGGGACCTGGGGGAATTGGGACCTGGGGACTGGGGGGAATTGGGACCTGGGGGAATTGGGACCTGGGGACTTGGGGGGAATTGGGACTTGAAGGGGATTAGAAATTACACACAATAAAATAATTCTAATAAATTTATTTGTAGATTAATCAGTCAAGAATCTGTATATAGGTAGAAAAATAAGGTAAATGGAATCAACATCAAGACAGGTACCAGGAAAAACATTACAAAATGAGGTCCTCTGAAATCAACAGAGAAAACATCCAAAGGTCCACCAGATTTTCTAAAGACAGTACTCTTTGGTGGTGGAAGAAAATTCTTGTTTGTTGACTGGGGTGGATAAACAGACCTCGGGTGAGACTTAGGTAGAGAGAAAGTAACTGGATATTTTAAATTTGGGGAAGTATATGAAAAGACAACCTGGGTTGTTAGGTGGGCTGTAGTTGCTCTCTTTGAGAACACACTCTCTGCTGTTGAGCGGACAGCTCTTCCACTTGAGAGCTGCCCATCTACATCTGTTGTTTGGGCTACATCCCTTCCCCTTCTGTCTGTGTTGTGTGATAGATTGATTGTTGAAGATGTAGAACCTCTAATCATTGACCGGGTGGACCGCACACTGAGTGGATCACTCACTGCCTCCCCAACACGGGTGATAACATCATCATTTCCTGTTTGGATATAATCTACACCGGTAGACAGAGTGTGCATGTCACTGTTGAGAAGATGGTAACCTTCACGTGTTACCCGGATAGCTCTTCTAGTTCCAGATGAGGCAACCTGTGGTTTCAGGGTGCTGTTTACAAAGGTGAGAGTGTACAGTTCATGGTGCTCAGTGGAGTGGATGAAAGCAATGTATGTTTCATTTTTTAAGGGCGGTGAGGCAAATTTAAAGATGATCTCTCCAACTCTAGTCCACTCCAGACTCACATTTTCATAACAGTGAGAGCTTGGTACTTGTATGTTTTGTGAAGTTGCTTGATGCGCCCTTTTTATGAACTTCATCTTGCAAGTGAGTTTTGGATCATCCGGTCTGTATATGCCAGCATGAAAGATAGAGTTTATTGGAAGAGATTGGTATTCTTTTGGGTAGACATAGTGGTTGATGTATGATTTTGAATAAGGGACAAACATGGGAGTTTTTATATGTGATGGTTTATGCTGGAATTGGGTTTCTCTGATGGTGATGTTTGTGTATGCCTGGCAGCTGTAAGGGTTGTTGTTTCTTACTGACAGTGAATACATGATCAAACTGGGTTTCATTAATTTGGTTATTCCCAAGATAGTCAATTTCATGGAGGTTATGTAATTTCCATTTTCCAGCACAGAGTTATTTGTGGATGACACCTGGATGTTGAGAGTGTGTAGACAGTGGGAGCTGAACACTGTTGCATCTTTTTTCAGACTTGAGGCAGATATGGAGATGGTACATCTGATGGGAAATTCCCCTTGAACAATTAAGTCTATCTTCCCACCTGTTGTGCTGTCTACTAACACTCTAGAGATGTTGATTACAGTTATGCCATCTACAATGTTTAAGATCTCTGAGGTGTTTGTACATGAATTGTGGAAATCTGGCTTGGGGTGCATTGGTAGTGTCACACTTTGTGGGTAGGCTATGTGACACCAACTGATGTTAAATGGGTCAAGCACTCTGGACACGTAAGTTTTGGGGACATCCTTGTTATCTGTTGATTTATGTGAATATGTATACACATTAAAAAAACCCTTTTTTCCAATAGGCTCTAGTGTGTAATTATTATTTTTTTTGTCAGTGTGTGTGTTTGTGAGACTGGTGCAGTTGCTGATTTCACACAGGGCAACATTCTCACTCTCCACTGTCCTCACATTGCCTGTGATCTTTTCCCATGCCACGCTCAGATCAGCAGTGTACCTGCACGTGGTGCAGTCTGGATAGATGACATACTTGGGGCTGGGGATGGTGACCCAGAAGGTGTAAGAGAGTATAAATGTTATGGTAGAGTTAAAAGTGTAATCACATGTGATTGGGTTATTGATTAGGTTAGCCATTTTTACATGTCCCCTCCACAGATCAAAATCTACAATTCCAATTATAGCTATCCATTCCTTAAATATCCCTAGGGGATTAACTAATCAATTAATATGAGGAACCCCACATTAAAAACCAACACATCAGTCTCAAATAAACAGCTGAATATCTGTTTATTTTTTATTCAAAATTTCATCACAGAATATTTTTTGCAGCTGGCTGACTTGAGATGGTTTGCTACTAGCCTCCACCACCTGGGCTGGCTGGGAAGAGGCTGTAGAGGCCCGAGCTTCTTTGGGAGCTGGGTGTTTCTCAGACTCGGACTGCTGGGGCCTTTTGTCCTCTGCATCATGTTGAACTGGCTGCTGATGTAGGGGTGCGGCTGTTGGTGGAGGTGCTTGTGTGGGAATTGGCTGGGGGATTGTCTGGTGCGGCTGTTGGTAGACCTGAGGAGGGCCGGGCGCGTAGACTCCATCTTGGGTGAATGGATTGACATATCTGATAAAGTATCCGCCTTGCCCGGCCTGGAAACGCGCGGGATCTACATACTCTGCATGGACAGCCGCCTGGGGCGGTGTTGGTTGGGGATACTGTGGGATGTTGGCTTGAGTGACCAGTTTAGGCTGAGACATTGTAGAGTTCCTGATGTCTTTCAGTTCGCTCTGGATGGCGGCTATGCTCTTGGACAGGGAATGAAAATCTTTCTGGTTCTCCCCGGGGAATAGGGGCGCCTCGTAATCGTCTTCCCCGTCTCTCTTTCTCTTGTTAGGTCTGGCCGGGTGAGAGGCGGGAGAGTGCGAGAGCCCGTTTCCCGCGTATCTCAGGAGGTCGGGTGGGAATTGGGCCCAGGGATTGAAAAAGGCGGCTGCTGGTGGAGGGTGGTACGGGGTGTAGCTGCCCGGGACGTCCAGTGGCCCGTAGACAGGATTGAAGTAAGGCGGGGCAGCTGGCGGGTAGGTGCTCAGTGGAGCGAATCGCGGCTGGGTCTGGTGACAGAACGGGACCTCCGGGGCGTGCAAGGGGGCCTTTTGGATGGAGGACTGTTTCATAGTGTCTAGGTTTGTCTGTAGCATGGACATGAAGGTGCTCCGCGGGACGCTGATGAGTTCCTCGTGTGTGCCCGCTGGTGGGTTCATGGTGCCTGGGTGTCCGGGATGCGATGGTAGATGGAGATCTGGGTTTTTGGTAGAGTCTGCCGAGATTGTGAGAAGAGGCTGCGCGCTGGCCTTTAAATATGTGGGAGCTTTCACCTCTGCCACTCCCTTATCAGTCTTCAATATATCTAGCCTGTTTTTTATGAATCCGGCATCAATGGCTTTGGCCATGAGAACCTCGTATGGGCACGTGAATGCTGGGATGGGGGCGATAGAGATGTATATGGATGCATGGGCCTCTAGTACACCTCTCCTCTCAGAGTCAGAGAATGAGGTGAACTTGGAGAGTACCCACTCCAGGTCGTGCCCGTAGACCGCCACAGTGCCCCGCCTCTTTCCCAGCGCGCACAGGGATACGTGGTGAAACACCCGGTCTTCCACTGGGTGGTGCCCTGGACTGGACAAGCTCTCCGGATGGAGGGATGCTAGAGATAGCTCTGGGAGCCACGCGTGGAGGGTCTCCAGGACGGGTTGTGGGGGTAGTGTTGATGAGTGTGATCTGGCCACGCTGGACTCCGCGCCCACCTTCTCCACCAGAGCAAGGAACTCTTGAGAGGTTATCACGCCTGTACAGAAGAGTCCGTACTTGCTGAGGTGTAGCCCCGTGGTCCAGCCCACCTGAGCCTCCGAGATGTGCTCAACATTGAGTGGGATGGGTTCCTTTAGAGGAAGGTGTGGAGAGATTTCTCCCGGGTCTAGATATAAGGCACTGTCCTGTTTAGGAAAGGTAAACACGTCCACAAATCCACCCACAAACACACTAGAGGAAGACATGTTGGGGAGGTACGTCAAGAGCGGCAAGAAGATGAGTGTGGGTGTGGAGAATATGTTGTGGAAGGTCTTGAGAGAACAGACTTTAAATAACTATGACCCATCTGAAGTCAGGTTCTTACACCTAATCCTGTGCAAAATGTACAACTACGCACTCAACCTTCTGCTGTTTAGAGAGGCTATCTCTAACGCTGGATGCCGGGATGATGAGGTCCTGAGCAGGAAAGTGCCCTTGGAGATTTGGAAGCTGGTGCATGAGGGGTGCAGTGAGATGGGTGTGTCTGATGATATGTTGCGGAGAGAGAGGGACAGGGCCGCGCTCTGGATCCACTTCAACTCCCACCCAGATCTCCTGATGGGTCTTGTTGGTTATATCACAAACAGACTGGGTCTGTCCCATCACGTGGAGATCGTGCCCAATAACCTCACGGATGGTAACTTTCTGTTTAACCTGGGGACCGTGCTTCCCTCCAGGATCCTCATGAGCATAGCCTACTGCTTACTCTTTTGGGGGAAGCAGGAGAGCGAGCCTTGGGTGAGATGCTTCTCTGGAAAAATATTTCTGCTGTACTTGGTGGTCGCCGGGTACCTGAAACCCCAGACATCTCTGCTCTCGGTCGCGGCGAACTCTGGGTATCTGGGACCATTAGAGATGCTCGCCGCGGACCTTATGGCCACTAGGGGCGTAATCTCACACGGTGAATTCGTATCTCCCGCTGCCCTCCCGCGGCCCACATCTGAGGAAAAAGAAAGACCAGACACGAGTGGGTCCTTGGACTACCTCTTTATTTTCAACAATAACATCCTTATTTAGACCACGGGCATGGTCACTGGGAGGCAGCCCAGAACCAAAAAATAAAGCGTGTCATAATCATCTCCTCCCCCAAACTGTGTGTTTATTATCTCCGCGGCAGAGGTGATGGGGGAGGCTTTGGATAGGAGCAGGTTCAGTCCGGTCTCTACTGTCATCCTTAGGGAGGTCTGGGCCCTGATCAAGGCATGGGCGTCCCTGAAAACCAGTTTTTGATTCAAGATCTCAAAGAGCTCATCAAACTTTCTTCCAGACAAGTTCACCAGTTGGCTGGAGGACTTGGTAGATCTCATATCCGCGGACTCCGTGGCCAGGAGCATCACTCCTGGAAACAGGGAGGATGATGGGGTCTGAGGGTGGTGGGTGAGAATTGGAACCATGTAATTCTTTACTAAGAAGGAAAACACCACGCCCCGCCTGGCAAACTGTCCTGGCTTGTGTTGGGTTCTCTTGAGCTGTTCAGGGAGCAGGGTGGACAGCTGCAGTCTCCTGTGGACGGTGTTGCCCCCAACATTTGCACTCTCCAGCAGGATGTATACCACTATCAGGACCTCTAGGGCCTTGAGGCCTGTTCTCAGGTTCCACTGGTGGGTGAGGAAGGGTGGGATGTCCTGACCAAATACACTGTTGGTTATAAGATACACCACGTCCTTTCCCGATCCAGTGGTACTGCCCCCGGATCCGGGATGGGTCTGCTTCGAGTGGGTAAACATGCCAGCTGACTCCATGAGGTGAAACAGCTTGTGGTTTAGAAAAAAATCTTGGGCGTATGTACCTTGCTTGTTTAAGGGAGCCATTGTTTCCATCTGTTTGGGGTTAGAATAGAGGAAAGAAAAGTCTGTCCTGGATGTGTCCTGTTTGAGGTCACCTACTAAAAACTCAATTTTCTTATCTAGATCGACTAAGAGGTCACTGTGAGTGACAGGGAGGGGTGAGTTAGTCCTGAGGCAGTGATACCCATTTATGAGACACAGGGCGGCGTTGGTGTCAGACATGTGTCTGAGATCGCTGTATATGTCCTCGGTCACTGAGGCTAGGGTGTCAAGGACACTGGTGATGAGTTTCAGAGAAGTTGAGTTCTGGAAGTTGATGTTACCCTTGAGCTCCTTAGGGAAGACCCTCCTCTGCATAGCACTGTCTGTCATAGATGAGTACCATGGCCCATAAAATGGCAGCCACTGTGTCTGCCTGTGGTACAGTCCAGAGAGAAACTCAGTTCTAAAGCTGTCATTCACACTGAAGCTCGGACCATCTGGAGAAATGCTGATGATCATCTCTCTACTCTGGTGTTGGGTAGAATGGGTTTGAGGGTCCCCATCATCACTAGGACCCACAGAGGAGGGAGACTTAGGGGTAGGAGGTATGACAGGAGGGCCGTGGTTCGTGTCCAAATTGAGAGTAGCCAACTCCAGGAGCTGGAGGTCACTCAGGACGGCCCGGGCACTGCCCACCTGAAGCCTGGCCAGGTTATCCAACTCGAGGGTCAGTAGACCAGATTTCATCTTATTTACTCTGTTTTGGAGCAGAGCTCTCCTTATTCTTAAAGCATGCCTTCTTGTTTCTGTTAAGGATTCTCTGTCTATGTACAAGGAGTTTTTGGGACTTGGGGACCAGAAAGCTACGCTGGGGGACCATCTTCTTTTGTTGTGTGACATTGGGGCGGTGGACTTTTTGTGAAACCTCCTTGTCCTCGCGGGAAAAGAAAAAATTAGCCAGCTTCTCTGTATGAGAATGAATCAGATTGTTTGTGAGTTGGGGTGTTTCATTGTAGATGGTTTTTAGGCCATTTTGAGACTTAAATATGAGATAGGGGATCAGTAACCATTTCTGTCTTCCACTGGGGGCGTTGTGTGATACAAACCTTATTGCATCAGAGAGTTGGCTTAGTCCTTGTTTTCTTTGACATAGCCTAGTTTCATTGAACATCCCTTTTGACTCATACATACAAGTCTTCAGCTCTACAATATAACACATCCTGTTCTCCCCACAGGTCAGTAGGATAACACAGTCTGAGATCCTGTTGCCCAGAGACACTTCAAAAAATATCTTGACAGAGCTTTTGCCTGGACAAGGGTGCTTGATATCTAAAAATTTGAGCAGTGAAGAGGAGCTTGCATACTTGGTCAGTTTCTTGTACATCTTGAGGTGTGCTCTCTGACCAGCTATCTTCCTTTTAGGTGGGAGTTTTGACAGTGTGACCTTGTAGTCTAAAACCTTTTTGTCAGACATGGCAGAGGGGGGTCGCAGAAATTCTTCTGATGATGAACTGCCCTGGAATACCAACTTTGCTGGTAAATGGAGGAAGCTGGACGAAGATCCTGACTCTGATGAAACCGGGAGCACCTCTACTGGGGAGGATTTTGAATGGGAGGAGATGATGGTCAAGGCCTCAGAAGATAACCTCCCTGGAGATGGGAGTAAGACCCCGTCTGTATCCAGGCGCACTCCTCCTAAGAAACCCCCTAGAGTGGAGCCTGTTGATACTCTAAGGCCTGATGAGAAGCCCACACCTATAAGGTTTAAGGGACTTGTGAAATACCCTCAAAATGGGAACTATGATACCCCCAGATCACATAGGCTGATAAAGTGTCCTCAATCAGAGATCTATGACACCCCAAGGCCACAGGGGTTGGTACAGTACAATCAACCAGAAATTTATGACTCCCCTAAGCGGCCTATGTTGGCAGCCAGGGATTTTTTTGGAAACACTGTTGAGAGGCTACCATCTGACAGTGAGTCTGATGATGATTCTAATACTGCACCCAGTGATGGTGGTAGAGGGTGGATACCTACTGCTGGGACTGCTCCCCAAATGAACAGAGAAAGCCCAGAGTTGCTGAGAAATTGCCAGTTTGTAAACAGGTACAACCAAGACCAGGCGCGCAGCAGCGATGCCAGACCTAAAACTAAAACAAGGGGAGGATTTGTCAAGTCTAAAAACTGGTTCCAATACAGACTTAAACCTACAAAATTGGCCTCAATGAAGGACCTCAGTGGGAGTATCAAATCCCTCATGAACATCAAGATTGATACAGATAAACCTCTCGTCCCACAGGCTAACCCTAGAGATGTTATGGGGGCTGTATGTGGGTCCAGTCTATGCCCCTCGTTCAGAAATACATTTTTCTTGTACCTGGAGGGGTCTATGGGTATAGGAAAGACATCTCTGATAAAGCACCTCAGGGAGGTGAGTGGAGACAATGTCATCTCCTTTACAGAGCCAATGGTGTACTGGAGGGAGGTGTATGATGACTGTGTGAAATCCATTTACAAGTGTTGCAGACCCTCTAATGTTGGAAAAAAGACAACCTCCAGTAAGATTTTGTCAACCCAAATGAAGTTTATGACCCCCTTAAAATGTCTACAGACATCAACCAGGAGGTTCCTGAAGACAGGAGAACCCCTGCAACATAAGGTGCCTGGAGACAACTGGGTCATCTTTGACAGGCACATCATGTCACCTACTCTGGTGTTTCCATTAGTTTTCCTGAAAAATGGCTACCTGTCATTTGAGCATTTTATGTCAATAGTCTCAAATTTCAGAGCTCATGAAGGTGACATAATTGGTCTACTCTGTATGGCAGATGAGGATAACTTGAAGATGATAAAGAAGAGAAACAGGAAAGGTGAAGAGGGTGTAAGCTCATCTTACTTAAAGGATGTGAGTCAGGCATTCCATTCTTGTTACTGTACCTGGCTCCTCCTGAGGTACTTTTCACCAGAAGATATGGTCAGTGTATGCTGCTGTGATGTCACTCTGAGTGAGCTATGCATCATGAAGTCCATGTCTAATGAAAAACATGAAACTGCTTTAAGCTTGTTCACCAAGAGCATATTTGGGGTTATCAGTGATGTTATTCAACCATTTAAGAGCAACTGCACCATAATTGAAATCTGTCTGACTCTGTTCTTGGAGCTTAAGAAGTTAGAGTTTATCGTGGTCAATGCCTCAGAGTATATAGGTGACATCCCGGGTGTGTGGACTTCTGTTTACATGCAAGCCTTCAAGAATCGGGCTATTAAAACACAGACCACTGACTGGACTGGACTCAAAGCTTTTGCTCGGAGCTACAACTCGTGATGAAGTTGAAACAGTTCAAACTCTTAATTAGACTGTCTCTTCTGATATGTCTTCAAATATGCTCTGTGATTTATGGCTCGAATGCAACTTCCAGCACCCCCACTCCTCCATCTGCCTCACCCTCATCCCCTACTACACCTTCAGGAAACAACACCCAGACTACCAATGTGAGTATCACCACTACAGCTAAGACATTGAAAACTACAACTTTGAGGCCAGACCCCCCTAATGGGACTTTTAATTTTCAAGAGATTCTAAAGAAGATGCCCATGTTGGAAATCAATATAGCCACTAATGCCAATGTGATTGTAAATTGGACAAGTATGATCAACAGTGTTGAGGCTGCTTCTATTCAGAAGATGTGGGTTGAGGCTAACATGACTGAAACCCTGATGTTCACTCTTACCAAGTACAGTGATGTTTACAAGAAGAATGATACTTTTAAGAACTATACTGGGCACTTCCAGAAGCACTACATGTGTGATATCAATAATCATCTGGTAAAATACAATGTCACTGCCAATGATATCAAAAAAATGGTTGGTTTCAATGGAGAATTTGGGATCCCCGCGGAAACCATTCAGAGGGATCTGCTGTCCAATGTCAATGATGTAATTAAATCTGAATATGCTACACATAATGTGTTTTATACCAAGAGAGATTATAATGCATACTTTTCTGTTTCATTTTTAAACAAGACATCAGAGATGTCTGGGTACATCACTAAAGATTTTGCATATGTCACTGTGATTAATTCTTCAGATTCTGGGAGACCCAAGGTCATGACTATCATGTTGGGATACACTGACAGATTGCCAATCCTGAAGGGAAACCTCATTTATAACACAGATTTTGTAGTGGCTCAGAATGAAAAATTTAGTATGGTTTTGCTCACTTCCTTCCTGCATCACGCAGCATTCACTGTCTCTCTTACCACTAACTATCAGGACCTGTTTAGGAGGCTCACGGAGGACTCACCATCAAAGGTTATTGGGAGGTTACAGACCCAGATGGTCATGTATGAGGTGACTGGTATGTGCCCTCTCAAAGACATGACTCCTGATGTGTTTGCCTTCATACTGGAGCTGATCTTTTCACATTTTATGGTGGTTGCTGGTTTACAAGATGTCAGCCACTATGTGCATATGCAGTGTTTTTCTCACTTTATTCATGAGCTGGACCTCCTGAGGTCACTGGCTTTTACTTGCTTTCACCCTTTTTACTTTAAGGGGTTTCAATCACAACACCTGAGTAAAGTGGCAGGACAGATGATAGTCAATACCCCTGTTGGTAGTATTGGGTCATTTACTCATGAACAGAGGGATGTTGTCCTCACCATGCTAAAACTGGCAGATACCATCAAGGATGTCAATGCAAAGGTCTTGTGGGGGACAGCTGGCATTATTGATGCCATCTACACCACCTACACAAACACATTTACTCTAACTGATAGAGACAGGAGACATCTCTTGGACATATTTTTGCTGCTCCAGGATGAGGAAAAAGAACACAAGATTGTCAACAACAACAACCTGATGCTAACCTACTTGCTCTCCAGTTCAATGTGTAACTCTGCTGAGATAGCTACCATCACCAGACTGTTGTCCAAGAGGAAGGACTTTGACATCTTCAGAACATTCTCCCCCTGCTTTATGAGTCTCAGGTATGACTTTACCAGAGAAAAACTGAGCTCAGAGAGCAGACTAAATTCTAACCTGACTCATATCCAGACAGAAGCTGGTGCTGTGGGTTTCTTTAACATCCTCAAGGACAGGCATGTGTCTAACTTTGGCATTCTCCCAGTTTCATCATGCATCAGCCACTACAAGTCAGACACCCTGATGGTGATACCAATGTTTAACATTACTTATGTGATCTGTACCAGACCCATATCTGGGGCTATCAACTATGATGTAAGTGAGACCTTTGTACAGAAGAGTCTGGTGGTGTCAGCTGTTAAGTCTGACTGTCACCTCAACACTGCCCACACTGCAAGTGCATCCAGAAAGATCCCCATTCCCATTGTGTATAACATATCCAGGAGCCAGACAGAGTGTCCTCTCTGTGAGGCTGCATTCCTGAGCTATGATGAGAGGGACGGGTTGGAGAGTATGATGTATGTGACAAACAGGATAGTTCAACACAACATGTTTCTAGACAACTCCCCCTTTTTTGAAAACCAAAACCTCCACACCCACTACCTGATGCTGTTCAATAATGGAACCGTGATTGAGATCAGAGGCAGATACAGAGAAAGAGCCACAAGGATGATTATTGCTGCATTGTTTATTTTTTCTTTTGGGTTTGGGGCCATATTTGCTTTTAAATTTTTCTTACATTGTTGCTAATTGGTCAATAAAGCATATATTTTAAACATGTTGTCTTCTGGTGTAGTGGTTTGAACCTCCATGTACTTTTTAATGAATGAGATTAGTTTTTTAAACTCTGTCCCATTAAAGATTAACTCTATTATGCCAGCCCCAAAATTGATAGAGTTGGTCTTGTCCTTTGGGGAAAACATGAGAAAGTATTTTTCCAGCAACAGAAGAGTCTCGGGTTTACAGGATCCTGGAGAAAAATGCTGCTTGAATTTATGATTGCATATAGAGTTGAGGGCAAAGACCGCATCCTCAACTTTACACTTGATGTCGCTGACCATGGTCCTGAAGTTGACAACATCATCATCAGAGACCTGTTGGATGTGGGGTTCGTATATAGCTTCAAAATCTGAAACTGCATTCTCCAGGCCCATGTGGTGCAATATAACATGCTTTATAAAGAGCTTCTGTTTGAGGGTGAGTGATGTGTCACCTGGAGCTATATTGAGAGAGTTTTGAGACCTGGACATCACCAGGATGGTGTTGTAGCTAGAGGCTGGGCAGTTCCCGATCTCTACGTGGTGATTCTTTATGGCACTGAAGAGCTGAGTGTGTTTAGTGTTCAAGGCATGTTCTTTCTGGAGATGCTCTGCAGACTTTTTAAGGATTGATACAGGCTGATGGATGCTTGGAGGTGGCACTCGAGTGGACACAGCATCATCAACAAAAAACTGAAAGCTTTGATTCAGAGTCTCATCTATCACAACCTGTTTTCTGATAGATATGTGAGCCATTCTCCCCTGCAGATCACCTGTCAGTGGGGTAGCATCTGACAGGTCCTCTTTAGTACATACCATCAGGGTGGATGATGGTTTGATGGTCTCATCATCAAAGTCCATGTACTTGACAATAGGGTCCCTGTGCATGACCAGGACACCGTTGGACTGCATATACCCCACCTCTAGCCTGCTATTGAGAGCATATGGGTGAGATGAGAGCACCAGTCTTACCATGGACAGCTTGGGTGTCTTTGAGCAGAATAGTGGGATAGAGTTAGTCAGTGGGTTTGGAAACTGTTTGAAGAGTATGGGGACGGGGATGCTGCTGGAACCGTGCCCCAAGAGTATAGCAAGTGGTTTGGAGTGGATGATGTGAAAAAGGCGCGTACCATCAGCCATGGACACCATTCCATTCACAAAAACTGCTGTAGGGTCCATGATCTTGATCATGCTCTGCCAGGCCGGTATATGGTGGGAAGCTGCCAGTGATAGTCCAGACTCACCTGTTTAAAGTTTATGCCTCTTGAGTCTCCAACTGAGCCCAAATGTCCTGAGCATGTGTCTCTGTATCTGTTTTTTAAGCCTGGTATTCCTATGGCCAATGCATGAGGCGAATGTCATAAAGTTTGCATTTCTTCCAAGCTCATCCAACCTCACCTTCTTTTTGTGACACAGCACCTTGGGTACTAGATTACATTTCTTGTAGCCCAATACTGCACATTCATGCTTGTTTTTGGTGTGACTGATTATTTTTTTAAGAAAGTCAAAGTGGCCCTCGCGTGAGAGCCTCAGGAGTGTGTGTACACTGAGTCTCAGGAAGGATGAGCACTCATATAGACATTCTAAAAATCTCTTGTGTATGGTTTGAACCTGGGTCCTGTTTCTATGCTCTAGTGTGGAAAATATGGAGTTCTTCACTGGGTTGAGTTGGGCTGTCCCACTGGTCAGTATAGGTGTAGTCTCACCCATGACCTGAGAGACCAGTGCTTTTCCATGAACCTTAGAGATTGTGGCAGTTGCTGCCTTAAACCAGGAAACATTGAACCCCTTCTTGCTGGACACTGCTGATGGGAAATTGGTGGTCCAGAAGACATCATTTCTCCCGCACCTTACTACCTTCTGGTTCTCTAGACCATGGAGGTCCAGTGTGGAGTTCCAATTGGCTATAGAGATTGGGAGGATGGTGTCAATGGGTAAGAAACATCTGAGATTGCACATGGCAAACGTGAATGTTAAAAAGTCCCCACTGATGTTCATGTTGATGGCTGTCCCGGTGCAGCTCCTGTCTGAGTAGAACACACTGACTGTGAATGATGGTTCCTTCACAGAATATTTTTTGACTACAAAGTTATTGATGAGTCTGGGCACATCCAGTAGGGACCTGTACTTGTTGGGTCCCTGCCTGTAGGTGATCTTGGTGTTGACCACCATATTGGTGTTGAAAACATTGATGTGAAACCCATTGACAGACAGGTGGTGGAGGGGTGAAAACTCATCACACACAGATTTTTCAACAAGATTGGATAGCCTGGGAAGAGTCTGTCCTTTCTCCTTGACAATTTTCACCGTTGTGGAAGACTCTCTGGGAGCAAACTGTGTCTTGTTAAACATGGAGACTAGGACCTGTGGCAGAGTGGGTGTGTGACAAGATGTGGTTGTACCGGGCTGGTGGGATATGATATCTTCTTCTATTCTTGTCATTACAGCCATACACATAGTGGCCCTGTAGATGGGGACCTGATGTGGATACACCCACCATTTTTGAATCCCATCTATCTTTGCAGAAACCTTGAATGGTTTGGCACCCGGGTCTTTTTTGTAGGTGTAGACTTTGTGTTCAGGCAGGGCCATGCCCATGAGGGTTTGAAACTCTGCCAGCTTTGAGGTGGATAGAATCACTTCTGAATTTGGGTGTAGGCGACACAGAGAGATCAGGGCCTCCTGGTACCTGTGTACATTTATGCAGATCTGTTCCTTGATGTGGGATATGACCTGGAGGTTTGGCCAGTCCCCAACAAATGCCAGCATGTTAAATTTGTAAAACTCTATCTGGTGGTCTCTGGAGAAAGATGGGATGTAGGTCAGTATGGGAGACTTGAGGTGACTCAGGAGATTATGATAATTCTGGGTGCACATCTTCTCTAGAGCCCTGTGGCCTTGGATACTGCACATAAAGGTTGAAAAGCACTCCTCAAACTGGCTCATTGAGATGTACCTGGAGATGATTCTGAACATCAGTTGGTGATTCACTGGGGTGAATGTTAGGGTGTGGCAATACAGGGCACTCAGGTCACGCCTCTCCTGTCTTGATATATGTAAGGGGTGGTCAGTAGCCTCCAAAGTGAACATGGTCCTCAGGTAAGAGTTGGTCTGGATCATTTGATTTACATAGAACCCTGCAGAATTAATTATTAAACCAGGACCCTCATGTAGCTCGCCTGGTACGGTATTGACCCTGCTTGATTCTTCCACTCTCACTGGATACCAGCAGACACCCAATAAGATTCTCCTCAAAGCCCTACAAGTGTAAAACACTGATTCTGGTCTCATAGCCAGGTCCAGAGACTCCAGAGTAGAGGTGATCCCTCCCAGGTCCTTATTTAAAGCCAGACAACTGAAGATATCCAGTTGCAGGTTTAGTTCTTCTCTGGCACTAGTACCTGGATCGCTGACCCTCTGACTGTCTGGTTCCTGAGCTGGTAACACCAACACTTGTCTCAAAAAGTGCATCATGGAGGCAGCTGCCCTAGAAAACAGACCTTATCCCTACTTTGTCACAGAGGCCAACCTTCTCCAGCAAGTGAAAGAGTCTGCTGCAGAGGGACTCTTTAAGAGTTTTGAGTTGCTCCTGGGTAAAGATGTGAGGGAGAATGGTGTCAAGTTTGAAGTTCTCCTGGGTGTTTACACCAACATCACGCAGTATGTGAGGTTTTTGGAGACCTCACTGGCTGTCAGTTGTGTCAACACTGAATTTAAAGACCTGAAGAGAATGACTAATGGTAAAATTCAGTTCAAGATCTCTGTTCCCACCATCGCCCACGGTGATGGGAGGAGGCCAAGCAAACAGAGGCAGTACATTGTTATGAAGGCCTGTAACAAACACCACATCAGCACTGAAATAGAACTGGCTGTACTGGATCTGGAGATCTTGCATGCATCCCAAGAGACCCCATTAGATGTCACAGAGTACATTGGTGCTGTCAAGACCCTGACATCCGCCCTACAGTTTGGTGTGGATGCTCTGGAGAGGGGATTGGTGGACACTGTGCTCACTGTCAAGCTCAGATGTGCCCCACCCCTCTTCATATACAAGGCCCTATCAGATCCCACCTTTGTTGAGCGGGGGATGAGAAAAACTGTGAAATCTGATCTGGTGTCCATGTTCAAGGCCCATTTAGTGGAACACTCCTTTTTTCTGGATAAGGCTACGCATATGCCTAAGGGACAGCAGTATGTCATGTCCATGCTCTCTGACATGGTTGGGGCAGTGTGTGAGGAGACTGTTTTCAAGGGGGTGTCCACATACATCACACCTACGGGTGATGTGGTGGATGGGGTCATAGAGACTACTGACAATATCATGAGGAAGTTGTTGACCCTCCTAGGCCAGAGTGGCAACTCTCTGGTGGGCCCGGCCAGTTATGCCAACTATGTGGTGAGGGGAGACAATATGGTAACTGCTGTCAGCTATGGGAAGGTCATGAGGACGTTTGAGCAGTTTGTGGCCAGGATTGTAGACAACCCCAACAAGCGGGGAGGAGTTGAGGAGGACCTCAATGCTGTGTCTGAAGGTCAAAACTATCTCCCTAAAACTGTGATTCCCTCGTCCCTGATCAAGCTGGGTGATAGGAATATAGCTCTGGAGAGCCTACAGAAGATGTACAACGAGGCCCAGCTCCCATTCCCCTTGAACAGGAAGGTCCAGTACTCCTATTATTTCCCAGTTGGACTCCACATGCCAGAACCCAAGTACACCACCTCGGTCTCAGTCAAGGGGGCCGAGAACCCTTTCTATCAACCCAATGAGGCCTGGGTGGTCAACAAGAACAATACATTACTGTGTTTTGGATTTCAGAACGCCCTCAGATCTATCTGCCACCCCAAGGTACACAACCCGAACCACTGTGCGAATGCCCTCCAGGGCGCGTTTCCTGAGGTGGATGGAGAAGTCAATAATTATGGTGTGGCTTATGAACACCCATTTCACATGAACCTGTTCAGGCATGTATTTGACTACTACAATCGCAAGAGATTGGCACACCTGTCTCATCTGGCTAGAAAGGCCACCATCTCCCTGGATGACCTCCTCCACCCGACTGCGCACGAGTTGCTCAAATTGGAGGTCCATCCTCTTTTTGACTTTTATGTATTCGATGCACCCGGAGCCAGGGCTGCGTATAGGGCCACTCATAGGACCATGGTGGGCAACATTCCCGCACCACTCGCTCCTCCAAGTTTTCAAGACTGTAGGGGATTCCAGTTTGAAAATTCCACCCATCTCAACCATGTCATTGATGTGGCCACCATGGAGGTAGTTCAGGACAGTGCATTTGATCCTAACTATCCTCTGGTGTGCTACATCATAGAGGCTATGGTTCATGGTCAAGAGGAAAAGTTTGTCATGAATGCCCAGCTCATCACCCTTGTGATAGAAACCTACTTCTCCAACACTGGGAGGCTGGCCTTCATCAACAGTTTCTTCATGATCAAGTTCATATGTCAACATCTGGGAGGGTCTACCATTCCCAAGGAGGCTTATGGCCTATACAGGAGAATCTATGGGGAACTCATAGCATTGGAGCAGGCTCTGGTCAAGATGGCTGGTCATGACCAGGTGGCTGGAGTGAATGTGGGTCAGATGATCAATGCCCTGCTGGATGACAACCTGCTTCCCCCCTTTGTATACAACAATGTATTTCAACCTCTCTTTCAAAAATCCAAGAGGAACCCAGAGGTCTACGTGGGTCAGGAGAGGGCCACCACAGGACCAGAGATGGTCAGGAGATTGAATGTCATAGAAAAGATGGATGCCCTCGTGGGACAGTTTGTAAACATCTACAACAACAGAGTGGATGAGGATCACGAGCACAGGTTCCAGCTGGATGTTGGCAGATACAGAGACACAGACACTTCTCTTGTTCTGGAAAAGATTTTTTATTATGTCCTACTGCCTGTCTGTACCAATGGACACGTCTGCGGGATGGGTGCAGATTTTAATAACATCGCCATCACACTCACCTACAATGGCCCGGTGTATGCCCCGGCTGTACCCGGTGAAGCTGAGATTCTGGATCACTTGGAGAATGGCACTCTGAGGGATGTGTTGGAAGCCTCTGACCTGTCCCCCACTGTGGACATGATCAGGACCCTCTGCATCTCTTTTCTCACCTGTCCTGTGAATACTCAGGCGGCTAGGGTGAAAACTTTCCGGGACCCCACTCAGTTTATGGCCACCCATGAACAGGGTAGAAAAATTGGCCAAACTGTGCTGGTCAATGGGTTTGCGGCCTTTGCCATCTCTGAGAAGAACAGAAACATCTGCGATTGCCTATTTTTTCCAGTCCCCTTCCACAAACTCTACAGCGACCCCATGGTGGCTGCCACCATTCAACCACTGATGGCTGACTACCTAAACGTGATCCCTTCCCAGCGCGATGTGGTTGGGTTTAATGTCCCCCCAACATGCATGGCTGAGTATGAGGAGTGGCATAAATCTCCAATGGTTCATTATGTGAGAGGATGCCAACTTACCCCTCTTTCTTTGAGTGCCATGGTATCCATGCACAACAAGCTCTCTCCCGTGGCATTCATCAATCAGTCTAAAAATAAGATCCACCCTGGATTCGCACTCACTGTGGTGAGGACGGATGAGGTGCTCTCTGAAAATATCCTGTACAGCTCCAGGGCCTCGACCTCGGTCTTTGTGGGACAGCCATCTGTCAATAGAAAGGAGGTCAGGTCAGATGCTATCACATTTGAGATAAACCACGAATTGGCATCCCTCAACACCAGTCTGGGATATAGTTCCATCCTGGTACCTGCTCACGCTGCCACCATAACCACAGACATGGGTATCCACTGCCAGGACCTCTTTTCCATGTACCCCAGCGAACAGTTTCATGACAGGGACTTTCACAACTACATCAAACAGAAGGTTGGTGTGTTCCAGGGCCATGGTAACGCCAGGGCAGACCCCAGACATCTCCTGGGTCAAGGGTACACCTGTAATGGACCCCCTGGTCTGGGACACGGACAGATGGCCTCGTGTGAAGTCATCCTCACACCAGTCACCGCTGATGTCTCTTACTTTCAGACCTCTAACAGCCCCCGGGGGAGAGGATCATGTGTTATATCATGTGATGCATACAATAATGACTCGGCCGAGAGGTTCCTTTTTGACCACTCACTCCCAGATCCTATGTATGAGTACAGGACAACTGTGAATCCATGGGCTTCTCAGATTGGCTCTCTTGGAGACATCATGTATAACTCCTCCTACAGACAAATGAGCGCCCCTGGCATGTACAGTCCCTGTAGACATTTCTTCAACAAGGAAGATCTCCTGAAGAACAACAAAGGACTCTACAGCCTGGTAACAGAATATGCTAGCAGGCTGAGTGGAAACCCAGCTACTGGTGGCACAGATCTCCAATATGTGGTCATCAATGGAACTGATGTCTTTCTGGAGCAACCCTGCCTCTTTCTCCAGGAAGCATTCCCTACCTTGTCAGCCAGTCACAAGGGACTTATAGATGAGTACATGTCCTATAAAAACACCCATGCCCCGGTGCATCACAACCAGTGTCTCATTGAGGAGGTTGCCCCAGTCAAGAGAATATTTAAGGCCGGTAACAAGGTTGTCTACTAATTTCCTACAGTTGAGATAGACTGTTACACACCCAACGGGTATCATCTGTCATCACCATGCAGGTTGACAACAGAATTGTGGTGACCTTGACATCTAGACTTTATGCAGATGAGATATCAAAGCTGCAAGAGAAGGTTGGAAGTGTTGTGCCTCTTCAAGACCCCCATAGGCTTCAGAATCTCAATTCTGTTGGACTGTACAGCGTGTGTCAGAGGAATGTAGCTCCTGATTTTATTCAGATTTACTCCTACCTGTCCAGGGCAACATTGGCCATTCTGGATGAGGTGACCCCAGATACCCTAGTGTTCACCAGAATAGATTTTTCCCAAAACTACCAGCTCAAAAATGTCTACTCTCCCTTTTTTCAATGGGATTCACATTCTGTCCTATCTGTCATCCCTCCACTCTTTGGGGTAGAAAAGAATACTGTGGTGTTAGAGTCTAATGGATTTGATCTGGTCTTTCCCAGCGTGGTTCCACTCGCTCTGGCCCAGGTGCTTATTCAAAAACTCATGATGTATAACATCTACACCAAACTCTATGATGCCAATGTTGGCCACATCAACATGGACCACGTGCGCCTACAGACCACCACCATCCAGCACATGGGGAGAACCTACGTTCTTGACATAACACACAACAACCCAGAGTCTGTGTTGGGTATCCTGGATAACTTGGTTCTATACTCTGGGATACTTGCCACACTCATCCCAAACTCCCTCATGAGACTTGTGCCTGCAGTCATGAGACACAACCAGCATGAACTCTTGGACATATTTGCAGGTATGTTCCCAAATGATGTTGATTTAGACATCAACATAGATGATGACATACAGAAAATGGAGTCTTTCATGGCCTACATGCAGTCCCTCAGTACCATATTTAATCTCTCCCCCAAGTTAAGACTTGCACAGTATTCTCCAGACACCTTGTGTGCTACAGCTTGGTTATCCCCTTGAGAAGAAAAGGGAGTGGCAGTTGAACAATGGTGGCCATAACTAATATTGTTAAAGTGACTAGGATGGAAGATGGTATCATACAGGAAGTATTTGAAGAGAACGGGGTTAGGGTTGAGTCATATTACCCATCCAAGTCTTCTATCAACCATGAGGTGAAACCCCCCTGCAATATCCCCTCCAAAACCCACAAGTGGCACCCTTGGGTAGATTTGGCACTAAATTCTAGGAGGTATATGTTAATCTTATCAATAATCCTTAACTTAACTCTGTGTGTCTCATTCTGTTGGTTTCTAAATCCATTCTTTGACAAAAACTACACCCCTTCCTGCCTGACAGGATCCTTAAGTTGTTACCAGACAATCAGGTACAAGGTGAGGATGGGACCATATGTGAACCTGAATCTTTCTTTATTCAATGAGGATGACGTGGACAGCATCCTGTGGCCTCTCTTCCCTGTATTAGATCATCTGAGGGATGTTGAGGCACATACTGTGGGATTATGTTTGATTAAAGCATTTTAGTTATGCTACTCCACCTTTGTGACTAAGTTTCTGGGCGGCTCTTAGATAACCTCAAAAAAATACCGTGGGCGCTGTCCGTGGTGCTGACACTCTTTAAGAATGCGCCCGGACTGAAACTTCCTCACAAGCCTGAAAATGCCTTCCCGGAGGATCTACGGGGTTCTTGGCCTGATGATCTTCCTCATTCTTAACATCAGCACCGTTACCTGTCAGACTACGACCCAGGTCAGTCCAGAGACCCGGCCTAAACAAAGACCAGATGCTGTAGTCTTCTTCTTTGAGACAATTGGCTGCTCTGTAGTGGCACTCATTCTGATAATTCTGTGCTGCGTGGCCTATACCTGCATCAAAGACTACTACAGAAGAACCAGGTATGGAGTGAATGCCATCTACCGTGCGGTTGAGGAAGAATGTCGCCTGGAAGCCAGGACCCGGGCCTTGAAGAACAAAGAGACTACCATCTACATGCCTGACTAAGTGTAATTTTTTTCTAACTCATGTAAAAACCACCCACAGCCATATAGAAGAGACCACCTTTAAAGAGAAAAAAAATAAAACTTTATTTGAAAGTTCACTACTGACTTGTTGTATGGTTTTTAAAAATGTGTTTGTGTGAGGTTGCAAAGTAGTGGGCCATCACCACTGCCACCAGAGTATCATCAGAGCTGTTTCTCTGTTTGGCACAGTAGGTCATGCCTCCATCTTTGAGAGGATAACATTTTATGGCTCTGACCTGTTCCAAGAGGTAAGACACCGGGTCATAAGAGAGCTTGATGGTGTGGGACACCAGTGTCTGGCTGCAGCTCAGTGTGTGTGAGTTCATGGCATAGATGAAGCTTTCAAATGCCTGAGATTTTTCAGATCCCAGTATGTACATGGGCCACTGGACACCACTGGCTCTTTCTGTGTGGTAGAGGAACCGGACAGGGAGGGGACAGCACTCCTCTATGAAGGTGGCTATGGCAACAGCAGAATCTTGGCTGCTGTTGCCCTCAATAGCAAGATTCACCCACCTGATGAAGGGATGGAGCACGGTGAGGGATCTGACCAATGTAACTGCACAGTTGGCTATCTGGAGGGTGGATGCTCCGGTAAGTTCTTTGAGAAAAAAATGTTCCATCCCCAAGATTATACACCTATTGCTGTTAACTGATGGAACTACTGCTCCTATGCCAGTACCAGAGGCCTCAGAGTTGTTTGTGTATGCCGGGTCTATGTAAACATACAGGGTGTCATGGAGACTGTGTCCTGCATCTGTGTGAGTTAGGTCAATCCTGCACATGTCAAACTGGGTCAGTGCTGACTCACTAATAACCCTATGCATGTTGGTCTTTGTAATCTGGGATGCATCCCCCATGAGTTCTGTATCAAAGGCACCCTCTAAAAATAAATTTGTTGTAGTTTTTACAGATTCATCTATAGTTATGTAAGTTGGGATGTGGAGCCTGTAGCACGGGCAGGACACTATAGATTCCTGAAGACTAAAGTCCTCCCTGTGTTGTGGACACACATAGCTGACCACATTCAGCATCTTCTCATTGGCATTTTTTAGTTTAAACAGGAAACTAGTTGTCTGGTCTGATGAATTGACAGATGAGATAAATATAAGTTTGGCATCCTTCTGGAGCATAAATCCCAAGATGGATGGCAGGGAGTCCTTTTTGATGAAATTTGCTTCATCTACATACAATAAGTTAAAGGTCTGGCCCCTGATGCTCTGTAGGGAGGAAGGGAGGAGAGAAGGAAAAAACAGATTTAGAGCCACTGGCTAAGTGTTTTTTAAAAAAAATATCATCCTGTTTATCCATGTCTCTTACAGAGGGTGATTTTCAAGAGTGTCTGGATTTTTTTTACAAGCCCCTGCCTAAGCTCCTGACCATCTGCTCAACTGCTCTGGAGGACCTGGGGCAGTTGGAGTCTGTGGGACAAAAGGTTGAGAGGGTATGCCTATTTCTGGAGACTGCGGGTACAGAGTGTGTGAAGGAAGTCATGCTGATGAGGGAGTCATACCCCCAAGACCCAAATGTGGGCAGCCCAGAGGGTGCTGCTTCAAAAAGGTAGAATACCTGATCTGTTCTGCCCACCAGGTAGATTGTCTGTATATCTGTCCAGACTGTGAACACTACCATATTTGTGATGGTGGGGATGACTGCATTTTTATCAACACTGGTGAGAGCATAGTGTGTTTCCTGACAGGAAACTGTGTGTCTGACAATGTGCAGGAGTTCAGTTCCTTGTTGGTTAAAGCACATAAGCCCTTAGACAGCACTTGTGAAGATTACACCTACTATGGAATAGCTGGCTGCATCAAGAGGGATATCTTTGTGTTTTTCAACAGAGACAACAGTAATCTCAAGGAAATAAGAGATGCGGTCTCTGACGAGACTGCACTAAAACCTGACATATCTAGATTAGTAGATATTACTCTGAAAGTGACTATTCATCTGTTTGGAAAGAATGGCTATGGCTATGATCTAATATGTAGCATGTATGTCCAGATCATCATCTCTATTTACTCAACAAGAACTGTGTATAACAACCTCTTATTTAAAAGCACCAGGAACAAGAGATATGATACCATTCTGAAGAGAATCAGAGAGCTATGGATGTCCACCTTAGCAACTGGAGGCTCTGTGCCAATAGATGCCACCACCTAGTGCACATTGTGCTCCCGGACACCTTTCTGGCTGAGTTCTGCATACCTCATGACTCCAGTCTGCTATTTTATGCTCAGACTAGAACTGTCAACTCCCTCCAACCCACCCCTTACATCAGGGTAATTGGAAAATTTTTTAGAGAATGTGAGTCTTCTGGATCTAAGGTCCCAGTGTCTGGATTGGCCACTAGTTTACCAGTCTTCCTCAGAGATGATATGTATTATGATCCCTCTAGTTTAGTTACCTTAAAGATATTAGATTCCAAAAATAACAAAAAGATCTTCATTGATTTTTTCTACATAACCTTGATGGGACAATACAGTCATGCCTGTCACGTGACTTCTAAGAGTCTGGATGTTGCTGGAAAATCCAAAGAATTGGAAACTAGTCCCTTGGAGAAGATATTTGAAGACTTATCCAAGACACAGCCTAAACTAGACAAGAGGCGCACTAGCCCTCTGAGTCTCCTGTCTAGAATGCTCCATAGCAAGCCTGTGTCTGTCCCTAAACATCACCGTGCCCTGGAGGATCCAGGGTCTGTCAGAGGGACCGTTGACTGCCCAACCAAGACTGAGACTCCAGCAATTAAAAAACTAAAGAAAATCAAGTGTAGGCTCAATCTGATTGATGTTAGAAAAGCCAACATCACATTCCACACCAGCACACACATCATCACCTGCTCTAGATTCATTGTCTGTGAGTACAACAATCTTGTGTTAAAACCTCAACAGCTTTATGAATCTGTCTTCAACCTCATGAATGAGGATGAATTGAAGCATATCAATCCTCTAGGGGCGTTTATTACCGGTTTCCGGTTCTTGGAAGGGGTGCAGCTGAAGTGTGTCAATAGTTTAGAGGACGCGTGTTGCAACAATAGAATGATGATGTATCAGAAGCTACCATTATGTATTGAGAAGGACCGGGTTTCTCTAGAAATTATCAAAGACCATTTTGTTGAGGCATGTCTAGTTCTTAGGCAATTAGTAAGTGAGAACAGTGCTTGGATTAAAGCTTGTGTGTCACTCAATGAAAGGAGAGGAGGTATTTGGGTGGATTTCCTAAACCTGTGGGAAAATGGCCCGTGCAATCTAGGTGTAGAATTGAGTCATCTATTTGCACCTGGGCAGCAATATAAAGAAGCTGCATTCTGGTCACAGTTACTGCGAGACCCAGGCATTGCAGAGACCGTAGAAAAGACCGGCAGAGCCTGCCTGGTGGTTGACACTGCGCTAGTCGCCTGGTTGATTCTCCCGGGTGGTTTCGCTATTAAAGGGCGATATTCTATCTCAGTGGAGGACCTACAAATTATCTCCTCCAGATATGGCTAGCGGGGGTTCTGACACGCGATCTGTCCTCAGGAAGTTTCTAAATAAAGAATGTGTCTGGAAAAAAAGTTCAGAATCTACAGAGTTCATGAAGGTATACTTTTCCACTACCTCTATATCTCCTGTCTTTAAACCCACCTTCAGAAAAAAACTAGGATGTCATGCTTTCAATGTGACTGCCATTTTGATGAAGCCCAAGGGTTGCAGGACATGTGCAACCTTCTATATCAATGGTTTCCTGGTGGAAACCTGTGAACCGGAAGTCATCTTTACCAGGCCCGTACCTGGTCCCTTGGAGTTTTGTCTCATCTACTTTGGTCCTTTTGGTAACCCTGCTACAAATTTCAGTATTCCAATTGAACCCACTATCTCTGCCCCTCAAAATATGAAACTCATGACCAAAATGGAGGTCTTGGACACTTCCATTCACATACACCCATCTGAGATAGAGACCATTGTCAGGGGGGTGAGTTTCATTCAAGTAGGCAGATGCCTTTGGTATGATGGAGAATGTCTGTACACATTCTTCCTATCAATGGACTATATGATGTGTTGCCCGCGTATAGAGGAGCATCAATCCCTCAGCAGATTTATCAACCTGGTTTCCAAGTGTGACAATGGTGACTGTGTCCCTTGTTATGGGAAAAAGATCCATGCCAATGTGGCTGGTGGCTACACTGATCCCAACAGTAATGGACGCTCTCACACTTGCCCCTGTACCCTCTCTTGCTCTTCCTTGTCAAGGGATGTGGTGCCAGTCACTGGCAATAAGGGACTACTGAGTCTGCTCTTTGGACCCATGTCTCACTCTCAGGTCCAGAGTCTAAAGTTCTTTCCGTGTCTCAGACCTAAAAAACTGTCTGAGGTTATGTGTGGAGTGGGTGAAGATGGTAGACACATTCCTGTCAAGGCAGAAGCCTGGATAATGCTTAAAATGTCAGCTTTCTACTCAAGGTGTGCCATATATGAGTGCCAGATTCTAAAAAGAAAGTGCTTACATTCTTATTGAAGCATGTTGCACACATCAGGGTGCTGGGTCTCTTGCCTTCATTGGTGAAGATGATGGTTCCATTCTCCTTCTTGATGTAAATTTTCTTGGCTGGGAACCATCTATACAGAGTATTGATGATCTCTGTGAAGACTGAGTTAGCCACATGTTTTTGGTGGGCTACATACCCCACGTGGATATTTTCCACCGTGGATAACAAGATGCTGATGATGGCTACCACTATCCAGGTCTTCCCATGCCTCCTGGGTATGAGGTAGACGCTGGACTTTTGTTTGAAAGTTTGTAACATGTCATGGTTCATATCAAATAAACCAAAATATTCCTTGAACGTCTCAAAGAGTCTGTTTGTGGCTTCAGGGGACTTAATAGACACCAAGAAATAAAAAGTGTGTAGGATCAGCTGTTTCTGAAATGGCTCCACCGTGTGGGACCTGACAGAATAGCACTTATTTAGAAATGATGATAGGTTGATGATAAACTGATTCAGTTCCTGAAAAACCGGGCACCCTCTAGCGGATGTTTGTGTTATTACAGATGATCTATATTCAACTGTGGCCTCTGAGTCATAAAAACCAAAGCCAGAACACAGAGACTTCACTATATTTGTGAGATCATCTGTGAGTGCTGGCGCTCTCAGATCAACTTTCCGGGGATTTCCAATTGTGGGGATTAGTTTATCATTAAACACTGGATTGTATGTCTTGCAGTATGAGTCCAAGACATAACTGTACAGGTTGGTTCTAGAAATAATTCCAATGTTAGGGTGAGCCATTCTCTCAGATTTGCTCTTTTTTGTAATGATGGCTGGATGTTCATGGTCCCAACATAAATTATCAGGGCCTTCTGCCAGTTGGTATTTTCTGTAGTTCTCCACTAGGACGTCCTTGCACCCAGATAGGATCATGTTAAACCTGGCAGCAATGGTCTCTGATGGGCAAGGGTTGGATGAAGACCAAGATGTGGGTTCCAAGTACTATGACAGCGTCTCTCTGTCTGTGGGCCTGTGTGAGAGTGTCCCTGATCAATTCAAATTGATAGAGACACCCATTAATAGCTTTCTCTTGGTCACAAATGTGATGCCAACTGATACCAGACCATGGTCTAGTCAGCTACCTGGTGGAATGGATTTCAGTGGAATCCACTTACCCAGGCTTAAAAAACTAAATTCTTTGACTCAATTTGAGGTTAAAGAAAGAAAGGAGGATGAGTGTCTGCCTCAACCTCCACCCAGTGACACGCACCTCCACTACACTGTCTATGATTCCTGGGCATGGCAGAGAGCTCTCAAAATTAACAAGGATGAAGTGATTCAGGAAGCCATAGAGCAGTTGTCTAAACCTGTTAACTGGAAGGGTGTGGTTGTGGATGACCCACTTCCTCTGCTATGGTTATTGTTTTATGGGAAGATGTCTTTCTGTGGTAACATAGAGTGCCTGTATAACAATAAATTTAATCATCCAGGGCCAATACTGTGGCCACAGTTTCTGTACAAGCCAATGGAGAATGTTCAATCTTTTATAAGTGGAGTGTGTAAGTATGTTAAGTTTCTGTATGGGTGCAACTTCAAGAGAGATGACCTGTTGTTAGAAAGGGTGCCATTTGATGAATCAAGGTTTTCTGAAGCATTGGAAAAGCTCAGGTTTATTGAGGACTGTGGAACATATGTCTCAAGGACATGTCTGCCTTGTAAACTCTACCATCAAAATTTAGTGAGTAGAAGGGACATCAGCAGCACAGGGGCCAGTGTCATATTAGGAGGTTCTGGGAAAAAGTACATAACCCCTAACACTGGGTCTAGGAGGTGTCTGGACTTTGGAGACATAGTCCTGTATCCATCATATGACATACCTCGTATATTGGACGAGGTAGAGACTTATGGCATCTTCTAAAAAACAATCTGTTGATTTAATAGCCAGGGGCCTAGAAGCTGATGTTAATAAAAAAACATCAGTTAGTATATTTGACAGATTTGGGGGAAAGAGCCCATTGTTTAAAAAGCAATTTGAAGACACAAAGCTCTCCCTCAAGAGATATAACAGTGTGAAACAGAGGAGTGGAATCCAGTCTTCCCTAAATCTATTGGATGATACTCTAGAGAGCAAGTCTAGGGAGCTCCATCTGCTTTCCAGTTTCAATAAGTCCAAAATCACTCGCCTAGAAAAGATCTGTGAGGCTGTTACTGAGCTGAGGGAAGATTTTGATTTTGAGATTGACAACTTGAAAACTGTGGAGGATGAACCAACTACCAGAGGAGATAGTGAACCTGACGATATTGCAGACACCATCATGGAGTGGAAAACAGACATGCTCCCATCTGTCCCAATCGGGCCTCCGGGGAGGAGCGTGTGAAACCCCCGGGACATTACATGAACAGAGTCACAGCAGCGTGCTCAACATGCTCCTGGCCCTCAGGGACCACATGTATGTGGTAGAAACATCACCTGTGGGGGTTGTTATGAGACCCCCTCTAAAATGGACCACCTGTGGGCACCAGGCCCCTAAGATGTCTATGCTACTGGGAAAGGGAGAGTATGGCAAAGTGGAGGCCCTATCTAAAACAGAATGTGTGAAGACCTTTGTCAGCTCTCCTTCTTTCTATCACGAGTTACTGGCATGTGACTTGATCGAGCTGGCTAAAATTCGCACTTTGTGTCCAGAGAAGGGTCGTGCCCTCATCTCCTTTAATTCTGCCTGCATGTGCTGCAGGAAAATATTTTTCCCCAGGTACTCTACAAGTCTGAGTGAGTTTCCCCACTGGACTGCAGAAAATATCCCACCGCTTGTCAGAGGTTTTGATGGCCTCTTAGATGCGGTGGTGTTTCTGAATGAGCAATGTGGGCTCTTTCATTCTGACATCAGCCTCTGTAACATCCTGGTGGAGAAGGGAGTGACTGACACTGTATTGGGAAAGCTGGTGCTGGCTGACATGGGCTTGGCCACTCTCCACTCCGGAAATACCAAAATAGATATTAGTATCAGTTCCTCTGGAGGGAGAACACTATATCAAATGTTTGTGGAGAGGGGGCCCTTTATGGTGTGTAAGGATGCTTACAAACCAGCCTGTGTGTTGTGGAGGTGTTTTAAAATTGCATCAGCTGTTCAGTGGGCGGAGATAAAAACTGAATGTTTGCCAATTTGTCCCAACATGGCTAAAGTTATAGATATCTCTTGTCTGGCTTACTGTTTATTAAATGTCATAGAGAAGATTATGGATGTTACACATAAAGAGCCAACAGACTCTTTTTATTCAAAGTGTACCCTCACAGAGTACCAGTCCAAGTATTACCTAAAGTGTCTAGTCCATAAAGTAGTTCTACTGGAGTTCCTCTCTCGCCTGTGGAAGACTAAATTCAACATAGGAGTTAATAGCCAAGGGAGCTTTCACTCACTATCTCTCACATTTCAAGAAAAGGAGGAGTTTAGGAGTTGGTGTAGGCAACTGGAAACTCAGTACATCTGTCACCTCTACCCACACAGTGACTTGCTAGTCAGGTTTGTGGAACTGAGGGATTGTGTTGCTAATCTCCTAAGCCTAGATTATTTCTCTCCTTGTGGGAGAGAGATCTAAATTGCCTACTGATCTAAATTGAAAAGATGGACTTTTTTTCTCAAACCCCTCTGTGTGAAGAATTAGAAGGTCTCAGTATGGAAGATTCTAAAAGTAAATTGGAACAGTTTACTTTTTCCAATTTTTTAAAGAGTCATGCTGTTAGGGAATTTATCACCAAAAATTGTAAGATCCCTAGACTGCCAACAATGAGATATGTTTACATCTACTACCTCTTCAAGAGGATAGGAGACTACATTGGAGATGACACAGTGTGTAGTCTATACACTGAGCTGACAAGAGTAGGGACTGAAGATGTACTTAACATCAAGGAGATTTATGATGTGTGTGATAAACTCTCTCCTTATGTCCAGTGCTCCATTTGCTTGGCCATTGAGGCCATCACGCGGGGGCAGTCTATGAATGTCTTGTGGGACATCCTCAGGGATGGTATCATCTCTTCTTCCAAGTTTTACCACGCGGTCAACAGCCAGAACCTCTCAAAGAAACTATTCCAGCCTTGGCCCATTGTCAACAACTACTATGTGGCCAGTCCATTGGCTTTTGGTCTGAGGTGTGAAGAGACTGTCAAGAATATCCTTAAGGAGTTTGTATGTAAGGGTAAAAATGTCCTGTGTGACATGGGGTTCATGCAGAGCCCCAAGGATGGTATCTTTGGTGTGTCTCTTGACATGGGGGCTCATGTGACTATTGACCAAGATAACATCTTAAAATTCAAACCTTCTGCAGAGATATATGAGATAAAATGCAGATTCAAGTACAAGTTTTCTAAAACAGAGTGTGATCCAATCTACATGATGTATAGAGACCTGTACAACAACCCTGGAAAAAAATCACTGATGAAGTTTATCCACTGTATCAACAAACCTACTGTTGAGTACTTGCCAACTGGGAAACTCCCATCAAAGAATGACTACCTGTTGACTATAGACAGGGATTGGGATCTTAATCCCAAAAGGAAGAGAAACTTAACAGGCTTACACAAATCTCTATATGATTGCCTGGAGTTGAATAAATATACATCATCAAAAGTTTTTGTCTTTACTGATCCTGCTGACACAGATGGTAAAATTGATATTAAAGCCACCTTTGATGTAAACCTGTTTATAAATCCAGAACACAGTTACTTCTACCAGATTTTGCTCCAATATAAGGTGGTTCTGAATTACATACAACACCATTCAGACTCTGGTCTTGGACACCTCAAGAACTTCATTGTTTCTGGATTTTTTAGAAACAGAAACTATTCTGACCCTGTAAACTGCTCTATTGGGGAATCTGTCAGCTTGGACAGCTCTGTAGAAATTCCAGTACTACTGATAGTAACACCAGTGTACATCCCTCACCCGGTGGTGGAGAAGAGTCTACAGAAGGCTGCTCATTTTTGGAGTGTCTCTGCTGAGGAAGAATTTGTATATTCACCATGGGTGCCATCATCTCTGTTTGCAGACGGAGATCTCACACCATGACAGATGTTAATGGGGAACAAATAAATGTGTTGGCAGAGTTTGATGCCTTTGATGAAGAAAATGTGATTTTGAGTATGTCATCTGATCCTCTGATCTCTAAACCTATTCCAGTTTCTGAAAGACCTCCCACCCCATATCTAAAGAAACATAAACATAAGAATTGTAAAGATGTATTGTAATTGTCATCATCTAAAAGAAAAGTTTGTTATACTTATATGATCTAAAAAAAATAAATATGAGAAAATGCAACTGAAAATGTTTCCTTTTAATTTTTTATTGAAATTTTCTGCATAATAAAAAAAGTAAAAAATTACTGCATGGTGTCAGTGACTTGATTGCCTATACTTCATCTTCTGTTTCTGACATGCTTTCTTCTTCCATGAGGCTTGGGCCATTAGAGGATTGTATCTTAGATAGTTTCTCTCTAATTCTATGCATTTTAGTAGCAGCACTTGTCTTCACTGGAAGTGCTGCATAGATGGGCTTGGATTCTGACTTGCACAGTCTGAATAATCTTATAATACTAAACAATATGATGGTAGCCAGCATCACATAGATGTTAACAATGATTGGTGTTTTAAGATTAGCATTTACAAACACAGTCTCATACCTCCATAGAGGGAGAATTAAAATGAGACAGGAGATGGCCGCCCCCATATGAAATCCCAGCTGCAGTTGGAGATACTTGACCAGATATAGCTCTGTGATGAGGAACCACATGACCAGCAGGCAAAAGTGTAAATTGATGGCTCCAAAGACCACATCAGACACCACCACGTAAAAGCTATTACCCACAGCCATCATGAAGCTAAGGGAAAACACCAGCATCTCCAGGCCAAGGCAAAAAAGCTGAATGTTCACAATTACAGTCTTGTAGATGATGACAACACTCTCCAACAAAGTACCCCTGGGGATACCCTGCTCCAGAACTTTGATTGCCCACAGCTTACTGTTTCTGGATATATTACACTGCACGTGAACAAATGAGATCATAAAATGCATAGTGTACACAAATGCAGCCAGGTATATGTGCTTGTAAGACAATACCTGGATAAAGAGCTGGATAGTCCACAGTCTCCACATCCCCATGAGTACTATAGTGGGTGTGCCAACCAGAGAGATCCACTGGGACAGGGTGGTGAGACTAACAACATGCTTTTTCCTGGCTTTGATGATGGCTATAGCACCCACAAAGTAGTACATAGCCACCACACAATCAATGATGAAAGTGATAGTTATGTATGTAAACATCTCAGGGGCTTCCAGATACAGTGTGGGTGTGATGTGTTTGGCCACATTTCTAGTGGTCAGATTTAGGGAACTGTAGTTCACCAGGGCATTAAAGTAGCATGGAAACCCATACCCTGGGAAATATGCCACTATAGGAACCACTGATGACATGGCAAACATTATAAAATACAGGACCAGCAGCTTAACCCATGTCTTGTAGATGAATAGGTCACTCTTAGAGGACTTCATCTCTAGATGGTGATATTTCCTCTTGTTTCTCTAAAGAGATGAGAGCCTCTGTTCACTCAATCGAGTGTCTGGCAGCAAGTGGTGAATGCAGACTCTGATCTCTTGATCTCCTCTCTGATGGGGATGCGGTGGAGTTAAATAGAATAAGCAACCAACCAACCTCCTCTGATGAATAATTTCTTTTAGTGGCTGCAAGCCCCCGGGACTTTTAAATATTGAGTCCCCTGGTCGACAGGTACTGACTATCCTCTCACAGTAATGTCTCAGACCAGAGTGACTAGTGGTAGGCTGTTGGGGGTGTATTTTTATAATGTCTTAAAGGAAGCTAAATTAATCATATGGTATGTTTCATATTCTCCCTGTGACAATCATCAGACAACTGACTTTGTTTTTGTCATAGAGGAGCTCTCTGTACAGAGACTGCTGAGTATGCCCTGTGATTCCTTCAAACCCACAACACATGAGTTGGGGCTACAGACTATTCTTTGGGAGCAGCACCTGAGGCGTGAAAACCCTTGGATCAGGAAGCTGTACAGTTTCAGTACTCACCGGTTGCTCTTTGAAGAAGATGAAAGTAAGGTTCTGGTGGGGCTGGAAGTTCGTGACCCGGACACCACACCCCCAGGTGAAGATCCCCACCTCAAGGGAGGTTACCTGTTGTCTAAGAGCAGTCAGTTTTTTTCAACCAGTCGCCAGTCCCCATTTTCTATTGGAAATCAAGAGAGGGGTGATCAATGCCACGGCCATAAATCGGGCGATCCCTGGTTTCACCTGATGACAGAGAACATGACTGTGAGTGACATTGACATCTTCATAAAAACTAGCAGAGGTGTTTATGACTGTCACTCCCAGGATACAGAAGATGAAGAACCTGCGTGTAAGCAACCAAAGATTGAGAAGCTACACATCACTGACATCTTCCAGACATCTGACCACGTGGTGACTTTTGGGTCTCACGTCCTATGTCTCAGAGTGGTCCGTACAGACTTTCAGATACTGTGGACAAATTCTGAGAGTGTGTGGAACTGCTGCCTGGCAGAGTTCTTCAGGGTGCTTCACAGAAAACTATTTTCTAATTTTCAGGGACTGGTCCCGGTCTACACATATGTATTTCCTACAGCTATCCACAAGGGGTCACCATTTCCTCCATACTTCCCATCCTTCCCGTTCACTAGGATCCTTTTCCACACCCCAGAAAAGATTTCAGCCAAAAACCTCAACAAGAGCTTTTCCCCACAGGGGGCGATCTTGCTTCACTGGCACCCCTTTTTCAGGTCTCCACTAGGAGACTCTATCCTCACTGAATCTATAGTGGACAGTCCACAGAATCCTGGAAGACCACTGTGGCCATTATGGGTGAGCGAACTCAACCCCAAACTCCAGGACGACGGAGAAGAGGGGAAACAGAGTGACACGATGCACCTCACATACAGACACCGCATGTTTATTGTTAACTTTACTCACGTCTTATATGAGTCATTGGGGTTACATCCTGAAAGCAGGGAACTGTCTCTAAATAATGTGCTAGAATTAGGGTCTGAGATTTATGTAAACTTACTAAACACTACGTACAACACTCTGCTCACCCGGATTCTCCAGTGGGCGGCAATGTCTGGACTAGTCTGGGTAGCTATAAATAAATGCCAAGTGTTCCTCTGCAGCACGACTGATGATGCCACTGAGAAGGTGAGTGGTGTGTTACTTTCCACTCTGCACTATCCTGTCAATAAGCTCGATGTAACACCTCAGTTTAAACAAATTCCTCTTTTTTTTACAGGATTTGATTACTGTCCAAAATAGCCTCAAAAACATCCTCTTAGATTTAAAGCTCAACACTGAATTGGCCCTTGACTGCAGAGAACAGGATGCAGCTGTCTTTCTTCGTAGGAAGAGTCATATCTTTTTTGGAGAACTGTCAAATAATACATCTGATGCTGAGCATTGCACCACTTGGCTTGAGTCTTTAAACAGAGCTCTATCATTGTACTTGGCACAACGCCCAGACTTTAACCTTTTGGATGTTCTAAAGCAGCTTACAGTGATCTACTTCCAGGAAAGATTCAACACTAGTTTCTGGTTAGTGGGGGAGGAATTTTTATCATCTATCCCAGTACAGCCAGTCCTACCCATAGACTGTATCCAACCCAGGAAATACCTGTTTACCAAGGATGGGTGCATCTGCTGGCACCCCAGTCTGCAGTTACCTGTCAACATTGATTTTATGACTTATTTCCAAGAGACTATCCAGTGTCTGAACCAATGTCACACAGACCCCCTACTAAAATCACACACACAAATTGGTATTGAATCATTAGAATCAATCTTGTCTTTATTATGATAAAATCTGAGAACTGGTTTGGCCAAAGAGGCAGTGTTCCTTATATATTTGAATCACCTTTTCACATTGAAAATGTGTTGTAAAAATTGTGTTGAAATAAAAAATGTTAAAAATATTTGTCTGTGCATCATCTTCATCCTCATCAAAACTTAAGTCATGGTCACCATACATCTTGTGTGACTCCAGGTAGATGGGTTTAAGAAGACCCTTGCTTTCAATACTCCCTTCTTCCAGGACACTCTGCATCTTGTACATCATCAATCCCTGGTAAGTAGTGTGGGTTTGATGTGGATCAAGCTTAAAATATGTCATAGCTGTGGAGCAGAGGGTCTCTATCCCGTGGAGTAAGAAAGATGAGTCTATAGAGGGGTTTCTGGAGTATGTGTTTCTAGCTCTCCTGAGGATACTCAGGAGAGCACTCAATGAGAAATTTGAGCAGTTCTCTACAATGGAGAGGAGTACACAGAGCTCCAGAATACACCCATTTGGGGGTCTCAAGACAAAGACCCGCTGCTTGAAGACATGAGGTTTAAGATTTAGACTGTCCACTAGGTCTTCAGACTCCAAAAGACATGTCATGATAAATCCCACAAAGGTCTCAGACACCATCTTCTGTTTTACATAGTCTACCAGCTTAGACAGGCACAGGATATGATTTTCAATCAGATCTGGACAGTTACAGGCCACGCAGACATTGTCACTCTTGTTCACCTCCAATACCATCCTGGGTATGAGGGGGAGAGGATATAAGGGAGCCACATGCTTGGCCTGGACAGGGGCCCTTCTTGGTAGTCCTGTCAGATGCTTGAGGATGTCCATAGTCAGTAAAATGGGGGAAAATCTCAAGTGTCAGGATCAAGAGGACACATGTACTGTCTGTTCTTGAATCTCAGGACTATACTTTACCCCAACGTCCAGCATATATATATGCAGCCTACTACTCTTATATAGGTGTTCTGCGATCTCATTTAGGCTTAGAGAAGAATAGACATCTGTGATTAGTTCCATGTTATACAATTTAGTGATGACATAAGTGAATGGGCCCAGTAACACAGAGACAGTGTCTTGTGTGTACTTCACATAGAGCCTCTGACCCTGATTGTCAACTACTGGGGTGAGTTTAAATGTCTCAAAGACCTCACTCTCCCACAGTGAGGTCAAGTCTTTTGTCAACTCTCTGAAAGGAGGAACATATTGGGTTAAAAAGCTGTTATGTACAACTTCCCCTCTGTTTATAGAAGAAGATGAGAGGTTTAAACTGGTGCTGCTGATGTCTAACAGTGATTTTAGAGTTTCAGTTGTTAAAAAGCTGCTTTTGGGCACACTGTCACATCCTACTTTTTTTTGATCAGAGTGAATGCTGTTTATGTGGGATTCTAGGGTGTGTAGTTTTTTAATGATGTCTTCCCTCTCCCTTTCCAGTTGATGGATGGTGTCAAACTGTTCATTTATTTGATTGGTAAGGCACTTAAAAACTGTGCCAGATACTTGCTTTTTAAGACCCTGTGCTGTTGAATCATTGGTAGGTGCACCAAACAGTTTATTTTTATCTATGATGTTCTGAGACACATCTGTCACAAAATCTTCAACCACATCTGTTATCCCACTGACTGTCTTGTTTTCTGCCAGTTTTATCAGCAGTTGTAACATCTCCTTTTTAGGGTCACTCTTTTGGGATGATTGTTCTAAGTGAGAGAGGATATCTTTGTATATATTATTAGTGGAGGACCCCACTATAGCTTTCATGGGTGCTGTGTTGAGCAGTTGACAGAGTTTAGCGTGTTCTGTTGTCCTGTGACAGGACATGATAGTATTACATAATCTTTGCACGGGGCTATCAAATGTGATTTCTCTGTTGAATATGAAAGGCCTGTTGATTATCTCAACCTGGATTTTCTGGTTATTGTAGACTCCCACATAAGATGTAGTCACTGGATCAAAATAGATAAAAACTTCTGAAAAATCTGGGATGTAGATAGAGGTGAGGGTCTCTAACACTCCAGATAACTCTTGCTGGAATGTTGTGACAACTGTCTTCATGGTTCTGTACTGATTAGGGTCAAAGTTAACAGAACTAGAAAATTGTGTAGTTACCCTTTTTACCAAAGCAGTGTCAGGTTTGGTATTGTGAACTGGCACCAGACCTACAGCTACCACCCAGTCTACATACCTCTCATATGACAGGTTGGTTTTGGTATGTAAGATGTGGTAAATGTTATTGAGCAGCAGCTGATCTAGAGTCATCTTCATGGTGTCCATCCAGGACTGAAAAGTTGAGGACTTAAAGGCCGGGCTATCAAACTCAGAATTTTTCCATCTGCTCCTTATCCCGCTTTCAAACTTTTGCCAGTCTGATATCACCTCATCATATGTGCAAGTGGAGAGTGCCTTCTTGTAGAGGTGCACAAACAACTGTCTGGAGAACACCCCCGGGTTCCTTAGGCTGGAGTGTAGAGTTTGTCCCTTGACATAAGAATATTTTCCCTGCAGGATCTCAAAGAGGTGCACTGAAGTTTGACTGGGGTGGATCATCACCATGGAGGAACCCAGTTCTGGATTCATCTTGAACATGACCTCTGACTCTAAAGTGAGGACAATAGTCAGGAGGATCAAGGACCTGGCTTCTCAGACCACTGATCCACCAGAGATGAGCTGGTTTGATTCTCAATTTAATCCTGAGGAATCAAGTGCACCCTTTCTACCCTTTTCTGTCTTTTTAATAACAGGAACAGCAGGAGCTGGGAAGAGCACCAGTATATCTGCTCTACATCAGAGTCTCAACTGCCTGATAACTGGTGCCACTACAGTAGCCGCCCAGAATTTATCCAACAGTCTCAAGGCATACTGTCCAACCATCTACAATGCATTTGGCTTTAAGAGCAAACACATCAACATCCTACCCAGGCAGCTGCCAAGCGTGCCCCTTGCCAACATAGAGCAGGTACAGCACAGAGAACTTTGCAGGTATTGGCCCATCATATCTGACATCACACAAGATTTCACTGCTCAAAAAAAGAGGGGTAGGTACAGGGGCCTATCTGAATCAGCATTCAAGGTTCTCAGCAAGATGGGGACAGTGTCAATGTGGACCACCAACATCATTGTCATAGATGAGGCAGGGACCCTGACTTCCCACATTCTCACAGCTGTTGTGTACTTTTATTGGTTGTATAACAGCTGGCTGGAGACACCTCTCTTTAAGAAAGGGATGATTCCCTGTATAGTCTGTGTAGGGTCTCCCACTCAGACTGATGCATTCCAGTCCACTTACAATCACCTTAAACAGAAACATCAGATTTCTGAATGTGACAACATACTCACATTCCTTATGAAACATGAAGTTGTATCCAAATATGTGAACCTAAATAGGAACTGGGCCCTGTTTATCAACAACAAGCGATGCACTGACCCAGAATTTGGGCATCTGCTAAAGACTCTGGAGTACAACCTGGATATCTCTCCTTCTATGATAGACTACATAGATAGGTTTGTAGTGCCCAAGAGTAAAATTCTCAACCCCCTTGAGTATGTAGGCTGGACCAGACTATTTATCTCTCACAATGAGGTGAAGTCTTACATGACTGCTCTACATGAGACCCTGACATCAGGTGATCGTGGTAGAGATGATCATTCTGGGACTAAACTCTTTACCTGTCCCATCATCTGTGAGGTGTTTACAGAAGCATTTGATGAATACAGGAATTCCATCAACCTGCCTAAGCTGACAGTGACAGAGTGGCTCCATAAAAATCTATGCAGACTCAGTAACTATTCTCAGTTCATAGACCAGGATCTATCAGCTGTCAACATAGAGACTACAGAGGATTCAACAAAAGTCACATATCTGGTCAAGTATGTCCAAAATAGCTACATTTCTCTTAACAGTAAGACTAAAAAATGTATATGTGGTTACATGGGAGACTATGGTGGCTTTAAGTCTATACTAGACAATGAAACATTTATAGATATGCATGCCCATGATCAACCAGAGTTTGTGTACAGCTTTCTAAACACCTTGTTATATAATTGCATGTACTCCTTCCATAAGGAGGGTTTAGATTCAGATAATGTAGGATTTCTAGAAAAGATGGCAACTTTACCCATACCAGATAACATACTGCTAGTGAGAACTGAACCTGAAATAACAAGAGAGAGAGAGATTGCCTCACTAGATCCAGAGAGTGATGTTTTTTATCATCTGGCATCTCCTCCACCATCATCATCCTCTGCTACATTATCCAATATCATTTCCTTTTACATGTCTCTTAAAGAGGTGTTTTTAGATCGCTTATCCCTGGCCGTGGAGTGTTTTGGGGAGGGGTTTTTAAAGAGAGAATTAGTGACATTTACAGTAAATATGATTATTAGGGGAGGAGTTGATTTTACTTCAGGTGTTGATAGGCTCCATGGCCTACTGGACTATGCATCCAATGTAGAAACTTATAAACTTAAAGGTTACACCTTTTTACATGTTAATTTTGGTAGATTCAACAAGGGAAATCTGAGTAAAGACCTCCACAGCAAGATGCCAGTTGTGGTAGTGCAAGACAGTTATGGGTTTATAGGGTGTCTGGAAAACAATATCAACAAGATGACAGAGGTTTTAGAAAATGGAGACTTACTTCATATTTGTACAGCTGGGGATTATGGAATCAGCTCTAAGTTAGCCATGACAATAACAAAGGCACAAGGGATGTCTTTACATAATGTAGCAGTGTGTTTTGGTAACAGCCGTTACATTAAAAAGAGCCATGTGTATGTAGCTATATCTAGAGCAACTAATCCAAATAACATGGTCATAGACTGTAACCCTCTAAAAATCATAGAAGATGAAAACTCACAAGATACTTCTTCAAAATATATAGTACAGGCATTAAACAACCCAGAAACTATTCTTGTATACTAAAAAAAATAAATCTTTTAAGAGGAAATATTGTTTGTGTTTATTCTCTATCCTCAAGTCCCCAGTCCCCAGTCCCCAGTATCCCCAAGTCCCCAGTCCCCAGTATCCCCAAGTCCCCAGTCCCCAGTATCCCCAAGTCCCCAGTCCCCAGTATCCCCAAGTCCCCAGTCCCCAGCATCCCCAAGTCCCCAGTCCCAAGCATCCCCAAGTCCCCAGTCCCAAGCATCCCCAAGTCCCCAGTCCCAAGCATCCCCGAGTCCCAAGTCCCAAGTCCACAGTCTCAAGTAACCCAAAGTCCCCAGTAACCCAAAGTCCCAAGTCCCCAGTCTCAAGTAACCCAAAGTCCCCAGTAACCCAAAGTCCCAAGTCCCCAGTCTCAAGTAACCCAAAGTCCACAGTAACCCAAAGTCCCAAGTCCCCAGTCTCAAGTAACCCAAAGTCCCCAGTAACCCAAAGTCCCAAGTCCCCAGTCCCAAGTAACCCAAAGTCCCCAGTCCCAAGTAACCCAAAGTCCCCAGTCCCAAGTAACCCAAAGTCCCCAGTCCCAAGTAACCCAAAGTCCCCAGTAACCCAAAGTCCCCAGTCCCAAGTAACCCAAAGTCCCCAGTCCCAAGTAACCCAAAGTCCCCAGTCTCAAGTAACCCAAAGTCACAGACAGTCACATGTCAAACAGATATAAATTTCTCAATTCTATTTTTTTTATTAATTCAACACACAAAAATCAAACAAAAAGTTCATTTCCAAGGCCAATTATACGGGGGGTTTCCAGCTATTGGGGGTGTAGATGCCATAGCATGTTTCATTGATTCTTCAGATAGCCCAAACTCCTCTTCTGATTCTTCAGAAGAGGAGAGCTTTTTGGTAGCCCTTTTCTTTTTTTTCTGTTTTGCCCCAACAGAACTGTTTTTCCTCTTACTAGATGTTGTGGGTTCATCTGGTTCTGGCAGTTGATCCTCCTCATCTGAAGAAATCAAATTAATGACACTTAGTTGCTCTGTATGTAGTTGTTTAGACTGACTGTCATCAGTATGATACTTGTATCTTTTTAAGATGTCTGGTTCTTCATCACTTTCTGAATCGTCTCCTTCAGGTGAAAACCCAGACTCACATTCATCATCCTCATCATCTTCATCATCTTCATCATCTTCATCATATTCCTCATCATCAGTGTCATCAGAACTAGTTTCTGAAGTTAGATCACAAGATTCATCAGAATCTGTTTCTTCCTCGCTGGAAGAGGAGTCGCTCTGGTCCAAAACTGCCTGAGGCGCGGCTGGTTGTTTAAGTATGTAAGATGGAACGTTTCCAAGTCTTTCAGTCTGGGTTTCATCGTCATAGAAAACATCATCAAGGCTACTTTCATGTTTCCTTGATACTCTGACCTGTTCACTAACTTTACATTTTGGAAATTGGAAAAAATTAGTAGTTTTTAGTCTGGGGGCGCCAGGATCACTGGTCATTCTAGGCACATTATCCCCACGATTTTTTTTAGTTTTACTCTTGTATTTTAAAAACATAGACATGGTGTGGAACTAGTCCAAGTTCCAGTCTATGCAGGTCTTCTGATGAAGCTTCAAATAGTTATTAGCCTGAGTGAAGTGATCACACCCAGAAAACTTGGGCCAATTTGAAGGTCTGGTGCTGTTTGCTGCAAGAGGAGATGGGTGCTGCGCTCTCAGAACAAGATGCTTCTGGCTGTCTATGAGACTGGCCTTTTCAATAGCCCTTGATCCCCACAACAGGAAGACACAGTGATTCAACTGATTAGAGAGGCAGCTTATAATGTAGTTTGTAAACCAAATCCAACCTAGATCACTGTGAGATCCAGCCTTCCCCTTTTCAACAGTTAGTATGGTGTTTAATAGTAAAACTCCCTGCCTTGCCCAGTTGTCAAGGCAACCATGAACAGGAACTGAGAATGAAGCATCAGATCTAGAGATCTCTGAAAAAATGTTTTTAAGGCTAGGTGGAATTTTAAATTCCCTTGACACGCTAAATGCCAAGCCTGTGGCTTGACCCCCATGATATGGGTCTTGACCCAGGATGACCACTTTGACTTCAGTTGGATGACACATAAATGACCATCTCATGATGTGTTCATCATCAGGATAGACAATAGATTTAGCCCTGAGTTTAGACACATCTTGTAAAAGAGACAGTAGTTTTTTTTGAAGAAAAGGAGACATCTGTAAAAATTCCAGCCATTGTGGAGAAAGCATAAGTTTTTCTGGAGCCACCTCTTGGTCATCTTTTGCTGACCATGCGTGTAGTTGTAGCCACTTTTCCATTACTTACAGTTGTTAATCTAAACTGACTAGAGTTTGTATTCACTACAGAAAAGTTGGCCACGTACTGAGACCTGTACTCTGTCAGAGTCTTTACAAGATTCAACTGAGGTTCTGTTTTGTACTTGATCTGTTGCATCACATTTAACAGGAATGAAATTAAATTGAATCCATTGACACATATCTCTGTGGTCACACTACTGTTTGTTTTCCTGTATTGAAATTTTGCCACATTTACCCCTTTACAGGTAATAGGATTATTGACATACATTTTTGTCACTTCAAAAATGTTGGGAAGAGTGCTGATGTCCATCACATTTACATCACAGCATGGTAGAGGAGTATTTCCTACGCAAAATGTTGTGTACACAGTCAACAGGCACAGAAACGGGCCAGCTACCCTAGCAAGGGTGTTCATTTTTAGCTCACAATGTAGTGAGTACAGACTGAAGGGCACCTAATTTTTTTTCTTTATATAGTTGACAGGGATTATAAACATTAACCTATATTTCACACATCTTCTCTAAAGTACCCTGAATCTTTGAATGAGGATTTAGGTTTCTTTTTTGTTTTAGGTTCATCACTATCCTCATCTTTTGAAGATTCTTCATACAACATGTCTTGAAACCTATCTAGGTCATAAAAAGGTGCCCCATCCTCCTCTTCTGAGCTGTAATCCTCAGTTTCTATCCCTCCACTAGCTACACCCAGTTTCTTATCATCATCTAATTCCTCAAATTGTTCAAAGTCCTCTTGAACCTCATAATCCTCATCCTCATCATCATCCTCCTCATCTGAAATTTCTAATTGTATGTCTTCCTCATCAGATAAAAGTAGCTCAATTTCCTCCAAATTACCAGAATCATCTGGATCAGTTCCATCATTCCCAGAAACAAATTGTCCTTCACTGACCACAATAGCCAGTGATTCAGAGACAGGATGTGAAGGGGAAAATGTAGAAACATTTTGTTTCCTTTTCTCATGTTTTACTGTTTCCATTCCTGGATTTGACTCAAGTTTCATGTGTCCAAATTTTTGTGACACCTCATCAGTTTGACTCACTGATCTCATAAGTCCCAATTTCCTAAATAAATTAGCTTTCTGTGCTGGACTTAACCTCTTACGGCCCATTAGATTGGATATTCTGGATGATGACTGAGGTGTCAGGTGGTATGGCTTAGACAGCTCAATGTGAATCTGTTGCAGAGGGTCATAGCCCAAGAGGTGCCTTTCCAGTTCATACAGGTGATGTTGATCTCTAGGTGTAGGCAGTGGTATCTTCTCTAATACCTGTTTTGCCTGGCTGAGAGAAGTGACAGGTGGAATTCCCAGTGCATGGCATGTCTTAATCATCTGCTCCTGAATCATATTCAACTCCATCTCCACATACCTCTTCACCATAAAGTACAACCAACAAAAGTTCAAACATGAGGTTAACAGAGACAGCTCTGTCTTTACCTCCTCTTCAAAGTCAAAAAAATCAGAGCTTGATATATACATGGCAGCCACCTCTTCCTCTAAGATGACCAAATTTAGATTGAGGACTACTTGGTTGTAGGTCCAAGTAAGAAACATTGCAGCCCTGGAGTGCTTGTGATGAGGGTGAAGTTTTGGTGGTCTCATAAAAGCAGTTGCTCTTTGAAGACCCTTGATTAGGTTAAGACAATCCACACAGCCACATGTGTTTTCATAAACAAGACACAGTCTCTCTTTGCAGTCAATAAAGATGGTCTCAACATCAGTCTCATATTTGTGGTCTTTTAGATGCCTATAGATGGTCTTACATGTTTTTTCAGAGTGTTTAACCACCTCCACCACAGATAGCTTGTGCTTGAATTTTTCTGAGCCCCCAAATGAAGAATTTAGAATAGCCAGAGAAGCAAGCATACCAGGGTGATCATCTCCCCCAAACATGCGCTGGATGTTCCTCAGGGCAACTGTTGGTCTCTGATGAATGACAAAATTATCCATGTGGGATTGCCATTCCTTATAGTTTTTACTGGAGACCCCCGGGATGGGAATCTGAACCCTGCTGGAGGCCATTGCTGGTGCGTGCAGAGTTAAAAGTTGAAATCCTCAACCACACCACACTAGCATTTAAATAGAGTCCTCCCCTATCTGTGAGCCCTGCCCACTAAAGCAGTTCATTCAAAGAGCACTTAGCCCTTTAAGCTCTGAGAATGCTGTGGTTTTTTCCACCCTAGTTTAGGAAGTAGTATGACTCTTAACTAAATCAGATTTCATTGTATCTGCAAAACCCTAGGGCTTTGGCTGCCCTTACAAAAAAGACACTGAAGCTCACTTTGCTATTAGTCCTTCAACACCACAGAACTAAGTTTGCACTAGTTTAAGTGGTTGAACAAAGGAGGATACACAAAATGGAGCCAAAAGATTTTCAGGTATGATTTTTTTTATTATAGTTGATTGTTATACAATGTATCAGGGTCAAACCCTTTAACCCTTTGTATGCCAGGGAAGGAGTAGAGGAAGAGAGGGGGAGGGAGTGGGTGGGTGGAACTTCCTCTTTTTATCATGCCAATCATATGATATAGTTCCATCTGAGTTTTTGGATCAGGGAGATGATTTCTTGGGGAAGGGATGTACATGTACTTGCTGGTGTCATCCTCTGGAGCTTCCAATACAAGAAATCAACTGTTTTAATTAAAGTTTTCATCTTGATCTTGTTTTTAGGGTCACTCAGGAGAAATGTGACCATCCCTTTAACCTCATCTTTCATGAGAGAAGTGTAGATGTATAGAGAATATTCTACTTCTGCATTGGATATGACCATCTCATATTTTCTTAACACTGTAGCCCAAAAGACAACTAGATTGTATGGCTGGTTGAAGATGATGTCTGGGTATTTCTCCCAGACAAAGTCTTGGTGGAATAGGTTAACAGATACAAATGAGAATTTAGACATTGAGTAGACTGCATTGCCTTTACTGATGAAAGAGTCTCTTATGTAGTTTTTAGCATCATGAATCTGGGTCATGTGATGGTGACACCATGTAGCTAGAGACCCCCCTGGAGGGTCTCTGGAAGTATCAAGTGCTGGATACTTCTGTTTGAGGATCTGTAGTAAGGCTCCCCCTATGTTGGGTGATATTGATGAACTGTATCTGGATGTCAACTCTATCAGTGGGGAGATCATGACACTGTATTCACTGGCCACCTCTAGCAACTGCCTTAAAAAGTAATTAATGTTTCCAACAATCTCTTCTAAGATGCATGGTTCTTGCTGTTTGTTTCTGATCAGGTTGTCACATATCCTCAAATAAAAAACAGCCTTTTCCAGATGAGTTTTTGGTTTAGAATAGACAGGGTTTTTTGTATCCCTGATATCTATAGATTTACATTCTTTCAGCACTGTCTCTTCATCTGGGATGTGGTAGTTGTAAATATTGTTAAAAACACATTTCTTCTGAGGCTCTGCTGACATGGTTCCCTTCTCTTTCTGTTTGTTTCACAGGCAGAAATTAGAGGGCCAAAGGCTTTCTGTGTAGAGCACTTTGTTGGTGTCTCTTATGAACTGAAGCTTAAAATCCTGGATCTTATTCAGATGTTCCACGACTGTTTGGTGAATGATGATCTAGTTGATGAGTTCATGCAAAGGATGGGGCATGTGTGTTATGCATTGGATCAAGAGATGAAACAATACAACCCACTAGCTGGACTGCTCCTAGAATGTAACTTGTTTAACCTGTGGAACCTCTTTAGAAACTACAAGAACAAACAAGCAGCATCATCTGCCAACAAAAATCCATGTGCCCTGGTGGCTCAACAACTTTTAAAATTCCATGCAGAGAGGCTGGTGGTTGCCACTGACAGGTTTTTTAGCACAGCTATCTGCTCTGGCATTCAGATCCCACCCAGCCTGTCCCACATTATCTTTAAGATTCAACAGAATGCTAGAAGCAGGACTGTCACTGCCTGGAAGACCCTGGCCGGAGGCAGGAGAATGTTTATGTCTCTAGTAGCTGAACTGACTGCCCGCTTTACCACCCTGGACCTCAAGGGTCTGTTAGACTCCAGGACCAAAGCTTTCTTTAAGCTTTCATTCCCACCATGCAGGGTGCAGTCTATTGTGGATCTTCTTGGTGTGATACACAACCAAAAAATCACAGACATGAAATCCTTGTGTATCCCCCGGGCTAAAAAAAGGACCCCTCATATGGGGGTCTTTGGAGGCTCTGGAGCAGCTGTTGGAAATTCTCCTCTCCCAGAAGTCCTGCTAACTGAATTCAGGGGAGATGATATGATCAGGGGTGATATCTGTGATGTCAACCCCTTCTTATTCAATCCAGAGGAATTTTTAGCAACTGACTTCTTTATCTACATTAAGAGATTCTATGGTATGGGTGTCTACACGCGGGATATCTCTAAAGTATCATCAGATGCGCCTCAAGGCTGTCAACAGTCACCCCTCACTGCTATCCAGAATGTCACACCGGGGTCTCAGAATGTTGTGAATTATGACAACCCGCTAGAGGGCACCAGTGCACAGCCTCTACAGTTTATGTACCAGCCCATACAACAGAACCCACCGGCGTACCCCATCTATACACAATTCGACCCTAATTTTGTTTTGTGTGGGAATGGCTTGGTGCAGACTCAACAGGCTGTTGTGTCACAGCCACAGGTAGCGCTTCAGGTTCAGACAGCACAGCAGGTTTTAAATGTGGACCCTCTGGTGCAGATTCCGATGGTACACGTGGGGCAACAACCCACATCTATCATTCCCACCCCGGATATCTCTTCAGAAATGGAAGATGTGACCGCCCCTGCCCCTAGGAAATCTAGTAGTAAGAGAAAGCGACGGTCAATAACAGATGATAATATGGAGACCAAACGAGGAATCAGGGAACATATTGACAACCAACAGGTGGTCTCTAATTCGACCACCTCGTCCTTTTCTACTATAGATACCAGCCTCTTCCCTTTCGCGGTGCCCCAGACTGTTATGACATACAGTTCTGACTCAAATTCTAGTAGTTTTAATGGGGGCTCTGAGAAACCATCGTCTGTCAGCTGGGACACTGTTCCCGGGACTTCAGAGGATGAAATCCGGGACGCGGTGTCCCAGGTCACCCGTGGTTCTGAGGAATCCCAGTTAGACCCAGATGCCGAAGATTGCATGCTAGATCAGATTCTGCAGAGCCTCTACGGATTAGACTCCACCCAAACCATTCAAGAATCACTTCCTCAAAACGTGAGTCACTCTCAACCAAATTCAGTGAATAGCACTTCATCTGGCCAAAGTCCAAACCCTCAAGCAAGCAATTCATTGTTTGACAATGGATTTGTGGAAACTGGCAACATTGACACATTTTCATTACATCAATTACATCTCAACCGGAATTTATTCCAATGATGCATATGCAATGCTTTTCACTGCTTTTGTACATAATTAAATGTTTTCCTTTAAATCACAACTGTTGCAAAATTGACTTTTATAAATACCAGGGACTAACAACCTCTAATCATCACTTGGTTCTCTCACTATGAACTTGGAACTATTGGCAGAGGTGGCAACCTCTCGCTGTGGTGAAAACCCACCATCTACTTCTAATTCTGAGAGCATGGAGGCTCAATATGAGGAGGGGGTGTCACATGCGAGCAAGAACATCAAGAGAGCAAAAAGTGTAGAGATGATCGCTAAGTATCTCTCTAGGAGGACCCTCCGAAATCAGAAGAAAAAAGAAGCCATCATTAGTCAGATTCAACAAGGGGATTTGACAAGGACAGAAGCCCCCATACAACTGACTGCCAAATTCCAGCCACTGACAGCGGCTCACTTCCCCAGCAAAGTAAAGAGAAATAAACCAGCTGTTGTGAGCCAACTGCCTGTGGCAGTGGTCCAAGTTCCTTACTATGTGACTAATCCAGCATCTATCCAGTCTCAAGCTTCAGCTTCAGCTTCGCCTCTCCAAAGAGTTGTTTCAAACCAGACCCCGTCTCTGGGTATGGTCCAAGGATGTACCTTTTATCCACAAACAATTAAAAAGGACCCATCAGAAGAGCGGCCTGTCTGTGATTCACTCCATAATATCATCAGTCCGGGTATTCCCAATACCCCATCTGCAGCATCTACCCGTTCAGCGCCAGTCTCTGCTGACCATGCCCTGGAGGCTCGCGTGCTGGTGAGTTCAATACAATTTGAGATGTTTTTTTTCTGTGCTGAATTATTTCTAAATCTGTGTTTGTAAAAGAAATTACTGGATGTTGTAAACTCATGTGTAATGAATTTTTATTTTTATAATTTTAGGAGTTGTTTCCTCCTCTGGCTCACAGACATGTTGTGAGGGGTCCGCGAAAGCCCACTGTCCCAGAACTTTTAGAGCAGAATTGCCAATACAAAGAGGTAAGATTATTTTTTAAGTGTGTAAAAAATGATGTTTCTTTATTATGGAGATATATTTTTTTTAAAAGATGTCTACTTTAGCAAGTCCATTCATTCTTCCTTTTCTTATCTTCTCTTTGTCTCACAGATTATTAGAAAAAGGGATGCTGAAGTGGCGCGTCTCTCGAAACAACTCAAAGAGTCTGAAAGCAAAGTGGTGCAGCTGACAGCCCTGCTACACTCTGTTGCTCGGGCTCAGAAGGGGAATCCCCAATCTCAATCAGCCCAAACCTTGCAACCAACCCATACCACCCCAGTGGCTCCTCCTAGCGCCAATTGCTTCAACTTTATTCCTCAACAGCAAGTCATGTTCCTTCCAACTACACAAGCCTCCTATCTACCTCTGAACTCTCCTTGTAACTTTATTGTGTTAAAGCCTAACAATCAAGCAATGCCACAGAATCAATGCTTTTATAATCTAGCTGTCAGTGGCAACCACAATTCCAACACTCCAACAAATTCAGAAAATAAGTAATTCTGAAGAGGAAAAAGAAACTGTGTGATATCTTCCCTCTTGCTCTAACAATGATGGACAGCTCCCAAGTTCTAAACTGTATAGTTGCTGTGACTGATTCTATGGGAATTGGTAGAGAGGGTCGCCTCCCATGGCCACCACTTAAAGGTGACTTAAGACATTTTCAAAGACTAACTACTGCTTCTTCTTCTGACTCAAGACAAAATGTTGTGATTATGGGGAGGAGGACATGGTTCTCTCTACCAACCAAGAGCAGACCTCTGAGAAACAGAATAAATGTGGTCCTCAGTAAAAGGCTGACAGAGCCTCCAGAAGGTGCTCATTTTGTGGCATGTAGTCTTGACATGGCTCTAAAGAATCTAATGTCTCCTGGACTATCTGAGAAAGTGGGTTTAGTGTGGGTTATAGGAGGGAGAGATGTCTATGCTGAAACTATTAGCCTCCCTTACTGTGTGAGGATATTTGTGACCAGAGTGATGGGTTATTTTGAATGTGATGTGTTCTTTCCACTGGAAAATTTTAAAATGCTCAAACACATACCAGATTTTCCTGGTATTCCTTCTAATTTGCATGAAGATAATGGAGTCAAGTATAAGTTTGAAGTATATGAAAAAGCCTCATGTCTATAAGACCATTGCTACTACTTTGTAAAAATGTTACCAAAACACAGTGTTAGATGTTTTCTACTAATAATGTTTTTTTGTTACAGTGTATAAAAGATAATAAAAAAAACAATATTCCTACATGTGGTGTCATGTTGTTATTAATAGAGTGTTATCCATGGAATGTTGGTTATTTAAATACTGTGGTCAGTATTTAATCCCTGCATGCAGCCCACACATAAGACATGGCCCAGAGGATTTCCCCATCTGCAGCTGTTTTCTTATGGCATCTTTGCTGGAGCTACAGTTCATTTGTGCTGCTCTTCTCTAGTCTTTTAAATCTTTATACCAGCGTTAGAGTGAGATCATTTGTCATCACTCATCATGATGAGATTAATCCAGAAACTGAACATTTGAATTATATTGACTGGGATAAGATTATGTTCCAACACAGTGAAGACTCTAATGTGTTGCTACCAGCAAGTATTGATACATTCTTCCCAGACCTGAAGATAAACCAAACAGCAACAAATGGAAGCTATCAATGCAATCAAACAGATGCTTCCTTTTCATTTACAAACAGGTGTTATTATATAACCCCTGCAAAATATTCATTTTTAGATTGCTTTGTCACTTGTGATAACTACTCTCAAAATTATTATTTTATCTCTCCAGAATCAAATCTGCAGTTCATAAGACAGAATTTAAACAGGTTTGAAACTGTATGGGTAGGTGTCTTTAAATCAAAGTATAATAAGTGGCAGAACTTAAAAGGACATGCAGTGTCAGTGCATGATGTATTTAATTCTTACTGTGCATATATAGGATACTATACAGACAGCCCATGGTCTTCATATTTTTGTGACACTCCAAGGCCCTGTTTGTGTGGAGGAATTAAATCAATAAACTCTGGGACCTGGACATACAGAGAGCTTAATTCTACTCATCAAAATTTTACACAGACATCATGATTTATCATCTACTTTTATTATTTTTTATACAAGTGAGGATTATCCAGGCAACTAGTACATCCTCTATACCAACTACTCAAACAGTGAATGTCAGTACAGGTCTAACCCATGTGTCATCAACACAAACAGCTATCACTTCAACTACTACAGCTGCACCCACCACAACTGCACCCACTACAGCTGCACCCACCACAACTGCACCCACCACAACTGCACCCACCACAGCTTCACCCACTACAGCAGCACCCACCACAGCTTCACCCACTACAGCAGCACCCACCACAGCTTCACCTACATCAACACCAACAACAGCTTCACCCACCACAGCTGCAACTTCAAATGTACCAAGTACCACATCTACACCAATCTCTACCCTGCAGCTAAGTCATTCCACTAATCAAACCAGTACAGTGACTGTCACAGACACATCCAGTGCTGGTAAATCCACAAAAAACTCTTCCCAACAGACTAGCAAACCTATAACATCTTCTGTTTCAGTAACAGCATCAACTACAGAAGCCTCAACTTTTACAGAAACATCTACCACAAATGTATCAACAAGTTCAAGTCCACAGAGTAATCTGTCTGTTGTTCCAAACAGTACACCCACTACTAGCTCAACAGAAGTAAAATCCTCATCTGTTGATAGCAGCTTTTCAAGTGTATCTTCAAAAACAAATGTGTCTTCTATGACTCAAAGCAAATCTCTGACTACCAAAGGTGTAACTCCATCATCTCCTACAAACTTCACAATGTCAAAAGATGCTACATCACCTACAACTACCATATTGCACCCTACAACCACACAGCAAACTAAACCCCTTGATTTTATCCCTTACTTCCCATCTGTTGCTGACATTGTGAGATCTTTGTTTAAGACTGGAACTATTCTCATGGTGTGCATCATGGTTTCTGTCATCTTTATAGTAATGTGGAATTTGAACAACTGTTCTGATCACTCACACAGTGAATATGTTTACACAAAACTTGTTTGAAATAAAATTTTATTTTGAATTCAGAAAGATTACATGTTGTCAGTCTTTTGTGGCTCTGCTTCTACTTTTAGATCTGGCTCTGGTTTTGGGCACAGAAGTTGATGAAGCCCCTGGTTTTTCTCTACTGGACCCAGATGATCTCTCCCCAAGATCTGCTGTAGATAGTGAGAGTCTCATAGAGAGGGAGGCCATTGCAGCCTCCATCTCCTTTTTAGTAGTGGCCCCCTTAGTTGCATCCACCACCCTCTCCTCTATTTTTTTGGCAGCTAGTCTAGTGAGACTTGATGTTATGTTAGTGATCATAGCCTGCTTAGCTGTAGGTGTGAGGATCTCATCACCCTCTTCCAGATGCTGTTTCAGTTTAGTTTTTAGTTTCTGATTCTCCAGTTTAAGCTTGGACAGTTCTGATGCCAGATCATTGGGATTCAGTGTTTTCTTGGAACCCCTTTTACCTCCTCCAGAAGCCATGGTGTCAGATGTACCTTAGCAGATTTCACAAGTGTCCTTAAATACACCCAGGAAATCAACTATGAAGTGGCCATGGTGTTAACAAACTTGTTGAAGCACATGTACATAAGGTAGATGGAGCAAGCTACACTGATGATCAACACATCTATCAATGTCCAGATGGTAGAAACACTGTTAAGCTGCAGGGCATATGTGTCAGCATTACATGTGAAGCTATAAAAATCCACAGTGGTTGAGTCATTAGATGCAGTGCTGGTCACTGCAGTTGTAGCAGCAGCAGTTGCTGTTGAGCTTGTAGTGGGTGTGGTGGTTTTATTGGCATTAATCCCAATAGTCAAATAGCACAGTATCAAACTCAAGAGGCCAGTCCAGAGGAGAGACTTAGATGGCCTCATCTTTAAAACTCTGTCTATTCCTTTTCTTCTAGCCAGTGAGATACCAAGACCTGAGTGAGAAGAGAGCTTCAGTGGTTCCCTTATATATCTCACGCACAGTCACCCATTCAAAAATGACTATGAGAAAACAGAGACCAGAGGTTTACTATGAATTTGAGTCAACTGCATTCAAACTGACATCTGGCCTAGAAAGTTCCAGGGTCACCCTCACCAATCTCCACCCTATTCTGGTGAGGCCATTTGTGCCTACCGTCCTTCCCTTGGGACTGAAACTGCTTCACTGCCTCAATGGACAGGCCTTCATCCTAAGTGGTCAGAGTCAAAAAAAGGTGTTTTGCCACACTGGCATGATAGACTCTGGGTACAGGGGTGAGATAAAACTGGTAGTGCTCAACACTACCCAGTACAACATCACACTGTTTGCAGATGAACTAAAAATCTCTCTGGTGTCATTCTTCTATTCCACTCCTCTTTTGCAAGACAACTTTCTACTGAGCAGGCCCCATTATGCTAAGGATGCGGGGTTTGACCTGTACCTGCCAGAGGACCTCCTCATATTCCCACAGAGCAGCACCACCCTGACCATAAACTCATCAGTGCCTACTACCAGCAAGTTCTTCAAGCCAGTGATTTTTGGCAGATCTGGATTAGCCACAGAGGGGATAGTCCTGGATGTTGTCAAGTGGACACACAACCCACTGACCCTCAAAATCTACAACTTTACTGACAATACTGTCAGGTACCCTGTGGGGACAAGGATATGCCAGGTGGTATTTGTCCATAAGAGACATTTTCCCAGCAAGCTGAAACATTTTTTTACATATGTGAACATCAACAGCAAAGTTGCCTTTTATTGGGCCAACGTGTCTTTCATAGATGCAAAAAATATGATATATACCAATCTCTCGTCACCCTCCTGTGGGGACACTGTCCCTCCTGATGGGAATGATAGGGGGGATATGGGTTTTGGTTCATCTGGTAAATAAATTTTTTAAGAATAAACTGAATATGAGCAACAATTTGATTCAATGTGTTGTTTATTTATTTTTTTCAGTAGACACTTGCACTGTTTGGAGTGCATGGGTTTGGGTACGTACAAACAGTAAAAAAAAAGGTGTGTTGGCAAATGTCCCACATGAGTGGAGAAGAGCAGAGGAAGCTTATTTCCCCCAGTGGAAATGATTTAATGCATCTCCCTCACCAGAGGAACTTCCTCCAACGCAGGGACAGGAGGTTTCAGTGGTTTGTGGTTTGAATCTAGATGTATCATCTCAGTCCCCTCTGGGTCGTCATATATGGGATCCATAATGGCAGCTTTGGTGGATTTAGGTGCCTCTGTAATCACAGAGGCAATATCAGCAGCCCAGTCAGAAGAGATATCCATCTGTATAGCAGAGGCCAACTTCTCCATCTCCAGCAGGGCAACAGATTCCCCAGCTTGTTTGTTCAAGAGAGCTTTTAGTGTTGAGTCATCTATTGTCACATTGCCAACAGCCATAGAAATCATAGTGTTCCAAATAATCTGTTGTACAGACTTTAATTTAGCTATCTGGGCTGCTACAATGTTTTGGCAACTGTCTGGCACTTTGACAGTGTCAAATCTCCTGAGGTAGTCCTCGATTTCATTTGACTGTACTGCCAGTAGATAGGCCTGCCTGAGAGTCTCAGATGCGTGTTTATTCTGTAGCAGATCACCCACTGTGACGCCGGGTGGGAGACCTTGGTCAATCTCTGCCCTGACTCTCTCCCCATCGTCCTCATACATGTTTATGATCTTCTGGTATTTGGGACTGGATCTGCCAAATGGCCACAGACCACAACATGTCCACTGAAGCCAGTGAGATCCCATCTCAGGGTGCGGAGATCTCTCACTACAAAGTTGTCTTTGGAACAGATGGGGACACTGCAGAGATCCTCACAGATATCCTTACCAACACAGACAACAAGAGCAGTGTGTTTTGTTTAATTCACAACTGCTACTCTTATAATATAAACAGGGGTGATGTCCTGATCACCCTCTACATGCCCACAAAGAGGCCAGGTGGTGCTGAGAAATGTCTTCCTGTGATGCAGTTCAAGAGTGATGCCTCTACAGCTACTGGGTTTTTATTCCATGGGAAGCCTGTCTCTGTGAAATACATCCAATCTAACCTTGACTTGAGGGCGGTAAAGAAATTTTTCAGGCCTATACTCAGCGTCCTCAACTGCACCAACAATCAATCAGACAGGCCTCATGTAGACCTGAGGAGCACCATCTACTGGTTTAGGGCTAAATTTGTAGTAGCTATGAGGAAGATGTTTAAGATTACCACTTCCCCATTTTGGATGATTTCTGCCTTTGGGTCGTTTGAGATTCCATTTATTCTAGTCAGTAGCTGCTACTTCTTCGAATCCCATGACTGTACTATAGATACTCTGAGTCACCTGGCTAGGCTCTTTGAAAGCCACCGCGGTAAGTCTCTAACATCCATTAACACGTTCAGTGACCTGTCTGGAATGTTTGGGACTTCCGCCTGGTTGAACCTGGTACCTAAATTCTCTGACTATGTTTCCAAGAAGCTGGCCAGAGATGACCTGGAATCCCAGGCCATAGACATTGCGGTCAACACCTTCAGGGGACAGCTCATGCTCTCTAATCCAGATCTGATACACTACATCTACCTCTCTTTCTTCCAGTGTCTCAACAGAGAGAATTTCCTGTTGTATTCCCGCCAGACAGATCCTGAACACATTGATTCTATTCAACCTGACCCAATCCTGACCCGTTCTATCGATGACAGTTTTAAGAACAAGATGAAAACATACTACACTAAACACACTTACTTGGCCACCCACATATCTGTTAGTTTGTTGAACCTGCCTGCCCTAGAGGGCTACTCTCACGAGGTGGTGTCCCCTCTTCCTTCTATTGTTGGTAGGGACCCCTTACAGTTCTGGTTCAGACAGTCTAGAGAACTACAAAAGTTCTTGACTGAATTACAAGAGGAGTTTCCTTGTCTCAGGATCTCTAGTGACTTACAGGGGCTTCTTGACTTAGCCTCTCTGGACCCTGAGCAACAGGATAATGATTCCATCAAGGGCAAGCTCTTTTCAGACCCCCCTCTCAGGACCCCGGTATTTAGATGCCAGTATCTAAACAAAACTTTCTTTTGTGTGGTTAACAGAGATAACCTCACAACCAAATGGGCTGATAGTGTGGTAAGACCCTATGTGACAGACTGGTCCAAGCTGACAGACAAACAGATCACATCTAGTATCTGCTACAAAGAGGCCATGTTCTCTATGCACCAGATAAGGGAACAGATGGAAGTGTCCAGGCATGAATACTTTAACCCCAGACTGCCAGTCTTTAACCTGGTCTTGGACTTTGACCTGCCCTTAAACAAGGCAGGTCTCAGCTTAGACTACATATATTCCATCTGCTTATCTATTAGGGAAGATGTAATCAGTGCTCTGAAACTCCTAGATAAAAATGTAGACCAGGCCCAACACCCAGTGTATTTTTTCAAGTCTGCATGCCCACCCTTAGAGTGGATAGCTGATGGAGAACCTCGGCCCTTCTGTAACTGTTTTGAGAAACTAGGTATGAGAGTAATATCCCCCATGCCCCCAGGAGTGGCTATCATAGGGGGTAAGCCTTTAGTGTCCTTAACTAAGATCCTCAACCGCCTAATCAAGATGAACAAGGATGTTTTCGCCATCTGTCCTAACATCCTAGAAATAGATGGACCATTTGACAGCGGCATCTATCATAAAGGGAGGTGTGTGAGACTCCCCCACACCTACAAGGTGAATGAAACGGGTGGATTAGAGAGACTTCTGAAACTGATAGTTTGTCACCCTCACGTGGCTGACAAGGCTGAGTATGTGAGCGGCGCCACTGCCCTCTCTAACCTTTTGTATCACTCCAAGTCATCATTTTGGGAAAATGGATTAAAACTCCCAACTGAAAAAAATTCCAGACTCTTATTTAGAGCCATATATGACATAACAGACGTCAGTGAAAACTTTCTGCAACACCAAGCCCAACTACATCTACCAAAGTCATATGAGGAAGTTGACAACAGAATAGAAACTATGACTGGCATTGATCTTCTAAATTGGATCACTGAAGTTGCTTGGCCAAAAATATTTCACAACATCAAAGTTTACCTCCCGGATGATAAAGCCACACAGTTTCATTTTGTGAAATTCACTCAAACAAGCCATAACATCATACAACTCAAACCACAGAGGGGAAATAGCTTCCAATGCCTAACACTAAATCACAGGAGTAAGACTCAGAATGTCAGGATCTTCATTGTTCTGTATACCAATAAGGAAGATCAAGTGACCTCCACCCTCATGAGTCAGTGCTTTGCCAACAAATGTAATAACAATAAACCTAGGGCACATTTTTCTATTGCTATACCTCTCAAGAGGGAGGAGTTGTAAAATAAAGATATAAATTGCAGTGATTGTGTCTAGTCTCTTACTTTTCATTCTTATTGGGTTTAACTCAACTGAATCCTTGTCCTGGTGTGAGAGGAGTGTCTCCCTAGACAGAAGTGACAGCCATGGCTCAGAAAATGCTTAATGATGAAGAAGTGATGCAAGATATCCTTCAAAGTAAGAAAAAATATTCTTTTTCTCTTTGTCAGATGTATGTGGTATAGATTGTAATTAATTAGATTGAGTTGTGAAAATGTGGAAATTATAGACAAACATTAAAGTTGTGTGGGTTTGTAGAGGGAATGTAGTAGTTGAGTGAGGGGGCATTTGCTGGCATGACATTGTGTGTGTAGATAGGGGAGAAAATATTGTTAATTGTCTCTCAATATATATCTTTTATTTATGTATTTACAGTTGTGAAAGAAGATGAGGAGCTAGACTTTTCAGATTCTGAACGAGAATCTGGTTCTGGTTCCAGTTCAGAATCTGAGTCTGACTGTGATTCTTCGTCTGATTCTGAAATGGAGACTGATGAAGTGAAGACAGAAGATGCAACTAAATCCCAAGATCACCAATCTGCTGCCACCTCGTGGGGAGACATGTGTAGTTCTATCACAATGGAACAAGCTTCCCCTAAACCTGACACCGATCACCAGGAGGCACCTGAAAAAGTGGGATCTCCTCAACCCACTCTAGATGCAGGTGATTATCAACATGTTGACTCTCAACTCCCTCAACCTATTCCTGTTTTAGGGGGAGCAGTGACTCAATTCCAGATTCAGCCACCAGCTCCAATAATGGTGCCCCAATGGAGACCTGAAGGTGGATTCGACTGCTATCACCACTCTGCACATAGATCTCCCTCGAGGGGGAGACGGGATCGTTCTGGAAGAGACTTCCAGCAGCGTCCAACAGACCCTAGAATAGACAGGTCTAACAGACATCAGCCTTACTCTAGACAGGGACGATACGATCCGCGCCCTGAAAGCTCAGAGACGCGTGATAGATCTACGCGCCAGCCACAAGATGTCGCTTTACATAATACAGACCAGTCAGAAAGTCAGTCATGGTCTCAATCCAGGCCAAGGAGGAGACAGAGGTCTAGACAGGCCAGAGACCCCAGGTTTGGAGTGCAGCAGACGGGTTTCAAGTCTAAGATGAGATATCCCATCAAACCACAAATAGAGAATCCAAGATCAGCTTGTTTCCAGAACCTCATGAGGTCTCTGAAAAAGATGAACTTGCCACCTCAGATGATGAGACAGAGAGCCTCTAGTCCTCCGTGTAGACATGGTAGCCTACCCACTCCCACACCAGGGTTGTTGGTCCCGGCGCCCCTCAACCTGGGAGAATTTAAAGCTGAGAAATTTACAGACAACACTGTTCAGAAGATGGTAGATAGGGGTATTTCTCCACAAGACTGCCTCAACAAAACAATAAGCATGTCCAGGGTCTCCAGTAGGTTCCAACTGTTGAAGAAGTTCACCACCCAGACCATCAATTTTAACAAATGGGTGGGTCTAAGAAAGGAGACTATTATGAACTCTGGACTCATGACTCAAGTCATGTTCTTGGAAGAGACCCTGGCATGGTTGAAACTCAACCTTGAAAATAAAGCTGATCTGGGCGAGAAGGACCTCATCTTGTGCACAGCTGATCTTCTGTGCAACCAGATCATCTTTAAACTCAGACCTATTGCCTCCTGCTTGGAATCTGACAAGTTTCAACTTGCTGCAGTAAAACAACTGTCCTACTTGATGTGTGCTTCAGGTAGGACAGTAGATGCTGGTGTGCTCATGAGGGAGGTTAAGCTAGGAGGGAATTTGGCTACTCTGGTGGGATTTGCTGTGGCGATCCCTGTGCTTATGCTTTCTAGAAATAGAAAAGTAGAGGTCTTTGAGCACTGTAAGGCATACATAAATTTGTTCCAACCGGGCACCTTATGTGCTATCTGTAACAGTATGTTTTCCAAACTCAACCACACTTGCACAGAAGAATGTTCTGGAAATGTCAAAGCTGTAATTGGGTCTCAAGTCAATACTAGAGGTTTATTGTTTGTTCCTGGCCTGTAACCATTAATATTGTCAGTTATGTTCCTACTGTCTTTTCTTACAAAATATGTCAATACAATTTAATAAAAAATATAAATCATATTTTTATATGAGCCTTATTCATAGTTAAAACATTACAGAAAATGTTTCAAAAACAGAGAAAGATATGTGTGTACATATGCTTATATTTGACCAAAGGGAGCACACTGAATGTTTGTTTTAACTGAAGTGTCCCTCCCCCTCACCCAGTCCCAAGTCCCCCTCACCCAGTCCCAAGTCCCCCTCACCCAGTCCCAAGTCCCCCTCACCCAGTCCCAAGTCCCCCTCACCCAGTCCCAAGTCCCCCTCACCCAGTCCCAAGTCCCCCTCACCCAGTCCCAAGTCCCCCTCACCCAGTCCCAAGCCCCCCTCACCCAGTCCCAAGTCCCCCTCACCCAGTCCCAAGTCCCCCTCACCCAGTCCCAAGTCCCCCTCACCCAGTCCCAAGTCCCCCTCACCCAGTCCCAAGTCCCCCTCACCCAGTCCCAAGTCCCCCTCACCCAGTCCCAAGTCCCCCTCACCCAGTCCCAAGTCCCCCTCACCCAGTCCCAAGTCCCCCTCACCCAGTCCCAAGTCCCCCTCACCCAGTCCCAAGTCCCCCTCACCCAGTCCCAAGTCCCCCTCACCCAGTCCCAAGTCAAATTCTTACAAATAAAATAAATTTTATATTTTTTTATTTTCATATTGGACCCTATTCAATACATTGAGAGTGACAGACAATAGAATATTCACTACTAAGCAAAAACTCAACACAATCTTTGAGCCATTTATACCCTTTTTCAATTTCTGATGCATGATGGCAAACTCCCCATTTATAGAATTTATAAAGCAAAAGAAAACCCCAAAAAAGAACAGAGACTTGTAAGATAGTGATTCAAGCACAAACACTGGAGTCATGCAAATGCCTCCTCCAATCACATATAAGAGTGTCATCCAATGAGCAGGGTAGCAAAATCCACCACTGCAAAATGAACCAAAATTAAAGACAAGAATGTAGATTTTAAGGGCAAATAGCAACTCAGTGTACATTTCCACTGATAGTAAGAAAATAATAAATGCTGAGGTGATTGAAAAGACCAAAAAAATCTCTGTGCCAATCATAGCTGGGATAACCCTGAGGCTCAAAGTCACATAGAGGTTATCTTTTGATATGAAGATAGCCTTTTTATCTAGGAGGGCAGATTTAAAGGCACTGTGTTTCTTTAGGGTCTTGAAGGCATACAGTCCAAATGTTAGATAAGATACAAATGGGACAAACAGAAAGGATGATGTAAACTCACCATAGTGTATCATGGCATAATATGACATTATTCCAGTATAGAAACCAATTTGAAAGTATACATGAATGTGGGATGAGCATAGAAACACAGTTTCATATGCAACTGGCATCCACACAGAGAGTAAGACCAGATTTAGAGAGAATATAATTGGCACTGTTATGAATGCATATTGTCTCAATTTGATGCATACTAAACAGGCCATTAATAGGAGCACATTGAAAGCACATATCACAATCAGGCTCTTGCTTAATGTCCTAGAATATCTCTTAAAACAAAATGCCACCATGAGCATCTGGGTAGCAACAGTGGCCCATGAGTATAATGTATCATTATACACAGACAGTATACATGGTGGGAAAATTGACCTAAACAGAAAACACCAGATAAATGGTGTGACTGCCAAAAGTCCACAAGCAAAAGAGGACAATATCAAGATGGCATCCTCCATAGTGGTCTTTCTAGATTAGAGGGTTAAAGGTCAACTTTGGAACTTTAGCCTTAGACCCCTTTTTGCCACTAATCTCCTTTCTTCTTTTTTCTATTTTCTTGGCAGTTGGTAGTTTAATAGAGATCGGGGGCACAACAGGCTTCTGAGAGTCAGTTTCTTCTTCAGACTCACTGCAAGACAGGTCTTTGAGGTAGAATCTACTAGTGTGTGCTGTCTGTGACACTTCTGGGCTTGGAGTCTTAGGTTTAGAGTCTACATCCACACTAGGAGAGAGAGGAGGCACCAATGGAGATCTCACTGACTCTGGTGGCTTGACAACTGGTGCTGGGGTTGAGACTGGCTTCTCTTTAACATATATCTCTGCAAATGGATCATCTGAGTCCTCACACTCAACACCAGAACTGATATCAACCTTTGGATTAGTCTTACTCAAAATTACAGACAATTCACATGGCATGGGATTAGATCCCTTTAGTTGCAAGCCAGTCACCTCAACAGAGTCCACACCTCTAAAGTTAAAGCATGGTAGACAGATGGAAGGGACTCTGCATACATTCAAAGCACTCAGCAATGTCACCAGACTGGTTTCAAACACCGCATCATCAGTCACCATACCATGGTCACCATGTTTCTCTGCATACATCATGTCAGTGTCTGGGTTTCCAGGGAGTGCCCTGAACTCAACAGTCTTGCTCTCACTGCCAACAGAAAACACCATCACAGACAATATCTCACTCAGAGAAATCCTGACACTCTGACTGGTAGTCTTGATCCTCAAAGACCTGAGCCACTTTTGTAACATGTTACAAGTTTTAGTTGATATGACAACACTAGACATGATGCTGGGGTACTTGAGGGAATTTACAGGGATGGTCCATGACGTGAGGGCTGTACAGTGAGAGAGGCAACTGATGTCATCCATAGTCAGGGAGATGTCTGTTCTGACAAACTCTGGTTGGCTGCCACCTCTCCTCATTTGAAAAGTCATAGAGGCTCTAGAAACAGAATCTCCAAAAAGGGAGCAGGCATGGTTGAAGACATTACCATGAGAGAGATTCAAGAAAGACAGGGAGATGTCTTCAGTACGGCCATGAACCACAGTAAATATCTCAAATGCATTTTTTATCTTAAAAAATAACACCCCAGCATCTTCCACAGTGGCCATGACCTGCAATGTTGGATCATTCTCAGACCCAGTTATCTGCATCAACCCCTTAGAGATTGTAGATTTCAGGTGTTTGAAGATCCTGAAATTTTGTTTTAAACTGATAACATTCAGGCAGGCATAGTGGGTGTCCTGAAGTTCCATCTCTGTTTGAGGGAATATTGGAGTTATTTTAAAAAAAAGTAGTAGGTAAAATATCTAGAAGAGTTCAAAGATGTAGTTCTCTGTTTGAGAGATGAGATGTGAGCAGGGATCTGTTAGCTGTAGTATTTTTTTTACACAAGCTGAAAAAACCAAGCCTTGATGCTCTCTGGTAGAATGCCTGAAAGCTTGCCCTTTTGAGTCCACCGAGGTAGCTGATCTGAAAGTCAGCTGGGATAAATCTAAGGTTCCAGTTCCATTTCAGTGCACAGCACTACAGATCATTAGTCACAGATGTAGTGTAATCTGAGCTTTCTCTTTCAAAGAAATTAACATTCTTTAGACACCCGGTGTACACCAGGGGGCAGTTTGGGGGAGGTTGAGTGCCATACACTGCATCTATGTGTATGCTTTTTAAAATCCTATCAGCTGTAGCTTCCAGGAACTGTCTGATGTCAGCAACATTCACATGTGACACACCCTGACTCTTAGCAATAATGAAATTATGCTCAACATCCACAGCCTCATTAAACAGAGATTGGATCTGTGAGGATGTTGGCTTTTCACATTCAGGGATCAGGGTGTTGAAGAGCATGGCTGCCGCTCTGGTGTGAATCCACTCATCTCTGGAAATGTAGTCATTGGCCATACACACCCCATTCATGAGACCCCTGACCCGCAAGAGGGCTATAGAGTAGAAAGAACTGATGAAAAAAATGCCCTCTATAAGCAGGAAGAGCAACACTCGCTCTGCTCGGGTGTTGGCTTGACCCACCCTAACGTGTAGCCAGTGGAGCTTAGCTGCCAATGCCTCGTCCTCTATGATGCTGCAAGCGTACCGCTGCATCTCTCCCACATTGTTCTTAAAAAACATGTTTAGAATGTTGGCATAGACTTTACCATGAATGTTTTCCATAGCTTCCTGCTCAATATAGTAGTGCTCCACATCATGGCTATGAAAATCTTTTACCAGTTCCTCAATGTTAAAGTTTACTAATTTCTCAGCCATGGCCAAAAATGAAAACAGAAACTTGTAAAATTCAGTGTCTTTTTTATTCAACATCTGCAGACAAGATACATCTGTAGTCAGTGGGATCTGACTAGGAAACCACCTATTTTGCCAGGTCTCCTGGGTAAGGGATAAAAACCCCATATGATCACATGAATATAAAAACTTTTTTACAAAATCCATGGCTGATGTAGATTTAGGTGGAATGAATCCCTCAGAGAGTAAAACAGTCTACTGACAGGATAGACAGCTTAGATACTCTGACTGAGTCTTGTCCGGGTCTTCACCTTCAGGTCCTGGGGCCTTATAGGCACAAGCCTCACTCACTGAGTCAACAGATTTTGTGTACTGCAAGCACTCTAAGGCTGACAGTGTAGTTTGTTTTTGGATCCTGCAGTAGTACATGGCAGTCTTTAGTCCTGACTCATATCCTAACAATAAAAGGTTTTTCAAGTAGGTGGCGCTCTTGACATTGCTCTCTTTCAAAAACAGACTGAATGATTGGCTCTGATCTATGAAGGGGGCTCTAGCTCTAGCTCTCTCTATCTGTTCCTCTGGGCTGTAGTCAAATGCTGTGAGAAAGTTTTGGTATTTGATAAAGAGAGGCTCTGGTAGTTTTGTGATATCCCCACTGTAAAATCTAAGGATAGGGAGGTCAGCTGGACTGACCTCCTCCAAGAAGGCGATGTTGGGCCTCATGACTTCCTCCTTGTTTGACACCTTGGATGAGACGTTGGCAAAGAAAGGATAGAATGCCTCTGAGTATCCTGTGACTTGAGATGTCCCAGCAGTGGGCATCAGGGCCAGAAACTGGGAATTGAAGGTCCCGTGTCTCATCACACTCCTTCTGAGCCTCTCCCATTTCTGTCCTTCTATGCAGAGATCTTCCACGCTTAGTCCGAACCCCTCCCAATGGAAAATTCCCTGTGACAGCTTACTGGAGACCCATCTGGCATGGGGAGCAGCGCCACCTAGTGTTATGATCTGATTACTGGTCTTTACCGCCCGATAATACATTCTCTCAAAGATGTGTCTGTCCAGCTCCGCGCTCTTAAAGTGCATGTACCCTCTACCTAATTTAGCAAACACGTCTGCTAGACCCTGTACCCCAATCCCCATGGAGCGTTCAGACTGCATGATCCTCACGCTGGTAGTTGGGAACGCCCCTCCTAGAATAGATGCATTGATGATAAACACCGCTGCCTGCACCGCCTTGTCTAAGAGCTCAAAAGACAAAGTAAGATTGGGGACCAGTGGAGATAGTTTAGTTCTGACTCCCTCATCCTGGTGGGGTTTCGCTGCACACGAGTGGTCTGTATTAGCCATTACTAGGCACTTTGGCAGGCAGATGTTAGCCAGGTTACAGGTGGATGTGTGCTCGTTAGGCTGCTGGATGACCTCGGCACAGAGGTTGGCATAACCGATCGCGTTGCCCTGGGTCTCGCACCAGTGGTGCCTATTGATGCTCTCCTTGCATATCACATAAGGGGAGCCTGTCTTGATGATAGTATTAATCAGAGAGAACATGAGGGATTTGATAGGCATTGTCGCGCTGTGTTTTCCCTCATGCACTAGTCTGTAGTACTCTTCTTCAAACTCAGCCCCGTAGAGGCCAGGTAGCTTTTCTGCCACGGCGGGGTTGAAGAGATACCATGTGGCGTCCGGGCTCTTTTTGTAGAGCTTGAAAAACAGACTTGGGACACAGACCCCTTGGAAGATGCTCTGACATCTGTCTGGGTTTTCAGGGAGCTTGGCAGCCAGAAATTCTTCTATCTGACAGTGCCACAGCTCCATGTATGCTGCCACACTCACAGGCCTGGGATTATGGTCATTGCAGAAATCCACCTGAGAGTTTATGAGTCTCAGGCAGTTTTGGATGTTTTTCTCACCCGCGTGAAACTTAGTCACACTGAGACCCACACCAGACTTGCTACAGAGTAAAGGGGACAGCTCCTTAAACAGCGCGGACAGGGTCTTGCTCTCATCTGACATGTCAGGGTTCATGATAAAGCAGCTGGCTAGGAAGCCATTTTTCAACCCCGCAGACCTCATGACAGGGGTAGCACAACACACCAGCTGGGTGGTCAGTACATCAAAAAAGTAGGAGAAGAAGTCTAGGTCTTCTTCCAGGGTCTTGGATCTCTTATTGGATTCTAATTCAGCTAAAGACTTTTTCATAAATTGATGGGACAGGCACTGTTGCGTGAAAAAGGCTGCCAGCCTGACAAACATCTGCACGGGACTTTCAAACCAGGCCCCGTCCTCAGTTCTCAAGACATAGGTGTCATAGAGTCTAGTGGCAGAGAGGATGCCCCTGGACACCAGGCTGTCGTAGTCAGGGCCATTTTTAAATGCGGCACACATATTGTCAATATGAATCTGGTTTTTAGAGAGAAACTGGCACACATCCTTGTTTAGTGAGTCCCCAAAGAGCTTGAGGTACCCGGAGATATTGGGGGCTGTGTGCCTGTTCATCATAGCATGATGGAGGCGTCCGGCCAATCTATTGGCCTCAAGGTCCCACCCGGCAGAGATTTTTAGGGTATCAATGAGGGTCTTCACGAGGGTGGTCTGCTGGGCCGCTGAGGAAAGTGATGAACACTGGCCTTTTTCCTTGGTCTCCATTTTTTTTAATTCCTTCTGCCCACTGTTTATCTCACCCAGTTAACAGGCTTCAGAAGATCTACAAGACACTCCAAGTGCCTGGCAGCGAGACAAAGTCTGATATCTCTACAGTTGGCAGAGAAAAGCTCCTGAACTGGATATTTCCTCGAGTTGGGATGGTCTGAGCAGAGGAATAACCTAGTGCACAGACTGCTCCCAGAGTCAGATTATTTATATCCAACTCATCACCTAATACCCTAACTTTGTGGATAAATGTGTCTGAATAAAAATGCTTAAGCTGAAACATGACATCACTGAATCCTTTGCCTGACCTAAAAATCATGATAGATGCAGATGGAGTGTTATCCATTAGAAGGTAGACTATGCAGGCATAGTATGTCACCCTCAGGCTGACAGGCTGGTTTCCGGCCCTGGTTTCAGAGGGAGAGTCATCTAGGTCAAAAAATAAGTCAGCTGGTACTTTCAGTTTGAGGTTTTCGGGCGGGGACTTTTTGGACAGCACTTCCCCCTTCACCACAGTGGAAAGCTTGTTGAGAAATGTACTGTGAATATTTTGCACCAGGGGGCCCACTGGAGTCAGATACCTATGTAGGGTGCAGTTCTGAATCAGAGCCTGAATGTTTGGCACCGCCTGCTGAAAGTCAGCATCTGTCTCATACCAGATATTCCCAATCCTGTGCGTGTGAGGGGCTTGTCTAGCATCTAGTCCACACACTCTGTACAGGGAAACCGGGCTGAAGATTATGTCCACGCTCGAACACTCCCCATCAAACTGTTTGAAAGAAAATAGGAGAGTTCCTAGGGGTTCTTGGGTATGGAAGGTTTTAGAGTGAACCAAAAACTCTCCATAAAGTGACTGTCTGTATGGCAGGGTGATAAACTCATCTCTAAATATTTGAAGGGAGCTGGATACTAGACTGGGAGTATAGCTGGAGACAATCTTTTTAAAGTCTCTGGACAATTCTGAACCCCTAAAGGTGGAGAGCTTGTGACTCTGAGGAGGAAGCAGTCTCAACACATCTCTGACAACTTTCTGGTTACTACCTTCCAGGATATTTTCTGGTCTGGTCTTCATCTTTCTCACAAAGAAGAGAGGTGTGAACTGCTATTTTTTTTTGCAGAATCTCTATCAAAAACCAGGAGAGATTGAGGATTTGACCACACTTTTGGTGGGGCGAGACAGCAGTCAAGATGAACACCCGCGATGCTCTGGAGAGAGTTACCAGGCGCTTGAGTGAGGCTGATAATTCTCTCAGGCAAGTCAGAGAGCTGGTTGATCTAGAATTTATAACAGTGCCGCTCAGAGACCTATCTGACTCGAAGAAGGTGGCAGACTTTTTAAATACTCTGAGGGGAACAGACAACGAATATGTGGATTTCATATCCAACCACTTTGTTTACTATCTGCTCCGCGCTGCTTCATTCCACGAGCCCGTCCCATTGGGGGCTCCTGGGCTGGGAGATGCCCTGGCTCTGATGGAAGCTGTATTGAAGAATCTGCAGTCACAGAAGCCACCACAGGAAACCACAGAAACCCGTGACAGCAGCCTAAACAACAGTAGTGTGCTCACTCAGGTGTCTCAGTACCTGGCTCTGCTGAAAGCTCTCAAATTAGACCAGTCCTTTCAAGTCACCCCCTCTCCGGTCATAGGGACGTTCAGGTGCATAGAGGAACTGACCCTGGCCTTTTACGCGTCACACTGGAGCATATATCCCAAAGTGTCCCTGAAACCCCTAAATTTCCAAACACAGGGGGTATTGGAGCAGTGGCTATTGGTGTCCTATCTCACTGGAATGGGTATCCCCCACGACCTACCCAAAGTCCCGAGCCTAAAGACCTTGAGCAAAACCCTGCTGACCAAGGAACCCGGCCTCTTCATCCCGGTATCAGTGGTGACAGAGACATCCCTCACCCTGCCATTGGCCAAGGAACGAGCAAAAGAGGTGTTTACCTCGTTGGATGAGAACATCCCCAGTGTAAAACACACTCCCATCATGGCATTCAGGGACACTGACTTGGACTCACTGTCCACAGACTATCTTTTCCTGTATGACTTTGTGTTTGAGGGTATCTGCAACAGTCAGATTCACTCCTGCACCAGGAGGTCAATAGAGGGGTTTTTGAAGCGCTGTGCGGGCTTCTTGACTCAGATGACCAACATCATCCAGACCACTTGTGCCAACAAACCATCTCTGGCTCTACCAAAAAATGAGAGGCTCAGGGAGGGGTTTGCATCTTGCGGGCTAACTCAGGACTCTTGCAACGCTTTCAGAACCATGATGGCCATCTCCCACCCAAAGGCAGACCTGGGGTGGAAACACCTCGCATCAGTGATTCAGCTATTGGATCAGATCACCTTATTTGGTAAATTTTTTTTCGAGTGCCTGTCTAAGTGCAGTCCCACCAGCATCTCCTTCCGGGCTGTCAGAGACATCATTCACGGGGCCTATGTGGAGCAGAGCTCACTCTCATCCTGGCTACCAAACACTATACCTTTTAAGCAGACTTCTACCTGGCCAATCCCACCTCTCCTTAAAATCTTTGTCCCGCGACCCCCAGAGAAGGAACTGATCTCCCTATTCAAAGCCATCCCCTCAAACATGGGCAAGTCTCTATTTGGGATCGCTGCAAAGAGGGACTGGGGACTGACTAAGGTGTATCAGCTAGCCAAGCACAACCAGGCATTGCCTAAGATTTCTAAAAATCCAACCCCTAAACAGGCCAACAAGAAACAGGTCCAGAAATTTTGTGACTCCTTGGAGATAGGAGACACAGAATACCCATTAGAGGTGGTTCAGAGTCAATACTTTGCCACGGAGTTCACCCGGACCAAGATCGTCCCAGTACTACAAAACATACTCAGCAACAATGCTTCCAAGCACTCAATCTTGTCTAAGCTCAAGTGGTTGATCATTTTCGCTTTCGATGACGCCCTGGGGCTATATCAGATCAGGAGACCCTTATCTTTGGCATACTTCCAACTAGCTGACATCTACGGTCAGAACTCTTCAGGCCTACCTCTGAGCCACCTACTGGATAACATTCAGGAAGTCACCTCCATCATAGGGGATCTTGTTCCTGACACCCCCCAGCTTCCAGTCAACTTCCTTAGTCACATCTACAGGCTCTCATTCTCCCCTCTGGCTGTATCCCTCACCCAGGCAGCTGACTACTTTCTAAAGGAGATGGACCCCCTACTGGACGGTCTGTGGCACATGATCAGGATCAGTTCCATCATGTGCCACACTGTGTACCATTATGACTCTAGTGGCAGGTACATGGAACTACAAGTAGAGGAAAGTACCACCTCCCTCAGAGTCCCACTTGAAATCTTCAAAAAAACCCTTCAAACCATAGAGCTCAATGTCCATGAGACTCTGGTCATCATGTCACAGCTGTGCCAAGACCTCCACAAATCCTACGTATCCTGCCTGACAGTCATAGAAAAGACACAAACCTTAAGAGACCATCCTCTCAAGATAGATGTGTCTGAACCCAACTTCACTCTAATCCAAGATTCTCTACTGGGGTGTCTCAAGAGATACAGAGAGATCCTCACATTGGTGAGGGGGAACTGTTGCTATTCCCTGACTAGATACTTTGGGTTTATTTTTGAATCAGACTTGATAACAGAGGCCACCATCAGGCAGATTCTGGACTTTTCAGATGACACTGATAATCCTAACATTTTCATACACAGCATTCAGCAGCCTCTGGAACCTCAGCGCCAGCAGCCAAACAGTGCCACATCCTGGCCAAAACTGACACTGTTAGATATTAACACTCTTAAAGAGATATATGAACCATTCCCTTCAATGGAAGCTTCCCAGGAGATCACCCCCTCTATTAAACTTTCATATACAGACACAGTCAATGTGTCTCAGATTAACCTAGATTGGGACAAGCTCATACACTCAGAGTACCTCACACAGCAAGATTTGGGGTCAAACTACTCACACATCACTATCAAGAACTTGGAACAGACTATTACAGGCCCATTTTCCTAGAAGAACAACACACTCATACTCCACTCTCCCTTGATCAGATCACTTACATGCATAACTTCCCTTGACTAAAAAATGGACAAAATTAAAGTGGAACAACTGGATGAGCCTACACGAGCCCTCTTAGAACACTACAAGAAATATACCATAGAGGGTCTAGCTACCAGTGATCAGGCATCTTGCAAGTATGGTAAATATGCTGGCATGCAGTGTCTCAGCAACTGTGTCACCTACTTACTGTACAGTTACTACAACAACAACACACCAGTGACGAGTCAGGGGGATCTAGACCACATTTTGAACCTGGGGTCAAAAATTGACTTTGTTCTCAGACAGTCAGGAAATATAGATCCCAACAAGTTTGTTCAACTAAAAGAGATACCTGGATGCATAACTACCTCTCAGCTCAGCTGCTACGTGTACCAATCCCCAGAGTTTTTTGGTCTGTTGGGCCAAAAGGCACAGATAGTCCATGATGATATCAAATCTCTCAAGTCAGTCCTCGTCAGCAACTACAACAACATCACACAGTATCTAGTCTTTATCTGCAACTCTATCTCACTTGCTATCATCATCAGAGATGGTACCTACTATCTGTTCAACCCCCACTGTGTCCCAGGGATTGCCAACAGTGTAGCTCACGTGATCAGTACTAACAATGTTAAGGACCTGATCAATTACATCGGGGCCCCGGGTGTAGAGTACACTGGAGTCTTGTTATATTTTGTTCCAAGTGAACACAAAGTTGACACCCATAGAGCTTTTATAGGAAACAACTACAGCGTCCTTCGGTTCCAGCCCCTCAACCCAGTCCAAGTGGACCTTTCAGTCATTGACAACAAGTGCATCATACAAGAGATATCAGAAAACAGTCAGCAGCAGAAGAGTTTAAGCCATGTACAAAAAGCACAGGCTCGCAGCCAATCCCCTATTGTCATAGAAAAAAAATCTAAAAAGGGGAAGTTGCATAAAGGTTTCTCACCATACTCCAAATCGAAACCTGATTTAATTGCTTCTGAAGAATTTGACACCTCAGAGGTGTCAAATTCTTCAGGGACACCTGCACCTCCTGCCCCTCCTGCCCCTCCTGCCCCTCCTGCCCCTCCTGCACCTCCTGCCCCTCCTGCCCCTCCTGCCCCTCCTGCCCCTCCTGCCCCTCCTGCCCCTCCTGCACATCCTGCCCCTCCTGCACATCCTGCCCCTCCTGCACCTCCTGCCCCTACTACCAATGACACTTCGGTGCTACATCCTACCCCACAAGAGAATGCTCAGTTGGAAGTGTCATCGCATTCCAGTTACCAAGACTCTCCTGTGCCAGATTTGTGCAAGCATGTTCAGCCAGAGCATGCCGTCCAACCACCTCCCCAAGTTATCACTAAAGGTGTACAGGAAATAGTTGACTCTATGTCTTTAAAGAGGAAGAGGAGAGTAAGTGATGACAGACGTCCCAGTGTAGTGTTCGACTCTGATGAAGATGACATCAAACACAATGATAAAAATGTTAACTGGGGCACATCAGAAGATGACATCTGGATAGATGATGTCCCAGAACCAGTATCTTCCCCTGACAGCATCAATAGTGTAAAACTATTTTCATCTGATGAGGAGGAAGATGATTCCAGGTCAGATTTTGGTGTTGACCATCTGGAGAATTTTCAGTTAGATGAACTTAATCAATTTGATCAATTTCCCCCAGTCATCCAACAGGTAAATTTTACACGCATGGATGACTTTATCAGCAAAGCTAAGCAATTTTCTCATGTTGATGGGCTCCCTTTTGTAAGGGATAAAACTAATAACAAGTGTTTTAAAGAGGCCAATGCATTACAGACTATAGACAGGCTAGTGACCCATATCATCTTGGAGAATGGTCTCATTACTAAGAGTGGGCATATTTCTAAAGCTAAAAATGTCTTGAGATTTGCAATCATATGGGGGAGAAAACTAGAGATCCCCACCCAGGATATGGAAACTTTTATGGAAACTAACCTAGAAGTTTCTAAAATCTGCTCGTTCATGGACAAAGGCCTGTTTGTTAGTGACTTGTTTCTCAAGCATCTGGTCAGTAAAATTAATAAGTGCCTCCCTAAAATCTACCTCCATAATCAGGAAAGTATCAAAAAAATTAACTCTGTTTTGATTACTGAGGCAAAAAAGCTACCTACCAAAGAACAGTCTACCAATATGGAAGAGTTCCAAGGGTTACTAACCTCACTCTTTGAACCCAATGCCTACATAATATGCACTAAAGACGATGACCTGGTGATAATGGGCCACATTCAACAGCTAAGGAATGCAGTAGCTCTCAGGAATGAGGAAATTACCACTGAGGACAATATCTTTGACAACCTTATGTCAGCACTGAAAAATTTTGGACCAGTCCCCCTAATGGCCAAGGTCATGGAGTCTAGACTCTCTAAAAAAAACCAAGTGTTTCAGAACAGTGTCAAAGAGACACTGGAGGCCTTGAGCTCCAGGGTTAAGAACACAGCCTCTGACTTTAGGGACACTCTAACCCGGGGTCATATGGACACCACCTATCTACCTGACATTAGCAGTCTGATTTCTAACATCAGCTCCACTATCAGGCTTTTGACATATGCCACGGATGAGCTTCAGATGGAGAAGAAACCAATTGTACCTGCCACACAACAGCTGCTGTACATGGGAGGGGAGCTGGCTTCAATGACTAACTCAGATTGGCCCTTCAGTAATACAGAACCTGTAACTCAGATCTCAGAACTGTCAGCCTTGAGGACCAGGCTCAATGAGCTCCAGAAGGAAGATGAAAACATCCAGGCCACAGAACAGATCCTCAATGATGTAGAAGCCATGCTGTTGGAGATCACCTCCACCCCAATCAGAGATAACACAGTGTCCAGTACCCTCACCATTCCCATGTTGGAAAACTACATAAAAAATGCTGGAACCCTCATAGGACAGTCACACAATGAGAGGTATGTCAAACTCAAAGAGCAGCTTAAAGATCTGAGTTCATCAGAGGATTTTCTAGCCAACCTCATCAACACCACCACACTGTACTCTGTATCCAACACATTGGCCAAAATAGAGGATATTCTCAACTCCAATCCTCACCTCAAAGCCAGTGAAAAGGTATCAAAGGCCTTTGATGCAACATCTGATATCCTATTAGGTGAGGCATTAGAGGCCATGAAATCGAAAGATCTAACTAGACTAGATCTGCCCCTAGTGGCCAGCTTAGGAAGCTTCATAAAAAACAGTAAGATTCAAGGAACAGATGCACTGGGTGCCATCGTGTACCTGGTTGCAGAAGCTATTTGGGCCTCTGTCAATCAACACTCTGGCAGACAGCGGTGGATTGTGGTGTCTTCTAAACTCTCTCAGGCAAAGTCTCTGCTGGCAGCTGCTAACATCCAGAGCACCCTTAACAGGAAACTATACTCTGTTATCCAGAGTCTGGAGAGTGAGTATTCTAAGCAGTCTGACTCAGAGCTCATGTCAGAGTGGAAGGCTCACGTCACAGACACTCCCCTGAATAGCATGGACGATGTCAATTCTATTCTGGCTACCGCCCCTCACCAAGAAGCTAGGGATCTGGCTGAGAAAGTGCTGAAAGAGAGGGTGAAAAAGATCCAGGATGCTGAAGAGAAGACACAAAGGGAATCAGAACAGATGCTCCTGGAGGCTATCAGGGAGAAAGGGGCCGCATCATGGCATAAGATTCAGATGGCCTTTGAGGGGCTCTCATTTGAGAACCTGACACAGGAAGACTGGTCAGCAATAGTGGTAGAGTCTAACAGGAAGGACTCCACCTTAGCTACACAACTTCCTTCAAAACTCGGGAAACTGACTGATGGTATAGAGGCCATGATTGATGAGCTCCTGCTGAACAAGATCATCTCTCTGCTCCCACAGGGCCAGGCTTTTACCTCCCAGGAATTAGAATGGATATCACCCTATGGGGCCAATGTCAACTTTCACCTCAAAGTATTCCCCCTTCCTAAACTCAATAGGCAGGCAGAGAGGGTGGAGCTGCAGATTGGCAGACTCATGCAGGCTCTGGAAGCAGTAGACCTGCAAGAAGCGACAGCGGGCACCCCCCTGGAGGAGCATGCAAAAACTCTGAGAGATCTCCACAACATGATGGAGCGAGAGGCTTCTGATTTGAGAGTCAGTATGGAGTCTCAAGTTGAGAATTTTATTGATGACTTGAGGAAAGGCAGCCCCGATGGCCCTACTGTTTCTAAACCCTCTATATCACCACCAAAGAGACTGTTATCTGGCGAGCTCCCAGTCCTGTCTAAAGACCTACCAGACCCTTTTCAGAAGAACTTGGCTCAGAATGAAAGCTACATGCTGAACAAGATCAAGACTCATTTTGATCTGCTCCAAGAGGAAATCAATCAGGCGGAGGCAGAGCATAAGGCCTCACAGTTGGAAATCAACTCCAAGATTGCATCTACTATCCAGGAGAACATCCCCATTGCTGGTCTGGGTATATCATCTAAACCTCTCAACAAAAGTGACCCGGTGGGTTTCTTGGAGGCTGTGGTCAGAGACAAGCAGCTCATTAATGGTGACCCCTACAAGACCACCCAGGAGAGCCTGTCATGGCTGGAGAGGACTTACAAGGCTGTCCTGCCCTTATGTCCAAGCTCCCTGAATACCAGGATGGGGTTGCTCCATGAGGAGATTCTAGTGGAAAAAACTAGAGTGAGTGAGTCACTGGCCCTAGAGGCCCAAGCCAATGAGAGCAACGATATCTCTATATTGAGCTTGGCCATAGAGTCCCTGGAGCCCAAGAGGGTGTCTGGAGGCAAGTCTACGGTGGATGGATGGGTTAAGAAAAGGGAGGGTCTGGAGAAGATGATGAGTGACATCGATCGCATAGCAAAAATGGAGGCTAAAGTGAATCCTCTGATAGGCTATGCCCAGACTAGCTTAGTTCCAGCTACTCTAGCTTCATACTTGTCAGAGGTGAACAGTGTTCTGGAAGAGGCGAGAGATGCTGGGATAGACCGCAACTTTCCAGGAACCTACAACCTCATCTTAGAGCTGCAGATGTACCTCACCTTTAAGAGGGAGTTTCTCAAGCATTACGAGGACATCCAGAAGTCCATCTTCCGAGCCTTCCCATTGTCATCAGACATCACTCAGGCCACCCCAGATTCGATGGGTGAGGTAAATCTCCATAACAGGCTGGCTATACACAGATCCCTCCTCTCCACTAAAACCCCTGCCACCAACCAGTGGTTGGAGACTAAAACCCTCGTGGATCCAGTGAAAGAAACCCTCATTCCGTTTAAACAGGGCCCTCCTCTCCACCTGCAACCTGTTTTCCAAAATTTTCTAGAGGCCATTCTCTTCAATCCCAGCTCCCATCCCAATTTCGCGTCCCTGGGCCAGTGTCTGTCGGGGACGCGCGCTAAGAGACTCAGTGTGGAACTCTTGTATCTCTTTTCTGGGCAGTGGTCAGATATCACATCATATGCTCCAGAGATTCTGAGTGTTTACAGTCAGAGCAAAATCCCAAAGGGATCAGAAACAGATGAGTCTTTTTTGGCCATGGTCATCTTTGCCCACTGTGTCCAGATTGCCAGCAGGGATCTAGATCGCAGGAAGACCGGGCAGGGATTATCCCCCCTACCTGTCACTCAATACCAGTGGTTGGAAGCCATCTTGGCTATGTGGCCCGAACTGGTAACAGCCTCTCTGTCACAACCCTCCCTGCAGCAAGCCGTGAATGTTTTTAGGTTCCTCCTACCCAGTCTCAAGGGTGTGTTGCCACACCTGTCTTTAATTAACAGGTTTCATTCCAAGCCTCTTCCTGTAAGTCACTTGCGGCAACTACCAGACCCAAGAGCTTTTCTCTTTATGCCAGCTATGTGGGTCAAAGATGACATTCTGGGCATGTTGTGGCTACATCCAGCATTTAAAGTCTTATATGACAGTAGCCCCGGCAGGTCCAGGGTCTGCTTCTTACTATGGGCTCTGCTGACGCTAGACCCCGTAGTGGTTGACCAACTCTGGTGCACCTTCAAACCCCTTGACGTGGACCTGAAGGACCCAAAGGAGCTCCTGTACACCCTTGCTAGCTATGAGTATCCCAACACTATATCTGAAGTCAGTACTGAATTCCCCCCCAATGTGACCCCTCCGTACCCATATGGTTCACTGACGGGAAAGGTGTTTTCAGTTCATCCCCCTATAGCCTCAACCAGCGAGGAGTTAAGAGTGACCGCATTCGAGGTTGTCCTGGGGAGCTTGCTGTCTGACACCCCCCTACAGATCTTCACCTCCCCAGGAAAACCCTGGATAGAGCATTCATCTGTGGGAGATATTTTCCTCGTGTCCCCCATACTGGACTGCTCTGGTGAGGTGGAGCCATTCAAGTCTTTTAAACTCACGCCTAGACAAGAGATTCTGGTCTCCCCACAATCTCTGGGCCACGTGAGCTTCATAGAGGAGTATGAGGTTTTTTACAGGCAGGCCACTTGGTTGTACAACTTCCAGACCATCAGAGCGGAAAACCGCAACCACAGTCACCTGGTCCTGATAGACACCGCCAACTACCTGCAAGACTCCTACCTGGTCCAACCTCAAGTGGCCTCACAGGTACCGTCTCTCGAGCTGGTGATTGAAGAGAATAAAAACTGGCCTACTCAGATAATCTCTTCAGGTGGGCCTGGGATCCACAACGCGACCCCGCAGCACTCTCAAATCCTCCCCTACTTTCTCAGAATGACAGACCCCTTTAGGGACGTCACCCTAAACCAAGTATTTGCCACTTTCCCCTCTGAGATCCGTGAAGCGGAACCTATTAACTCGCCCGCAGATATTTCTGATGGAGATGACTCATATACAGATTCAGAGTTGTCCCTCCATCCCCCTCCGCGGGACACCCGGTGGGGTGATCAGCCTCGGATGCCTGACCCTGATCCACCACGCGAGTCCGAAAACCCACCAACAGAACACACATCCTTCCATGTCTACCCAAGCACGGACTCGCCCCAGGACGCTACCCGAGAGACCACTGGCCCCTTTAGAGTGGATGACAATCACCCTTCATATATACACGGGGGTCTCCAAAGACCCAAGGCACCCATAGTCAACCTCAAACCACAGGTTAACCAAACCCACTGGTCTGTTCCACCCCCTAAACATACAAAACAGCATTCTAAAAATCACGGTGAAGTTTCTTCTGCCCGCCAAGGATCTGGAGACAAGTCTCAGACCCAATGGAGTGTCCCTGATCAAAAAGCACCACCTATTAGTTCTGATTGGATGCAAGATGAGTCTTTTATTCCCTCTTTCGTCAGACACAGTAAGTCTCCAAAACACACCCTGCCTGAGAGGAGACCCAACTCTACAACCAGACACACTCCTCATCCTCCCCCACCTTCAAGTCTTGATTCATCTGAAACCCTGCCTCCACAAACCACACAACCCAATACTAGTTTAGAATGTCTCTCCCCACCCTACACCTGCACACGGTTTTGGTTGGCTCTCGGGTGCAACTCATGTCCCCCTCCTAAACCCATTGGGGCAGACAAAAACCAGGTGGCACCTACACCAAAATTATCAATTAGACCAAAGGTCATACCATGGTCTGCCAAAGACAATGTTAATGATGACAGACCAGCTGACCAAAAGTCAACTGGTGTAAATCTTAAACCATCATCCCCTCTGAACCAGCACTCTGTACCCCACCCTCCGAGAGTGAGTCTGAAGGCCCCTGACTACAACCTGGCAAAGGAGGACGCGCGTCCCGTATCACATGGGATCTCTCAGACGCCAGACTTTAACCAACCGAGCTCCAACGTGGTTTCTCCAACTACCACACATATCCTTCCACAAACCACCCCCCCTAAAGTCTCCCTGAGACCCAATAGAGACCCACTCGGTGCTGTCAACAATCGTGAAAATCAGACTCCAGAAAAAAAACCCTTGACAACACACACCCCAGGGACAGTGCCATTGGATGATTTCACACCATCATCTCAAGAGGAGACACATCCCCAGGACCACACAAACTCCCATATCTATCATGAAACACGTGAAGGTGAATTAGACAGTCCACGTGTACCATTGTCTGCCAGCAAAAATCCTCTCTTTGTGTTGTCTCCAGCTCTCAGGCAGACTTTAACTGATGCTGTCACTGAGAGTGGATCTGTGGAGCCATTTGTTGAGACCACTCCACTCTCTCCCAGTGATTCTATATCTGATACACATGGCCTCTCTACTTCTCTACCCTCTGATGAGAGTGGCTCTGAGACTACTGATGATGACTCATTTCTTTCATCACCCTCTTCATCATCCCCATCTCTTATACCCCCGAGTCATATCCACAATAAGTTCAACTTCTCACCCAGTATCCCTTCCATAGTCCACAACTATCCCACTGTGGATAAGATCCTGAATGGGGACTATGGATCTGACTTTGCATCTCCCATATGGGATGGTCTGGACCTGCTCCCCATTGGGGGCATGTTCAGCTACGAAGATGAGATCAACTCCAGTAAGAGGCATCTTATGGATATCATAACCTCCATCAAAAAAAGAGTAGTAGAGACTACACACATGATCCTTCACACTATCAACAGATTAAAACTTTTTTATTTGTAAAAAAAAATGTTGAGACAATAAAATTTAAATTGACAATTATTTTTTGCCTTTTGTTGTCTGGGGGTGAGGGGCTTTTAGTTTTGGCTGGCTAGCCAAATCTGATGAGGAATCACTGGGCAGTACTGTGAAGGAAGCCGATGTGGGTGTTGTTGATGAGAATATAGATGAGGGGAGAGACCCACCAGGCCCAGAATGGCCGGCCTTGGACACATCAGCTAGGTGTTTTTTTCTCCTGATCCCCAATCTTTTCTGAGCCTGCTCCTCGTATATCTCTTGGGCCCTAAGGTAGCAGACATATAGTTTTTTAGCCTGTTCAAGCTGTTCATTGTTTAGACTGCTCTTTTGAAAGTTTTTAAGTTGTTTGGCAACCTCGGGGTTTGAGTCACTGTCTTCTAGTTTGTCCTGAACATCTGGCATTTTTAGGACACCTCCTCTGGCCCTGTCAACAACTTTTTGCTTTGCCTCTTCAGAATAACTATCATCTTGGAGAGGCATGCTTCAAAAAAAATATGTTATTTTTTTTACAGGGCCTTAGAGCAAGAGGCACAAAACAGACTAGAATCAGAGTAGCAGATGTAGAGCAGAGATGCCACTGACAGCCTCTTCAGCAGGGTGTTAACACAGTTGCTGTTCACACAGGGCAGGACCACATCAATCTCTACAGAGGAATCACTGGCCACAATGTTACAATTACTAGCTGAGACCGCCCTTATATACTGTTGGCCTCCAACCTTAAACTTCATAGGGTAGGATTTTATCCTAGGACTGCCACAAAATGAGCAATAGATCCTACCAGTGGAAGCACAGATGGTGAGACACTTTTCTTTCTGGTCTCTGCAGTAAAACACATGTGTAGGTTTAAAAGAAAGTTTTTTAAATTTTCCCTTCCCGAAGTTTAAGCAATACCCGCATTCCTCACACACTACAGCTGAACTGGTCTCATTCTGCCAGTGCCTGGACGTGGCACCGGTCATGGGGATACTGAAAAGTGGGCTCAGGATGTTGTAGCCTATGAGTTTAGTGTATATCTCGTAGACCATGGGGTCCTTGAGCTGGACATTGTCTGGCAAGACCACATATTTTGAGCTCAATAGACTCTCAAAGGTGAGAGCTTTGATCATGCTGTTAAAAGGGTTACCACATGGCACGTGAGCAGCCTGTCCACGGAGAGCTTGGATGAACTTGGACATTTGCTTTTCTTCGCCACTAGGGGGCGCTCTGTCTGGCAAGAACCTGAAAGCGTCTGCCAGTCTCAGATGAGGAGCTAGGACGGTCAGTGGAGTTGGGGGATCAAAAACATGTTTGTGCCTTTTCTTTATATTAATCATCACAGGCAACAAGTTCCTGTTACACTGTACCAGAGGGAAACATATGCCATTAAACTGTACATGTGACAGGAAATAAGCCACTGCCCCGTGAAAAGGTAAGGCTATCAGGTTAGTCCACGATAGGTCAGTGACCATGGATCTCAAAACTGCCCTAGTGACCCACCTCTCAGTGGATATGTGTCTGAATATCATCATAACTAATCCTAAGAAAAGGTGTTGGGTGTAGATCAGGATATCCTGAGGAGAGAGGACAGTACCCTGGCGACTGTAGGTAAGGTAGATGAAGTCACAGAGAGAGGGGCACGTGAGGATGTTTTTTACCCAAGAAGGGCAGCTATCATCTGACCACAAAGATGACCCGTAGAGGACAAACAGAGACAGATCCCCTTCGTCCACATCCAACAGCGCACACAGCTCGCTGATCATTAGGCCATGATCCTGAAGACCCAAACCACAAGCATCATCAGGGCTCCCATCCCCAGAGCTGCCAAGTATCTGTGTGTGATGAGCTGCCCCCATAGCCTCTGGTCGCTGGGTGGCTTCTGATGAGGGTGGATCCCTGCTATTGACTTAGAGTCACCCTGGTGGCGAGAATGGGGACCTGCAGCTACATCCTGGCATCTTATAGGTCTCCTGACCATGTTTTCTTTGAGATCGCGCTGATACATCGTCTCCTCACCTTCCTCCTGGTTCTGGGTCTTCAGACCCAAGGATTCAGCTATCATACCCAAAATGACAGATACTCTTTTAGGGTTTTTAGCTTTCACTACCAGAAACTGCAGGGCTTGCCTAAAGTCAGTTAAATATGTCCTACATACCACCATGGAGTTGTACACACTGAGGTCTTTAGAAAACACCAGATTGGTCTTAAATTTTGTGAAGTCATCCTGACTCAAGACCACACAGGTGTTTTTTGAAAGGTACACATCAGAGTCTATATCCAAACTTTGGCCAAACTGAGAGCGGATCTCCTTTGGCTCACACAAAAAACACTTGAGGGTAACTGCCAGGCCATTATTGGAGATAATGAAGACTGGAGAGAATGGAAACCTCTCAGATTTTAGAATGTGACACCAGTACCTGTACACAAACTCCAGATTGTAGATCTGCCCGTGAACCAACTTCACAATACAGATTGGTTGAGTGGACCCTTTAGAAAACACATGGGGTCCCACAGAACATTGCCACATGTCAACAACTGTTCCAGCCTGACAGAGAAATGACTTCACTACCTGGCACAACTGAGCAACCAGTTTTCTACCACTGTTATTCATGATTGAGTCCTTTCCCAGTTCACATAGACAACAACAATACAAAACTGAGAAACAACTAGTTTTATCAGAGACTGACTACTTTGAGAGTATGAAAGTCTAGTGAGCATTCATGTCATTAAATACTGTGTCAGTCTCCACAATTCTAGAGATAACTTGCCTGATAATTTTCAGCTTGGTCTCTATGATGTCTGTGTGTTCACACCTAGAGTGCTGAAATCTTAACTTGAGAAACACTTTTAAAAACTGGCAATAGTTTAAAACATTCAATCTAGTGTACACTGTAGGTGCTAAAATTTTAATATCATCTGGAAGGAGGGGGCAAAAATCAATCAAGCTTTCTGGCTCAGGAGGGTGGATGGAAAAAGAAGCCATTTGTTAGAGATTTATTTTTTCTTTAAAAACTGCCTGCCTTTTTATATTGCTCTCTTACAGATAACATCTGATACAACATCCCTCAATAAAAATCTATTAAAAACCAGCAGTATTTGTAGTGTTTCTGCTACTGTTTTGTGGTTGCTGACATTTTTTTATATTTCACATTATCAGTTTGTTTTTGTTATTTGCTGAGTGGTGAGAGGTGTAGCCCGTACCTGCTGTCTTTTGTAGGGGTGCTCCATTTGATCCATCTACATCTCTGCTGGCTCTACCCTTTTTGTTTGCAATGAGTGGTTTCATACCTTGGCAGCGGCAGACTGTGTTCAAACACTCACGTGAACTTCATGGTCTGCTTGAGTCCTCCTTTCACCCGGGATCGCCCGAGTCCGCCCTGGATTGTCCCATCCTCACCAACACACACAGGTCTCTGTTAGAGTCTTCACCCTGTAAGATTTGTCAGTTAATCTTCTCTCTAGTTAGGGAAGACCCGTCTAGCCATATTGGTTTTTTTGAGGACTATGCCTGTCTGAGTCTGTTTTCACTGTATGCTCCTCAATGCTGGACATCCACCTTTGTGGTGGCTGCAGATTTTCTGGAGGTGATTGACCTACACTTTCCAGAGTTTCTAAGCAGAGGAAACATCTACCAACCTGGGAATATCCTGGGGATAGACCTGCAGCTCCATTTCTTTGTCCAGAGATGTTTCAAGACTGTCCCCCCAGACGCCATCTTGGACACAAGCAACCTCCACTTTCTAAAAAATGAGTTCATGAGGGGAAATCTCACTGGGTCTGTAACTAACCTTTTCTGCTTCAAGACCATCTGGCACTCCCTCCAACTCTCACACCCCAGGCTGATCAGACCTCCTCCTCCCCCCGCCACCCTCCAGTGCTGCGAGAAGACTAGGTCTCAGCACAAGGCAGCGCCACACAGTGGTGAAGATGGGATATGGTCAAGCCTTCCCGTGCCCATCCAGCAAGCTTTCACACCCTCCCCGGACGCTACCCCGAGGCAGCTGACAAAACCGGAATTACTGTCACTATTTTTAGAGATCTGGAATCCATCCGAACTGCTCAACCCCCAACTCATTCAGCAAGTCCAGTTACCGGGGCGTGACCGGTTTAACTTCCTGTATCCAGAAACTGGAGATCTCTGCCAAGGTCCCTGTTTGCTTTCTCACTCTCTGCAGCTTAAAAAGCAAAATGGTACATCATCCATCTGCCTGCTGTGTGAGTGCTTGGCCTCCCACTGGGAGGCATCTGGGGCTCTCAGATCACTTAAAAGGGAAATTCTCTGCTGCATAGAGAATAATGTTAAACTGACAGACAGGATATCTTTCCTCATCACAGATCCAACCTCTCTCCACTATGTGACTGACCCTCTCTTAAAAAACACGATCCGTGGTTGCACGCCCCAGGAAATCCACAAACACCTATTTTGCGATCCATTATGTGCTATCAACTCTGTGGCCTCCTGCTCTGAGATTTTATTTAGGGTTCCCAACCCAGAGAGCTTTCAGAGCCTCAAATCTTCTCTGGCAGTAGGTTTCAATTTGTCTCACAACGGTCTCCTGGACTGCGAGGCACTCAACACCCTGGTTATCATATTTAAAACAATTCAGATCTGCAAAGTCGGTAAGACAACATTCTTAGAGGTGGTAAAGGAACTGAACAGCCTACTGAGGAGACACGGGCTCGTCACCCTCCACACCTTTCACACTGCTCACATCTACTGCTAGGCAGAGAGTTGGCAGCTATCATGGCAAAGATTGACCAGGGTGTCAAGAGGGTCGCTAGACCCTCTGTCTCTGAACACTCACTGGTGTCAAAGAGATCAAAAAAAATCCACCAAGAGCCGCTCTCACCTAAAAAAGACACAAATTCCACCCCTACAAGACACGCTCTCTCAAGAGCACGTGCAAGTCCCAGGCATCGGTGTCTGTTTTTGATTTTTTTTAACGGGATAACCCTCAACAGTGAGTTTGGTAAGGATTTTCTGAGAGAGATGGATACCCCCATATGCACATCCAAGATCATCTGCCTGCCTCTAGATGTGAACCAGATAGCCCCGGGAAGGTGTCTGGTTCTCTCCCCCCTGGGACACACATGCAACATGGGTTTTCACTGCGAGCGGTGCACTCGAGCAGAAAATCACTCTTACTCTCACTTTCAAGCAGCTAGCCCATCCACCATCAACCCAGGATCCAAAGACTTCAACTCAGTCACCCTCACCTTTTACAACCACGCGAGCAAAGTAGTGCAGAACAAAAATTTATACCTGTCTTTGCTCAGCCACTCTCTAAACACTGTCAAGCAGAGCTTCTCCCAACCCAGCCTGCTGTACATCTACATAGTCCTGAGAACCCTATGTGAGGACGTGTTCCCCATATTTGTGGAAGGAGATAAGGGACTGTTGTGTATGTACACAATCTTCAAACAGGACAATCTACACATAGGAGAAGCCTGTCTGCGCCTGCTCATTGACAATCTGGTAAACTACAAAGTCACCCTGGACTGTATCAGGCAGACATACGTGCTGAAGTTTGAGCCCCTCTGTGCAGAAACCAACACCATGGCTGTCCAAGAACAGGAGATCTGCGAGTCTGTCACCGGCCTAGACTACACTGATGAGATAAAACAAGAGATTGTTAATGGGCAGGAACTGGTATCTGACTTTTGAGAGCCTGGCCCAACTAACCCCATATCATAAGCTGGCCTTCTTCTGTTCCACTGACACGAGTGATATATTAGTTCCTTTTTTTAAAAAAAAATAAATTGTAATAAAAAAACTCAACTTTACAAATTTTAAATTCAGTCTGGTGTGTGCTTTATTTTTCTTTTATTTAAAATTCATGTGTGTTTTTAAAAAACATGGTAATGTGTGAGAGTTTACACTGCCATGTCCATCTTGATGGTTGGATGGGGGTGGTATCCCTCTAGAATAAAATCACGCACAGTGAAATCATCTATGTCATGGACATCCCTTGTGATGTGGAGTTTAGGAAATGGTCTGGGGGTCCTCTGTAGTTGTAGCTTTAGTGGTTCAACATGGTTCATGTACACATGTGCATCTCCCAAGGTGTGGATAAAGGCTGCAGGCTTTAGTTTGGTGACATGGGCCAGCATGTAGGTGAGGAGGGAGTAACTGGCTATGTTGAAGGGCACACCCAGGCCCATGTCCCCAGACCTCTGATACAGCTGACAAGACAGCTCACCGTTGGCCACAAAGAACTGGCACATCAGGTGACAAGGGGGCAAGGCCATGAGAGGGAGGTCCGTAGGGTTCCATGTAGTCATGATAATCCTTCTGCTGTCAGGAGTGTCCCTGATCTGTCTTATGACTTCCTTCAGCTGGTCCACCCCTTGTCCGCTGTAGTCTGTCTTACAGTCCTTGTAAGTGGCCCCAAAGTGTCTCCACTGGAACCCATACACAGGACCCAGGTCTCCCTGCTCCCTGTGTCCCAGACCCACTCTTTCCAAGAACTCCTTGGATCCATTAGCTTCCCAGATTTTAATTCCCTCAGAAGAGAGCTGGTTAGAGTCTGTGCATCCCCTGATGAACCACAGGAGCTCATGAACCACGGCTCGCCAAAAAACCTTCTTAGTAGTCAGGAGGGGAAACTGGTCTCTTAGGGAGTACCTGGCATGGTCTCCAAAGACAGAGAGAGTGTTCACACCGGTCCTGTCCTTCCTGAAGACACCGTTAGTCAGGATCTCCCTTACAGAGTTTAGGTACTGGTACTCCCCGTGGCTCACCATCATTCAGGGGAGTTAAAAATCAGAGGTGGGTGATGGTACAAAAAAAATAGATTTATGGCCTTTACAGGGTGTGTTCTATGGCTAGAGATCCCCTGTTTAGTAAAACCAATGTTTTTTTTGATGAATCTTTAAATAGGTATACCTAGATGGCTGATATCTCCAAAACTGAAAAAAATATGCTTCTACCCACACCCACCACCAAAAAAAAATGAGCAGTGTGTGAAAGTCAGTCTCTCTCCTTCATGTGCTGTGCTGTACTGGCACTGGGTTTTAAAGCAAGCTAATGCTGGGTGTAGGGGAGGAAATGAGTCATTGAAAGACACCAGATAAATAAAATGGGGAGGGTAATAAAAAATGGGAGCGAATAAGAACACAAGGTTCCTAAGAAAAAAAATAGCCAGCATTTTTTTGTTTCTAGTATCATCTCCTACCTTCATTAATGTGGAATTCTATGTGGGGATAAATAAATTTGTGAAGTCTGTGAGCTACAGAGAAACCCATATGTCCTCAATGTTCTGACTCAAATAAAAATTTAGCAACACATTCTTAAAGAAAACTGAATTTGTGTTTTTTGTCTCTCCTGGAAAAAATGGCGGCCAGCTGACACACATTCTTAAAAAAAACTGAATTTGTGTTTTTTGTCTCTCCTGGAAAAAAAATGGCGGCCAGTAGACACACATTCTTAAAAAAACTGAATTTGTGTTTTTTGTCTCTCCTGGAAAAAATGGCGGCCAGAAGACATATATATATATATATATATTTTTAAAATCCAGAGCTGTGTTTTCTACTCTCAGTAAAAAAAATGGCGGGCGATAGAGCTACCTGTAAAAATCCAGATGTATGTTTTTTACCTTTCCTGAAAAAAATGGCGGCCAAAAATTACACTAAACACCAGGATTTGTCTGGTGCCTGTGCCTTTCTCTACAGGCGATCCGCGATGTGGGATGACAGAGCTCCCATATCTTTCGGGAAACAGGAAAGAGAGTGTGTTTGTGTAACTGACTTCTTATTTTTGATTTCTGCGGAGATTGGCCTCCCGCGAAGGATCATCGGGGCCGAGGGGGGTCTTTCGCCGATTTTTATTTTTGTTTCACCTGACAAACCCGCGTGGGGCGAACAGGGGCTGCTCCCTCCTCGCCTCCCGGGTCCGGGTCACCCTCCGGTCAGTGCATTGCCCGGCAACAGATCGGTTGTCAGATTCGCCCGGCAACGGATCTGTTGCCGGACAATGCACATACCTTCCGGTAGCGGTGTCCGTGGTCCGCGGGGTCACTCCGGGGTGAGCGACGGCGCCGGGTGCCGCTAGCGACAGATTAAATGCCCGGCATCAGATTAAATGGAACCCAGAAACAGAGTATCATCGAGGTGATTTCCTAGAGGGGGTACACCCACGGGGTCAGACACAGGTGAATAGGTATGCTCTCCACTAAATGTAATTTAACTCAGATGATTCACATCATTGGCAGTGCCTCAAACCACAAAAAAAACCAGAAAAAAAATCTGACTCACGTCTAAGTTATGCCCGAAGCAAAAAAAACATCGAGGTGCGACGTCATATCTGTGCGACGACTGATGACCACGCCCACTAATTCAGAGTGCAGCACATCCGGGAAGGAGGAGTCTGCAAGACAGGAAGTTGACCTGTCAAACATCCATCAAGTATCCCATTGGCTGAGAGAATGCGCGCAAGCATCCTATTGGCTCAAAATGCAAAATACACAATCTGATTGGTCTAGAGGATAAATTCATCCTCTAGACCAATCAGAACACCGGATTTGCTTGGTAGGCGTATCCGAGTTCCGCTTATATATATATATATATATATATATTAGTCATACCTGTATTAGTCATACCTGTATTAGTCATACCTGTATAACCTAATCCATATTAGTCATATCTGTATAACCTAATCTGTATTACTCATACCGGAAACCCAATTGTGGCAACCCTTTCCTGTTATCCAATAGCTCATCAGTTAAGCTGTATACCTTATTAGATAATCCTATTGGGAAATTCCATACCGGATAATCCTTATTAGGGGTTTTCCAGACCAGATAATCCTAATTAGGGGTTTCCCTGAAAAGTAATCTCAAATTCAGTGTAAACTTTTTTAGTGTTGAATATAGTGCTCAGCATATAGATTAAATGTTTAGCTGATTTTTAATCTGATGTGTGGTGTTAGCCATTGCACCTTGTCCTTATTACAGAGCATAAATACCCGTCAAGCTGAAGGTACTGCACCAGTTGGCTCACCAGCCCTGGTCAGGAAGAGCTCCTTCGGGATCTCTCCGGTTCAAAAAAAAGACCTCAGGGGGTTCGCCTCCAGGGTTCCATTTAGGAGCCTGAAATTCTGCCCCCCTCCCCTAGAATTTTGCTCCCCCTACCCAGGAGCAGCTAAAAATTCTACCCCCTAGAATTTTGCTCCCCCTACCCAGGAGCAGCTAAAAATTTTGCTCCCCCTACCCAGGAGCAGCTAAAAATTCTACCCCCCTAGAATTTTGCTCCCCCTACCCAGGAGCAGCTAAAAATTTTGCTCACCTTTCCAACATTAGGAGCAACTGAATGTTTCAACCAAAATTCAAATAAAAAATCTTAAATATATTTAACATTTTTTGTGCTTTTTAAATTATGACTCTATCTGAGAGATTTGTAAAATACGGGATCAGGGCTGCATGTGAAGCTTTAGTTTCAACATCAAAACCTATGGAGCAGATGTCTGCATCTGAGGTGTGCTGTGCTATACTATGCACTGCTTTTGCCAGAAGCCTCTCTAGGACAATTTTAGAGCCTGTGGCTCTCAGGCTGTGCTTCAGAAGAGGGTATGAGGAAGAAGTAGAGATTATAAGGGGACCTGAAGAGGATGAACAAGCAATTTCTAAAAAAGATGAATAATTTTTAAATAAAAATTTAAACTGATTTTTTCTGTCTATTGTCTTTTATTAAAAAAACAAGTCACTAAGCACTTCCTTCCCCACCCACACACAAGCAGGCAAACTTCTTAGCAAAAAAATATACTGGCGATACTTACTGAAAGAGCCAAATGAGTCCGCGATCTGTTTCTCACAAAGAGCTAGAGAATAACATCCAGGTGGAATTTTATTTTTTTACAACTGGATGTTGCCCTCTTACCCCTTACGAAAAGGCACTCTGGAGATCTCACACTGCCTGTGGCTCTCTTTCGATCGCCGGACAAAGTGACAAAAAAACTTCAGACTCGAAAGTGAAACTAGGTAGTGTCTAAATTTTTATTGGTCACAAGTGTGTAAATGTACTTTTATGAAAAGTTTGTCTGTAGTGTGTCACTCCGCATATGGGTCTATCTGGTCTCACTGACTGACGTTGTCTCGACCATCGTCTATGGGACCAGAGGTACGAACCCTACAAAGGTCTACCCATGTGCTGTACCTGACTGTGTAAGCAGTAATTGCTGACTCTAAAGCTCTCCCAACAGATGGGTCTTGAAAAAAGACCGTTACGTTAAAAACTGTACGAACAGCTTCCCTAGCCTGGGGGTTTGCCTGAACACCTGTAGGCAAGAGGCAATCCTGTTCTAGTGATCTACTGAGAAGATACAAAGAGTAGGGATCACCACATTGAATCATGAGACCATATTGCCAACCCTTAGAGGGATCATAAACAAAATCTCTCATATACCTATTCATAAAATTCCATCTAGACCTATATTTTCTGGGGATTGGTGCTCCTGGCTCATGTTGTTTTTTTGGTTTAGGAAATCTAGGATATATATTTGTTCTAGAGGGGCCAGGTTGTGGCTCTCCTGGCTCTCCTGGCTCTCCTGGCTCTCCTGGCTCTCCTGGCTCTCCTGGCTCTCCTGGCTCTCCTGGCTCTCCTATTTGCTGTTTAGCATATGTGTGATCACTTGATGTAATTGAAATTTGTGGATGTGATGAGTGACCCCATGGCATACAATATGTATGATCTTGATGGTGCTCTTCTTCCTCCTCTTCTTCCTCCTCCTCTTCTTCCTCCTCTTCTTCCTCCTCCTCTTCTTCCTCCTCTTCTTCCTCCTCCTCAGGTTCCTCCTCTTCTTCCTCCTCCTCAGGTTCCTCCTCTTCTTCCTCCTCCTCAGGTTCCTCCTCAGGTTCCTCCTCAGGTTCCTCCTCAGGTTCCTCCTCAGGTTCCTCCTCAGGTTCCTCCTCAGGTTCAGGTTCAAGTTCAGGCTCAGGTTCAAGTTCAGGCTCAGGTTCAAGTTCAGGCTCAGGCTCAAGTTCAGGCTCAGGCTCAGGTTCAGGTTCAGGTTCAGGTTCAGGTTCAGGTTCAGGTTCAGGCTCCTCTTCTTCCTCCTCAGGTTCCTCCTCAGGCTCCTCTTCTTCCTCCTCAGGTTCCTCCTCAGGTTCAGGTTCCTCCTCAGGTTCAGGTTCCTCCTCAGGTTCGGGTTCGGGTTCGGGTTCGGGTTCGGGTTGGCGACCAGGTCTGTGATGTAGGCGGCGCCTCTTTTTTCCTGTCTCTCCTGGAGAACTAGTTTCTGGCTGTTTTCTCTTTCTCGTATCTGGTGGGTCACTTGGAGGCCATTTTATCTGTTCCTTACAACTTGCCCTAGTACATGGCCCGCCTGGTCCCAGTGGATGCATCCTGGTCCCGGGCATGGTTGCTAGCAAAAACACACAACAAAAACTTCAACCTTAAAAAAATAAAGCATGAGCTATACTTATTGGCATAAACTCACTTTTTTTAAAATAAATTTTGATGGGAAGTTGATCCTACTGGATAATCCTCAATTCTCATAGAGTCTGTCAGTGTGCCATTTTAGTTAAAAGATGTGCAGGTTGCTAGGTCACTGATAAAAAAAATCAATCAAAAGACTTCCTGGGTGTGTTTGCAGCTTCTCATTCTGTAGCTTTAAAAGAGGGACTGGCTGCAAATCAAGGGACAAGCAAAGAAGAACCAGAGGTATGCTCTGATTTTTTTGGAGGGAATGGGACCTTAATTCTTAGCTATTGGTGTGGGTCTGTATAAGCTACTTTCAAAAATGGCAAATAGTTTGGAAATGGATTTTGAGGGTCTGATGCCCACTGGGCAGCCTAATGTCACTGAAAATATGTCAAATTATTATGATAACTATGATATAGAAGGGGCTGCCCCATGTAAAGTGACTGAGGGTTTACCCAGAACACTGACCACAATATTCTTGCTGTTACTATTAATTTTGGGATTTTTTGGAAATATATGGTTTCTCTTCAAACTGATACAGAATGGAATAAAAAAACTGTGTCATGTTGTTTTAATGGCAATGTGCCTAAATGCATTTGTTGGTTGTGTGGTTGTACTGCTGACAACACTGCAGAGGTTTCTGGCATTCAGTACACCGGCCTGTCAGTTTTTAAATTTCACATTTTATTTCTATGTGTTCTTTGGAATATTGCTGGTATGTGTATTGTGTTTTGATACATGGTGTGCCATTTGGATGCCTGCATCCAATCAGTCAACCTCCTGTAATGGTGTTATATGGTGTACTGTTATGGCAGGTTTAGCTCTGATACTGACAGTCCCCAGGGTGATCTTTATCAAATCATTGTTTATGGAAGGTGGGTTAACCATGTGCTATCTTGATTATGGGGACGAGACATTATATCTGAGTTTTCTCATGAGGCTCTTCCTGAATGTGTTTGGATTCTTATTGCCACTCACGTTCCTCATTGTGTTTTATGGTATGTGCTTGATTAAGCTGTTTAAGGCTGTGTTTAAGGCCAGAACAAGAGCAATCAGAACCATCCTGGTATTGATACTGGTGTTTTTGCTGTGTTGGGGCCCGTACCATCTGTTTAATTTCTTGGATGGTCTCCTGAGAGAAGGGTTTTTGAATGAGACTTGTGAACTGAGAGATATACTAACCCTTGGAATAGAGGTGTGCACACTGTGGGGTATGACACAGACTACTCTACAACCCGTCTTGTACTCTCTGTGTAGCTCTCAGTTGAGAGCTAACCTGTTCTCCTGTATAAGGAGATGAGCCTGTGCTTGCACCCTACAGTGTCCTACTCCACATTTTCCCCCTCCCCAAAAATGCTAGTGATGATGTCATATCCCTCTTTTTTGTGGCTTAAAAATTCTGTCAATTGTAAATGCACTGACAATAAAGGTCCATGTTCAGGACCCAACCCCCTTTTTTTTGCTTTTATGTGGAAATGTATTTTTTTAGGGAATGACAGTCCCTCCATCCTCTTACAAATGTGTAAAATGTGTGTGCATGTAACCTGTAACTGATATTATCCTAGCTGCTTATCTGCTTGGAGGATGGGATGGGAAGAGACCTGAAAGTCACACATGCAAGAGAGCTTTGTATTAATTAGTGTATGTATATGTATGTTGATAAATAATGTAAAAAAATTAAAGACAGATAAACAAAAACTGTTATTGTTTTACTTTTTAATGTGGTGAGTAAAAAAAAGTGGGAGATGAACATCTTGACAAATCTACAAGGAGGGTAGTGGGGTGCATGCAGGGTTTAGTGATTTTAGATGTCTGGGATTGTATAGAGCATTTCTCATAAAAAAAACTTCATGGTGCTCATCCTAAAATTTACATACATTTTCATATCTTAGTACTGTTCCAGGTGAGAGATAGACAATCTCTACATACAGAGTAAAAAATAGATGATGGGAGGATCCACAAATGTTTAGTAGTAAATAGTGACCATCAGAACAGAGTGGTCCTGACAACTTCCTCTTTTTTTTAGATATTGCTCTCTGCGGATGAGGTTCTTCCCCCCTCCTCTCTCAACCACTGTTTTTGACACAATGTAGAAACATGCTGTGAAACATGACTGCCCAAGGGGAAGTTTTAAGACCTTGTAGTTTTCTAGGAATATGCTGCCACTGCCACGGGTAGAAGGCCAGAGAGGGATCACACAGCAGAGCCAAGTGCCTCCCATTCAATGAACATAGTCCAGCCACTGGGGAGTTACCACTTGGGTTCCTGGGGTAGTGTCTGGCATGGTGCCCACTTCCTGTTCTTGGGCCTTGGAAAAATAGGGAGACCATACCCCTGGTCTCCATGGAGTACTCTAACCCGTCTGATAGAAACCTCACACCCAAATGAGTGCCATTTATCCAGCAGGGAAATGTAGTGCCCCGGAGTGGTGAGAGCATGAGACTCCTGGTATTGATAGGGACGTAAAAGCTCAGCCACAGAGACTCGTGGAGCTGAGAAGCCGTCTCCTCCAAGTCAAAATGTCTGCTCTGAAAACTGACATCTGTCAGGTCATCATCTCCACCTGTAGATGGATGCTCCAGTGCCTTAAATGCAGAGAGAAACTCAAACCCCAACTCCCCACAGCAGAGAGAGAAAGTATCTTTTCTGTTTAGGAAAGAAGATATGTTTTCTCTGGTGTGAGGGTTATTGATCAGAGACTGGACCAATCCCCTGCTTCCAACATAACCCATCTGAAAACCTGTAGTGCCTGATACAGTCAAACCAATAAATCCTTTGAGGCTGTTTTTGGAAACTAAGTCAGATAGACCCAACAGTGATAAGGAGAATCCAGATTCAACTAGAGCTGCCATCATTGAGAGGGGCCTGGGACATCCAGGGAGACACAAGACTGCCACACCTACAGGACAGGATGGGCACCTGAACATCTTGAGTGACTTTGCCACACACGCATCCTCAATCACACCCAGATCTATGTCATTGTTGCCATACTCCTTCCTGTACATCTCATCCTCATTCAATTTTGCAGCTAGTCTGAGAAACTGCTCGTCTGCCATAGATGTCCAAGAGTTCAACACTCCCTGTAAAGTGTCCTTAAAGATGACATTCTGTTCCTGAAGCACCAGGACGTCTCTGCTATCTCTACTCCCAACAGTGCCAATATTCCTCACAAAACATCCAAAAGCCTCACATGTCTGCATAGTCTCTGCCAGTAGGTGTTTAGGGACCTCCAGGACAACCCCTGGGGTCTCAGACAACAACCAGTTTAAGGGATGAGATCCACTTTCCACAGACACAGATATTCCCATCTGGCCAGCCAAGGCCATTTCCACACAACAGGTAAAGAGTCCACCGTCACTGACATCGTGACCAGACACAACCAGTCCCTGAGAGATAAGAGTCTGGACACACTGAAAGAGGTCAAGAACTCTGGTAGGATCAATTGGTGGCAGTGCCTGCTTATAAGCACTCATAGAGTGTTCAAAAACTGACCCGGTTAAGAGGAGCTCCTTGCTGACAGAAAGGTACAACAGATGGCTCCCTGGAAGCTGTAGCTCTGGGGTCAGTCTGGGGTTAGATGTGTCCACCTGAACTTTCCCTACAAAGGTGAAAAGATTCAGGGCATTTGGATCCGCAGGCTCAGAAGCTTCCATGATCTGAGAAGATGAGCAGGCAGAACTGAACACAGAAGTCACACCCAAACTCACACAAAACTCCTTGCATGCAAACATAACCCGCTCCAACTCCATCCTAAAATCAGGACCCTCGTTCCAATGAACTGTCACTGTTAGTTGAATCTCTGGGAGAAAACACTTAGGCCCAAGCATCATGTTAGTGAGCAGCTCGGTGATCCCATAATGGACCCCATGAAAGGGATTTAGCAGCATCTTGTAACCCTGTTCCCCAACAGCTAGGATGTGTCCGGATGTATTGGTTGACTGTGCAGAGTGTGATACATCTTGAAACCACTGATCATAGTTCATGCACAGATGCTCTGCTTCTGCGGGGGTTACTCCTATGAAAGTGTGTTTAAAGGGGTTAGGCTCCTTAGTGAAACTGTGTCCAGTGAAGCTGGTCACTGCGGGATCTACCACCAGACTGTAGTCTGCCAGTGGCAGATCTAGAGGCCCCACTCCGGGCTGTTGCATCACCAGACCGTTTCCACACCGGTCAGAGTGCCTCACAAAAAACTCCTTACTTCCTACTGTTGGGTGAGAAAGTATCTGATGTAGAACAGAAGAGATGTTATACATTTCCCAGTCTATGTCCCCTCTGGCAACAGTCACCAGCCTCTGATGAATGTCCACTGCTTGAGCATGCTCCCTTGTAATTTTTTTCACTTTAGAGGTTTGAAATACAGAAAATGTGGTTCCTATGAAGCCACTCCCCATAGCTTCCACTGGAGTCTTCACCCCCAGGTCATTCACAAAGTGTAGGCCAGGTTCTTCACATGTCCTGCCTATCACCTCACATGGGCAGCCACACAGGCTCGCTGCCCTCATGAGAAACTCATATCCCTGCCTCCTCTGAGAGCCTACTGGGCCATTGTGCAACACCACAAACAACTGAGAAGAACATGTCTGGAGGTAAAACTTTGAGATGAACTGAAGCATGTCATCCACCAAGTGTTCCCTGTCACTCACTTGCTTAGTGAGGGCAGATGGGAGACTGGCTAGAAATATTTTAGCCCCTCCTTTAGGGAGAATTGAAAACAGATGATCTTGAGTAGATGCTAACCCGGGGTGTCTGGACACACTGGTTAAACTGATCCTGGCGGTGGTGACAGAGAACAGCTTCAAGGTGTTGAATATGGCATTAGCTACAGATGAGCTGCTGCTGTATGAGAAAGGTTGTTGGTCTACTCCACTGATTGGGAGAAATTCTCCCAATGCCAAAATGTAGTCCCCTTTCTGAAACCTAGAGGTTGTCAAAATATCAACAGCTGATGAAGCCAAGGTGGCTGTGCTCAAGAGGGTGCTGTATGACCTCTGATTGAAAGTCTCATCAAATGTTCTCAGAAACCCACACACAACAGGCACTCCTGTCTTATTGAGTGAGTGACTGTAGCTCTTGAGACACAGGTTGGTCTCCTTTAACTGTTCAGAGTAATACCCTGTAGAGACATTAGGGGTCAGGGCATAAGCTCCACACATGGCAGCTGTGTTTTGGCTGAATGGGAACAGAGACTGGTGGAACATGAGAGACTGGAGCTGGGGGTGACCCATTAGAAGTGCCTCAGCATGTAGGTGTGTCAGTGCTTTTCTGACACTGGGGTTCTGGGGTTGAGTACCGCTAGGATACAGGGACATCAGTCCCTGTGTGGTAACAATGATGTACTGCATGTATGTAGGCTGAGTAGCAGTTGATGCCTGGATACACATTGGTTGGGAATCTTCTGTCTGAGAGAGCATTACAAACACACAGACTGGGTCCTGGAAGAAAGACCTGCTAGACTCCACAGCTGGAGTGAGTGTTGTCACAGGGATGTCTCTTCTCATGTCTCTATCTGTTATGTACTGAGTTAAGTCAGTCCCACCCAACAAAAAGTTTTGAATGGTCTCCAGCTGTTCATCTTCTGGAAACTGTGTCAATTTAGCTACTACCCTCCTGCCGAGCTCAACCCTGAGAATGCTCTTGAAATCCAACAACTTACAAATTTGTTTGAGCTCAAAGGAGGCAGTAGAGAGCCTAGTGTAAAGCGAGGGTCCATAATCAAAGGTCATCAATGTGTTTCCATAAGTCTCCAGTGAGCTTTCTGGTGTCAGGGGACTGCACTGAACAGCAGGATCAAGTAAAAACTTTAGCAGTGCAGTCTCTTGAACAAAGTGTCTTTTAGCTTCAGGGGTTTTCCCCTTAGGTTTATGGACCACAAAGACAAAATGTTCAGATCGGCATCTATCTTTAACAATAGTAAACACACCAGGTTTGCCGGTGTAGATGTACACTAACTCACCCTCCCTTGGAGTAAAGTCACTGTCTGCAAAAAAGACAGCCCTCTCCTGCACGGGACAGCGAAGGGGCAGATTAGAGAAAAGACGAGTGATGTTAGTTGCCATCTCTAAAATGAACAAGAGAGAGATCAAGAATTTCTTAAATAATGGGATTGTTTAAGAAAAGCTACATGCTTCAAAAAAAGACTAACATCCCTTTATGTAAATATCTCTTGTTTCCTGTTTAGAAATGAAGCTTCTACTGCTTCTTGGATTGTGTGGAGTTGTCTTGGTACAGTTGATTCAAGGACAAATTACTAATACACCTCAAACTACCAACTCAACAAATCCGGATGGAGATTCCACAGATGCAACGCTAAATAATTCATCAACAGTCTCCGCTCCGAGACAAGTCCCTGTTTTATACTATCTGTCTCCACAATGGCGATTGCCCTTACTTCTGACTGGGATTTTTCTTGCCCTACTAACAGTGCTGTGCGTTCTTTGGTTCTTTTACTTATGTTTGAGGTTCGTTGTGTGCCCTCCATGTGACGGTGAAGACCCGCAGGCAGAAGAAGAAGAAGAAGGAGAACATAGTGAGACCACTTTGGAGTCCGGGTTAGGAGAGTCACAAGAAGGAAGTGAAGCTGAAGATGCGGTGTAGTGACACCAAGTGGCTTCGAATTGTATAACATCAATATATGTCTCTTGTTAACACGATTCTGTGCTGCCACCTAGTGGTTATTATTCTTTCTCTGACATAAATCATATAAAACACGTGGAAAGTAAAAGCAGTTGTTTTTTTTAAGGGGTTGGCTGTAAACTTTAATGTCAGTTATGTTCCACCAGCTGACACTAAATTAAAAGTTAGTCTTTTTTTCAAACAGAGGTTATTTAGTTACCTCAATCACAAAGAATAATAGTTAGTTAATGATTCTTTGTGATTGGGTAACTGAGACTATGAACTAAAAATCCAGCTGTTATATATCTCCCGGTCCAAATTTACAACATAATTTGAATAAATCTATTTTAATTAGACTACCCAAATTAAGCAGGTTTTATTAATCATTCGTCAAAAACTTCCTCCATAAACAAAAACTACTCCATATAAGGGGTAGGACCTAGATTTGCACATGTATTTAGGTTAATTACATAAAACTGAAATTACTAAAGTTATAACACGTGGAAAAAAAATGCCAAGTGTTTATAAACATGCTATTCATTTTTAAATCTCTTAGTAAGAAAAATCTCATGAAATGGTTGAAATGTGAAAGTAATAGTAGAGAGAAAGCTATGTTTTTCATAAGTTCTGTTCTTTGACATTTATACAACCCCCAACTGGTTTGCAATCCACTAATCGGATAGCAACTAATTGGGGGCTGTAATCAGAACCTAGAGTTTATGTCTTTTTATACAATTTCTAACATCATGTGACCAGAGTGATTTGAATAGGGTGAACAAAGTTTATGTTTTTCTAGTGTGTGTCCTAAGTAGCAGACGTGTACCCTCCCGTGTTTACATCATCTTTTTTTGGGAACCATAGAAAACCAGAAGATGATAATACTAATATCTGAAACTAATACCAGATGTCTTAGTGTTATCTCTTCTGAAACACTTACAAGCCCAAGACTGTCTTTATATACCAAGTGAAGTCTCACCTCAAACAGAGAACACTTAAAGAGTAATCTATTGGCTACAAGAAAAAAGAGACCACCCTCCAGGAAATCCTGAAGAACAAAGAGTCAATTAATAAGTCTATTTACATGGCTAACACTACATAATTCCCCAGCATTAATTAATATTCCTTAAACCCCTCTTTTAAAATCACAGATATTTCATTTTAGATTAAACCAGTAATTAATCTGTTGTGTTAGTGGCAATGTTTTATCTTCAAACAAAATCAACTTCCCCTTTTTACTTAAGACCTCCAAGTCTAAAATTAGAATAACTTCCTAATAATGGTTCCAGTAAATGTTTCTGTTCTTTTGACTCCTGAGATCTGAGTGGCAGGTATAGCGCAGAGAAAATCCTCTGCTCTATACTCTCCTCTCAAAGTGTCTGTGAGACAGGTCTCTTTTATAGTACTTTAGACCTTGTTTCAAAAAAAAAGATGACTCTAAAAGAGAAAGTTCTAGATTTTATGTTTCTACATTTCCAGCACAAGGTTTAATCAACTCCTGACAGAAAGGGGAAGGGGAAGGTGGCCTATGAGTCAGAGAACATCGTGGACTCCTCGAAGCTAGTCTCTCGAGACAGAAATTTACATACTGTCTTTAACACTGTTCAAATGAACCCCAGACTTATTGCAGGTAATTACATACTAACTATAATTACCTACTCTAGGCTGGGTGACAGTAGATTCCTAAGTAGTCCCATTTATATCCCTCAAGACCCTAGACAGCAATGAATTTACATAGTAGGCGGGAAATGGAGTTGTAATGTCCTGTGGGAATTTTTATAAATTAAAAGGAAGATAAGATGGATGCTCAAAATATCTCAGAATCTCATAAATCCCACTGAATGATAGATTTAAAGTATATTCACACTTTCTTACAGTGAAGATTTTGAGTTTCGGAGTAAAAAAGTTAATAAAATAAAGTGATTTAGAAAATTACCCAGAAACCCTCGAAAGAAAATTTGAATACAGTCTACAAATGAAGTGTCATTTATGTGAGTGAAAATGATTGCGATGGTCCATCCAAAGCTCAACAGTGACACCAAGCGGCAAAAACTTTGAAAGAAGCACTGCACTCAAATCTTTCCAATTTTTTTGTCAGATCAACATGTCTTTTATCAGTGGGACACAGTGCCATCTAGTGGATAAAAGTTCACTGAGTGTCATTTTTAAACTGGGGAACTCCCTTATTTTTCCAGTTAACTAATAATGACTATATTGTCTTAATAAATAGTGAATTTTTCACATGAGATAGCGAATGTAGTTATAGAATGTTCACTAATTGAGGAGAATTGTTCAAGATGATATAATTGTGGATCAGTTTAAGAACTTGAGTGTGTCAACTATAGTCAGAGACTCTTGCAAAAAGGAAACACTATAAAAAAAACCTAAAAGGGTGTTTGTTCTTACTAGCTGAGGGCCAGTGCCTTGTTTTCTAGATCTGTGACAGTCTGATTTTAGACACATTGATTCTGAAGAGACGACCGACACCACTACACTGAGTTTTACAACATCACTAGTGTGGTGGTGGTTCTCTTACCCTTTGAATGGTGGACTCTGGGTTTATATATATCTGGATGTCCACTTACAATAAATGATGAGTTAAGAGGAGGTGGGTCTGTGCATGATGAAGTTTCAATTTTCTGAGTCATGGTTTAGTTTCTAGTCAGACAGAGATACCCCCTCTCCCATATTAAGACATGAGAGAGCAGTTACTAGATATGATTCTTTCTTTTGAAACAAAATTTCAGGCCTCAGTCTTCACCACTTGACAAGTACCACCTATTGTCAGGTGTGAGGACTGGACAGATAAAAGGGTGGATTTTAACCAATATATACTTTTCAGAGCCCGAGAACAGGAAAAAAAATAAGGGAAAAATTTGAATACAGTAGTGAAAAATGTAAAAAAATATATATCGGGGTAGAAAGCAGGTGCCAGTGGGAGAGGCGGGAAAATGTTCTCATAGAGATGATTTTGCAATTTTTGATTGGTCAGAGGCAAAGACAAGACATAAAAATTGCATGTTTAGACTTGGGTAGACCATCACTTGATTACAATTTTAAAATCAGTGTATAGATGTGGTTTCCATTACTGTTTTCACATGAAATTCAAATGTGAAAAAAAATCACAGTTGGTGTGAGTCTTTTGGTCCCTCACTGAAGTGAGCCCATCAAGATCATTTACTCAAAGCCTGTTTTTTAGACCGTGTATTTGGAAAGGACCTCCAGTCAGTGTTTTCCCAACAGAGGAAAAACACTGACTGTGACCTAAAAAATAGAAGGGTGAGGGGAATTTATATGTCTGATGTCCCCATAACAAATATGTAGGCACCAAATTTCCAATTCAAATTTTTTTAAAAAAAAAGAATCAGATTTTTTAAAGAGTCCAGTGTGAGTTTTAAATATAAATCATAGAAGACAACTAATAAAAGTTTGACAATTTTATTCTTTTTTAAGTCAAACTTTACTTGCTCCTTGATGATAAAAGTGAAAGACTAGGTGTATCTGATTATCTTACCCACAGCCCACCAATAAGACAATGTTACTATGCAGTGGCTGCCAGATACACCATACATAACTAAAAGTAGATTTTCACTATTAATTCTGTCCTATACCCTGCCTGCTTAAAAAAAGCACAAAGGTAGTCTCTATGGTCTTGGAAAATGTTTAGTTTCACTTCACCAACGATTCAAATGATACTGGTATCAGTGAAAAATAGTCTTAAGCACCATGAGTGGAAAGATAAAATTCTATGTAATTTAAAAATAATTTGAAATCAATGATGAGGAAAAGGGTGGTCTATAAATTTTTATTTAAGAAAATTTTTCTTACTAATAAAAGACATTGTTGCAGCCAGGATATGAGGATGGTTAACAGCTGTAATCACACAGCGCTGCTACCTGTGATCATACATGCACTGACACACTTGAATTAACACTGTTTGACAATCCTCCCACATGTTAAGCCTGTCTGAGAACATATCTTCATGCAATCCTTTATTAAGAATCTAGATGCTTAAATGAGAAAATATGTCCTCTGCATCACACCTAATGATTCACTAATTCAATCACCTCACCCAAACATCCACAGCACTCACCCATCAGGATTACCTGTGCTCACTGGAAGAGAGCTGCAAGTGTCCCCAAACCTCTAAGTACAAGATGTAGCATTAGACACCAGAAATTCCACCATAAAATGGGGGTTTTTAATGAGTATTATCCCAAAAACCAGCAGTGAATTTTACATAGTTTTTGGCATTCATAAGGATATATGTAAAACCTCTCTCCAAGAGAACAAGATTTACAAGAACAAATCTAAACACCTGTGCTGCCAGAACCTCAAAAAAAAAGTTTCAGTGACTATTAGAGAATGTAGCATGGAAAATGAAGATAAATACAAAGACAGCACAACTTTAGAAACATATGCACACAGAAACATACATAAGAAGGGGATGGGAAGGAGAGCTGATGGTGCAGAGGTAATCTACAGTAACAGATTGAGGAGTTATCTCATGTTAAATGGTGGCTCTTTGAGTGTGGCTGTGTAACACTTTAAGATGAAAGGTGTTGCATCAAGAAACTAAAACTATGTATCGAGACACCATGTAAGAAAGAAAGGTTTCGTTTGGCTAATGTCATAAGACTTGTGAGAAGAAAGAAAAAAGCATGTGAAATGAGGAGGACGTTGGAGAGTCCCATCTTAGGCAGCTACATCACAGGATGCAACAAGAGTGCTCTCTCTCACAGGCCCATTAGTGTTTCAGTGACTGTTTTCCTGTTTTATAACATTAATTCTCATTAGAAATTAAGTATTTGTAGTTTTTTTTTATAAAAACTCTAAAGTATAGAACCTTGCCTGGGTAGATTATAGTTCTTCATGTTATCTGGTAGTAAGTGGCTACTGGAACTAACCCTGATCTTTTTTCTCTTTCAAAACAGAGAAATTCAGACAAAAACAGCTGATTTTCATTTAAAACAGTCAATCCTGACTGTGTATTGCTGTGTATGAACTCACTGACCCTCAATCAGTGTTGATTGTCAGATTATGAGGACATGACCTCATTGTTTCAGATGGGGTTTTCACCTGCAAAAGTTAATCAGTAGAAAAAATGGCTCCATGTGCAGCAGGGCATTGACAGACTCAATAGTCTGCATTACAAAGTATGTGTCAGCAAAAGTGGAGGTTCTACAAGTCTAGGTCCTTAGAGGATTGTATGGTGCATCAATGGGCATGTTTAGACATGCCTAGTGTCTATTGAGGAATATGTTAATTCTGTGACAATTTCATTCACAACTATGGAAATGCATGATGATAGGGAAAGTTATTTTTTAGAAAGCTGGGTCAATAGAGTTCTAAAAACAGCCACGGAAAACTAAAGATGACTTAAATGGTACCCATTATGAGAAAAGGTGGGTTTGTTTCTGGCTGATGGTTTTCATGATTGTGTCAATAGAAGGTAATACTGTGGTTTCCCTAGAAGAGATTACTTACAAAGGAAAACATACAGCCCCACACTTTAAGAGAGCTTGGCACACATGGTTTACCTTTTCCCCCAATACTCTCATATAACAAATTAAAGCACATGGAGGCATGTCATCAAAAGAATGTACCTGACTCTTCTGTATTATTTTCACACTTTTTTTATCAGTGAGAGATTTGATTAAAATTGACATGTCCAAAAAACACCCTTTCTTCTGTATATCTGACATAATAAATACCCCAGTAATCTAAAAAAAATAAAAAGTGACTGACTCTGTTAGATAAATATACATTCTCTAAGTGCATGTAAAAAATTGCATGTAACAGATGCCAACTGAAAACTCCCTGATATATCTACATCATGTAACATGTGAGATTAAATTTACCCTTTAGTTACAGACCAGGTCTATTAAAGTGTCTGATCACGAGGGAGTCTGTTGCGGTCCATGGTAAGAGGTAAAGAGTTCTCACTAAAAATTCTGTGTGAAAACCTGATCACAAGAATCATTGACAAGTGACGAGGAGAAACTCTGGATAAAAAAACCCAATCTCACAAACATACCCTGGTACACATATAAAAGGTTAATCTCACACAGGGAAAAGAATTCCTTTGACCCTAAACAACCAGGCACCATGTGGCTATTCTTTTTGTTTGCACTATATGGCTTTTTGAGCCATTGCAGTGGGGTTCCCTACAAGGCCAATTCAGGTGGTCAAGTGGACTACCTAATTGAGATTGATGAAAGGGGTTCTGGGGATGGGAAGGATGGAGCCAGGGTGGCTGTTGCAGATCTGGGTGCTGGACAGAAACTAAAAATCCCTGAGACTGACAAAAATACTGGGAGATGGTGGACACCATGCTAATCGTCACACCAATAAAGAAACTGTGGAAAAAGAGTGTATCCCACCATGCAAGCCAGATGATGTTGCTGCTGCACAGGTGAGTGTCATTTTTTTAAAAAAAATTGTGGTGTGTTGAGCATGCTTGAAGCTGTATGTGGGACCTACATGCAAGAATGAAATTTATTGCTCACATGTCCTTTATGGACTCACTTGCTTGAAATAAAAAAAACTGTAATTTGTGTGAACATTTAGTGTCTATGGGACAGGGAGGCTGAAAGACTCATGATTTGATGTACTAATTATTGTTTTTTTTACACCCATCTCTCATTTATTCCAAAATCAGAAAGGTCAGAGTCAAATGACAGCGAGACATAGGAGGAGTCTAGATCTAAATGCTTTTACACCTAAGCCAAGAACCCGTAAACCAAAAAAACCTCGCTGTAACCCACAAATTAAGCCTCTAAAACCTTTTAAGGAATCATCAATGTTGATCATCAATGGATGTGAAGTGAAACCTATAGAACCAAACAACAACTAGCCACTGCACCTAAAAGGCTTAGTTTAAAAGGATATTTTCAGTTGAGGTGATGATAATGAATGTTTATTCTGATGCCCTACCTTCACAGTGTGTGATCCTGAAGCTTCTATGTTAAGTGCATAAAAAAGGCAATAAATTGTATATGTGATGGTAATTGTGATCACTGTGTGTCTTTCTTTCTTCAAACCGCAAGGGAGTGGGCTTCTGAAAAATCGCAAAATGACTTATTTCTGTCATTGTAGAATTATAAGTGCAACTTGTGGTGACTCAAAGTGAAACAGCCGTCCTTTTCTTGTCATCAGCACTGTGTAAGTTTTGTATGGACTCTACACAGAGGTATACTTAGACCTTAACTTATTCTGTGTTATTCATATAGACCCTCACCATCACACAGAGGGTACACTGGGTGATTTATATAGACCCCACACAGAGGAACTCTTGGGCCTCACAGATGATAACACTGTGTGATATACATGGACCCCACACAGAGGTACACTGTGTGATTTACATGGACCCCACACAGAGGTACACTTGGGCCCCCCAACCTCTCCTCTTCTCCCCGCGTCTCAACCCCGGGGGGTCAACTAAGGGGGGGGATGTGATTTTGAGTGGTGCCTGAGAGGCCATCGCCCCGCCCCACCCCTGTGTGTCACTCACCTTAGTCAGTGCCTACCCCTGTGTGTCACTCACCTTATTCAGTGCTTAGTGTTCACAGTGAGGTCCCAGTTTCAGGAAGGGAGAAGTTTTGTAGTGTGTTTGTACAGGCTTTAGTCATCCATCTCCACCTATCGAGCAGACACACAGACACACACGTAACCTCCTCTTTACTGGCAACCTTCCCTCTCTCTCTCAGTGTCTCTCTCTCAGTGTCTCTCTCTCAGTGTCTCTCTCTCTCAGTGTCTCTCTCTCTCAGTGTCTCTCTCTCTCAGTGTCTCTCTCTCAGTGTCTCTCTCTCTCAGTGTCTCTCTCTCAGTGTCTCTCTCTCAGTGTCTCTCTCTCAGTGTCTCTCTCTCAGTGTCTCTCTCTCAGTGTCTCTCTCTCTCAGTGTCTCTCTCTCTCAGTGTCTCTCTCTCTCAGTGTCTCTCTCTCAGTGTCTCTCTCTCTCAGTGTCTCTCTCTCAGTGTCTCTCTCTCAGTGTCTCTCTCTCTCAGTGTCTCTCTCTCAGCGTCTCTCTCTCTCAGTGTCTCTCTCTCAGTGCCCTACACGTAACCTCCTCTTTAATGACAACATTCCCTCTCTGTGTCTCTCTGTGTCTCTCTGTGTCTCTCTGTGTCTCTCTGTGTCTCTCTGTGTCTCTCTGTGTCTCTCTGTGTCTCTCTGTGTCTCTCTCCCTCTCTGGTTTTGAATATCTCTTCAGCCACCACTTCCTCAGCAGGCTTCTCTGCCCCTCCCCCTTCCCCACACCCCTACTGCGCCACCAGCAGCAGAAAAAAAGTTTCTCAGTTCCCTTTGAGGCACACATGCACTCCATCCCCCATCCCACTTCCCTCCAGTGACGCCCAGCCTCTCTCACCCCGCCTCACCCGAGTAAAAAAAATCTTCAGCTTCAACAACAACTTCTCTTTTTCCCTCCCCCACCAATCTCCCTCCACATTAAACTCTCTAGCTCCACCAAGTGGCCAGATGTGATTATCACATCTACCTGACCCACTCCGGCCCGCTGACTTTATCCCCACCTACTTCTCCACTCGCAACCTCCATTTACCGCCTCCCCGTCGGTCTCTCACCCAGAACCCATCTAGCCCACTCTCTTCGCCCACCCCCCGAGCGAATTAAAGAAGCTCAGTGGGTAAAAAGACACCGTCGCCCCCGTCCCCCTCCAAACTACAGCCATCTTGAATGTTTACAGAAGGACGTCACACAGACGTCCGTACCACACCCTCCAATCCGAGCACAGCCTGCCTCCTCGCTAGACACGTGATCCAGGAAGCCATATTAGATCCCCGCGCCCGACACTCTGTAAAATTTTAAGAAAAGTGCTGTAAAATGCACCAGAGTGCTCGAATCGGGCCCCTCTCGGTCTCATCTCGTGGCCCTGGCTCTGGGCTACACTCGGCGGGCACCCCGGCCACGCTAGGCCCCGGTCTCGAGGAGTTACGGGCCGCGAAGCTGTACCTCCCATCTGACTGACTAAGTTTGGCCTAAGAGGGCCCCCGTATGCTGGCGGCCATCTTGGATTCAGGCGCCATCTTGGATTTAGCCGCCATCTTAGGTGCCAGGCATAGTTACAATACACTTTCACTCTGTAAAATTTAAGAAAAGTGCTGTAAAATGCACCAGAGTGCTCGAATCGGGCCGCTCTCGGCCTCGCCATGCACCCCGAGGTGTGGGCTACACTCGGCGGGCACCCCGAGCACGCTAGGCCCCGGTCCCGAAGAGCTACGGGCCGCGAAGCTGTACCTCCCATCTGACTGACTAAGTTTGGCCTGAGAGGCCCCCGTATAGCGGCGGCCATATTGGATTCAGGCGCCATATTGGATTTAGCCGCCATTTTAGAATACCAGGCATGAGGAGCCCTAAGATGGCGCCTACCGCCATCTTGGATTTAGACGCCATCTTGAAAATCACTTTCTCTCTGTAAAATTTTAAGAAAAGTGCTCTAAAATGCACCAGAGTGCTCGAATCGGGCCGCTCTCGGCCTCTCCATGCACCCCGAGGTGTGGGCTACACTCGGCGGGCACCCCGAGCACGCTAGGCCCCGGTCCCGAAGAGCTACGGGCCGCGAAGCTGTACCTCCCATCTGACTGACTAAGTTTGGCCTGAGAGGGCCCCCGTATAGCGGCGGCCATCTTGGATTCAGGCGCCATATTGGATTTAGCCGCCATTTTAGAATACCAGGCATGAGGAGCCCTAAGATGGCGGCAGGCGCCATCTTGGATTCAGGCGCCATATTGGATTTAGCCGCCATTTTAGAATACCAGGCATGAGGAGCCATAAGATGGCGGCAGGCGCCATCTTGGATGCGGGCGCCATCTTTAAACCTATTTTCACTTTGTAAAATTTGAGAAAAGTGCTCTAAAATGCACTAGACTGCTAGAATCGGGCCGCTCTCGGCCTCGTCCTGTGGCCCCGAGCTAGAGCTACACTCGGCGGGCACCCCGAGCACGCTAGGCCCCGGTCTCGAGGAGCTACGGGCCGCGAAGCTGTACCTCCCATCTGACTGACTAGGTTTGGCCTAAGAGGGCCCCCGTATAGCGGCGGCCATCTTGGATTCAGGCGCCATCTTAGGTGACCAGACATGAGGAGCCCTAAGATGGCGGCAGCCGCCATCTTTAAACCTACTTTCACTTTGTAAAATTTAAGAAAAGTGCTGTAAAATGCACCAGACTGCTCGAATCGGGCCCCTATCGGCCTCATCTCGTGGCCCCGAGCTAGAGCTACACTCGGCGGGCACCCCGGCCACGCTAGGCCCAGGTCTCGAGGAGCTACGGGCCGCGAAGCTGTGACTCCCATCTGACTGACTAGTTTTGGCCTAAGAGGGCCCCCGTATGGCAGCGGCCATGTTGGATTCAGGCGCCATCTTGGATTCAGGCGCCATTTTAGGTGACCAGGCATGAGGGGCCCTAAGATGGCGGTAAGGCGCCATCTTGGATTTAGGCGCCATCTTGGATTTAGGCGCCATTTTAGAATACCAGGCATGGCGGTACCTAAGATGGCGGCTGCCGCCATCTTTAAACCTACTTTCACTTTGTAAAATTTAAGAAAAGTGCTCTAAAATGCACCAGAGTGCTCGAATCGGGCCGCTCTCGGTCTCATCTCGTGTCCCCGAGCTAGAGCTACACTCGGCGGGCACCCCGAGCACGCTAGGCCCCGGTCTCGAGGAGCTACGGGCCGCGAAGCTGTGACTCCCATCTGACTGACTAAGTTTGGCCTAAGAGGGCTCCCGTATGGCGGCGGCCATCTTGGAATCAGGCGCCATTTTAGGTGACCAGGCATGGTGGCACCTAAGATGGCGGCAAGGCGCCATATTGGATTCAGGCGCCATTTTAGGTTACCAGGCATGGTGGCACCTAAGATGGCGGCAGACGCCATCTTGATGACGTTTTTTGCGGCGGCCATCTTTGAAAGACACTTTATCAGAAACACAGAATAGAGAGAGGAGGAAAAAACACGAGTTTTAAGAAAAGACAGCGCTTTTCAGAGACAGAAAACAGCACAGATCTGTAGGCCAGGATGAGAGACACCCACCCCGGTCAGAGTGAGGACTCTAGACCGGGGATGAGCGGACTTACGGGCCTCGAAGGACCGGAGGGCCAGCGGCGTGCCAGGCATCAGGATACTTTCGCCATCTTGAATGTGACGTAGCATGTCAGATGACATGAAGCGAAGGTATCTGGGTAGGGTGGTGATTGGTTGATGGGAACACGTGATGGTGACGTATCGCAAGGCGGCCATATTGTATCCTGATGCCTGGCACGGAGTAGATCGTCTGCTGTGATCCGAGAAGGAAAAAAAGCATTTTTCTGGTGCTTTTAGAGCCCTCTTTTACAGAATGAGGTAGCGGATCGCCTTCCCGCGGGCAGGGGACCCCGCGGCGGGTAAGATCTCTACTCGAGACCGAGGATTTCGTGAGTACTGGGCCCCGAATGGGTGACAGTGATTTTTTCACTGTGTCACGGTGTCCAAGATGGCGCCTGGCGGCCATATTGGGAGGCCATCTTTATAGGCTTTGAGATCTGACCCCTCTCGGCCACCGTAGGCCGCCATTTTGTTTTCATGACTGGACACGTGGCTGGTGGCGGCCATATTGGGAGACCACGTGTTAGGTGGCGGCCATATTGGGGAGCCATATTTATGGGCTTTGAGATCTGACCCCTCTCGGCCACCGTAGGCCGCCATTTTGTCCCCATGCCTAGCCACGTGACTGGTGGCGGCCATATTGGGAGGCCATCTTTATAGGCTTTGAGATCTGACCCCTCTCGGCCACCGTAGGCCGCCATTTTGTCCCCATGCCTAGCCACGTGGTGGGTGGCGGCCATATTGGGAGGCCACGTGACTGGTGGCGGCCATATTGGGAGGCCATCTTTATAGGCTTTGAGATCTGACCCCTCTCGGCCACCGTAGGCCGCCATTTTGTCCCCATGCCTAGCCACGTGGCTGGTGGCGGCCATATTGGGAGCCATATTAGGAGGCCGTAGGCCGCCATTTTGTCCCCATGCCTAGCCACGTGGTAGGTGGCGGCCATGTTGGGCGGGTCCTAAGTTACTTAGCCCCGCCTTGAGGATTTTCTTAGACCTGAATTTGGACGTGTGATTGGCCC